GACAACATTCCCGACGAGATCGCCCGCCGCGTCCTCGACTTTGCCATGTCCGCGATGAAGGAATACGTCGAATCTGGAGGAGACGCAAAGAAGCCGCACGTCCTCACTAAAGTGTGAATTCATGGATGACCAGTTGGGCATACCGTATCACAATCAACGGTGCGGAGCCTGTGATCGCATAGCGAGAGAGCACTCCAATCCCCGTGACTGCACAGGCTTCGTGTTTGTTCAGTCACGATTCGATGCCATCACTGCCGAGAACAACGCTCAGTATCAGCGCGAACTGGCGAGCCTGATGGAGAAATACGGAAGGAGCACGCCATGACAACCGAAGAACAGGCGTGCCGTAGAGTCATCTTCCGCATCTGGAGGATCATGGAGATTCCGGGGGCTGCACCTTTTCCGACCGATGCCCCGCTGGTCGAGATGTTACATGCTCTGGAAGTCGAAGTGTGCCGTGTCTCCAACGCATTGAATCAGAAAATGGACCAGAGCATGGAGCGCATCCGGGAAATCAACCATGCACGGTAGGACGGAACTCACTATCTCTAACGCTGAGTTACTCCGGTTGACAATGCTGCGCCTGCTGGAGCGCCACGGGTACGCGCGCATACGTTACCAGGAGCATCGTAAGTCGGGAGTAAGTTTGGAGCAATTTTCGCTCTGGGACGAAAAGCAACAAAAAGAGCCTAAATAACTCTTGACAGGGTGACACGTCGGACACATACTTGGAGGGAACTATGGTGATTTACTTCCAGCAATCCCAATTAGGATCTATCTTGGGGGCATTGTACTTCCTGGGAACGGCGATTATCTTATCGGCGCTGATCCGGGCAGTATGTAATAAGTGATGATGGACGAATATCCGGAAGACATCGGTTGGGTAATGGCGGTGATCGCGGTGATTGTGGTGTGTTTCGTGATGATCGTCTTCAGCGTTATGGCAATCACTGATGCAGGAGCGGTGCGATGAGATGGGAAGTATATGTGTGGATCGGGTTGTCGGCGCTCATCGTTGGAGCTTGGCTGGAGGCGTTGCGGGAATTATCTCGGGGTAAGCGCGCGCTGGAATATCGTTCCTGCCTGATTGATCGGATTAGTAAGTGCTCTTACTCCAAGATGAGATCAGGTGGTGTCCCGGTTGCCAGCGAGTTATGGGATCTTTTCAACGCCTTTAGTTACACCGAAATGGCGCGTGGATGGAAGCCGATCAAGGCTTACTTCCCTGAACTCGAAGCGCGACTGAAGGAGTTGGGCCTGTGATCGAACTACCAAACGTCAACTGGTCTTCGGTCAGCACACTGACGCATGAATGCCCGATCTGTGGAACGTCTTGCTACTCTCCGGGGTGCAAGTCCACACTGGTTGGGTATTATTCTCCTCCCGGCCATAATCACGACGACAACTGCCGGACGTTCTACTTTGCGTGCCCGAATGGACACTCGTTCTCGGTTCGTCCTCTGAATACTTGCCCCGCAGTGGGCTGCGACTGGAAGGGCAGAGAGGCGTGCTGGTGCCACAAAACGGAAGTGAAGGTGTCAGCATGAGCGCGCCGGCATACATGAGTCCGCCTCTGGCGGCGCAGCAGTTGGATATTTCCGAGCGCACCATCCGGCGCTGGCTGGCGCAGGGAAAGATCCCCCGCGAAGCGGCGTACAAGCAACCGGGGGGGCTCTGGTACATCTCCGTCGCATGGGTACGGCAACAGCAGGCGCATATGCGTCAGGCTAGGATAGAGTCGTGAGCAGAACGTTTGAAGTTGACGGAGTGATTTATCTGACCATCGACTCCGCCGCCCACTGGCTGCACGTGAACCCTGCGGAGATCACGAGGATGGTTCGGGCGGGCGAGTTGGAGTACGTTGTCACAAACGCGGATGGGCGCGTGTGGGTGCCCAAGCCGGAGATACTAAGGAGGGCGCGTGCGCTTGCGGTCTGACGTTCTAGCGGAACAATCACTCCAGAACTTCCGGGCGGTGTTTGCCGCGTATGGATTTCCGCTGCTGATTCCCGTGCATATGCTTCCGGACCGGACGCTGTTCCGCTGGAACGACGTGTTCCTGCACTACCTGTCGAACGCACAACACAAGACCGTGCCTGACTTTCCGGCCTTTGAACGCTGGGACGCGGTGCAGAACCACGGCGCGACCGCGCGGTACGGATGGCGCGAGAGTTGCGCCCGGTATTCTATGCAGGTGGTAGCGCACCCGGAGAACCTGATCGAGATCGACATCGACCTGTGGAACCCGAACTACGGGGTGGCTCCAGCGATGGGGCACTGGGTTGAGGTGATGTTCGGCGGGCGCACGAGCCCCTATGCCGTGCGCAAGGGATTGCTCAAGCGCGGGATCGAAGTCCCGTTGGTGGAGGTGTAAAGCACATGGCGGGGACCGAAGAGGTTTGGAAGTTACAGGCAGAGCGGTTGCAGGCAGCGTGCGATGCTCTACAGTCCCGATGGGATGCCGCGATGAAGCAGGCCAAAGAAGCAGCCGGACACGAGTTTGGGCTGTGGCCGCTCGGAGCCGTCGCCGCCCTATCTACTCTCAAATCCCGATGCGCAGAGTTGGAAGTGGCACTGTCAGGAATAGTGAATGAAGTAAACCGTCGATGGGATGACTATCATCATCAACACACTGAAATAGGGAATTCGAAAAGCATAGCGATGGAGTCACTCAGCTATTGGTTGGGTCGAAACATCAAGCATGACCCCTCCGCCGTCCTGCCCGCGCACGACCGGGAGGTCGCGGCGAAGGCGCTGGAGGATGCGGCACGGCGGCTCAAAGAGATCACAGAGGAATCAACCGAGGTGGAATACACAAAGGATTTCAACTCTGGGTGGGATGCCGCAATTGAATGGCTGAAGGACTTCGCCAATGGGGAAGAGAAGCTAAAGACTGCTGATTACGATGGCCCGAATACGCCTGGGTGGGAGGGTGGATTTGCAGAGAACCACTAGGACACTAGCCGAGCGCATCCGGAGCGGTGAGATCCGCCCATGACCCTCCTTAACAAAGGCCCAGACGGGCGATACATCGGCTACGGTGGCGCGCTATCGGCTGCGCGTACTGTGAGTTGCTTTCGTGCTCCGTGAGGTACGCAGAGTCACAGATGGCCGATGCTGCGAGGATGGCAGCCTGCGACATCGAGGACGGCGACCTAGCCCGCTACGCCTACTGGATTAAACAGATCAACCGCCATCAAGCCATCCGGGGGATTCTGTTCGATGCCAAGCAACGCATTTCGGCGGTGAACGCGACCTCCAGCGTCTAAATGGAACGTTTATGAGCTACGATCTGGAGTTGTTCCACGAGTTTGCTCCGCTGACCTGGAAGCAGGCATTGAAGATCGCCCGCGAGAGGTGGGGTCCTAAAATGGGAGTTTCTGAGCGCGTGCGCCCATCGCGGAAGTGTATGATCTGGAGGGGCAGCGAGAACGTCGGAGCAGGCGCGACATGGGAAGAGGCTATGGCGGTTACGGAGCGCCGGATCTTCGAGTTGGACGCGGTTCTGCGCGTCCCGAAATTGTTAGTGAAACGTTGAGTCTGAAAAGGGAGAGTAGAAAGATGTCGCCACGAAAGAAAGAAGTAGTTGCATCCGATCCGGAGGTTCAGGCCATCTCCGGCGTGATACAGGCGTTGAGTCCTCTCAGTTTTTCCGAGCAGGTTCGCGTGCTGTCCTACATATCGCAACGCTGGAACGGTTGGATGGTGGAGCCGACATGCCAGCCGACATGCCAGCAGGCCACGGCAGAAGATTCCGCTCCGGACGAGGCTACAGCCAGATAAGGCGAGTTATGCCAGCGGCGGCGTGGGGGCGCGATCCCCGGCCAAGGCTAGTCACCTTGGGCAGCTTGGCCGAACCCTATCTGGGTGACTCCAGTAATAGGAAACTAGGCAGACGGCTGGTAAACAATCCGGCCCGCTGGCTCCGCAAAAGAACGAGGTTAGGATAATGTGGTTCAAATGGTTGCTGATCGGAGCGTTCGTGGGCGGAGCCGCCATTCGCGTGGCGAAGACAGGAAAGCCAGTGGTCTACACACCGATAGAGTCAGCCTTAACCGTGATTGAGACGGCATTCTGGATCGCGGGTATTCTATACTTCTGGCGCTAAGAAGAATCAGCGCAGATCTGCGCTCTTTAACGTTGACCACTTGCGTGATTGGGTGCAAACTTAAGATGACAAACAACATGCAAGAACGACCGTTTCACTCCGTTTGCGCCCTCTTCCCCTTGATGGACCGCCGCGCCTCCGCCGATTTACAGGCCGATATCGCCCGCAACGGCGTGCGCCAACCGCTCTGGTTGCATCCAGACGGCTCCGTCATCGACGGGCGCAACCGCTACAACGCCTGTAAAGCCCTGGATGTCGAGCCGCCCTATCAGACCTGGGACGGGCAAGGATCGCTGACCGATTTCGTCGTCAGCCTGAATCTGACGCGGCGGCACCTGAGCGATTCGCAACGCGCCCACATCGGGGCCAAGATCGCCAAACTGCTCAAGGCTGAAACCAAGCGCGGGCGCAAGGCGGCGGGAGAAGTGCCGCAGGGTAAGATCTCCGAGCAGGTAGCGGAAACCATGCACGTCTCGCCGCGCATGATCGAAGCGGCGCAGCAGGTGGTCGAATTCGGGGATGCGCAGTTGAACGACGCCGTGGCCTCTGGGGACGTTGCGGTCACGGCGGCTGCGGAGATCGTCAACCTACCCAAAGCCGAACAGCGCAGGCTGGTGGAAGAGGGGCCGGAGGCGGTGCGGGAGGCAGCCAGCAAAAAGCGCGAAACACGGGAGCGGTTCCGCAGTCCGGAGCCGAAGTCGAAGACCATGGTAGTCCACGCCGAAGCCGCCGTGCCGGAACCCGCGCCAGCGGTCCCGTTGCCGCTACCGGAAATCATGGTACTCGAACAGGGCACCCAAATCTCGCCACCGTTGACTCTCCACACCCGCATCTCAAACGGGGTACGGGTGTTGGGGGTCTCGGTCGAAGAAGCGTTCCACGTATGCGCACATACGTTCAAGCGTGGCGCGATGCTGAAGCCGGGTATGAAGGTTCGGGTAAAGATCAACGACCAGGATGGCTGGAGCGTGGATGTGCCGACGACGGTGGTGCAGCATACCGTGGAACGGTTAACCTGCGCCACCACGGAGGCGCTTAACTTCATCGACCCGGCATCGGCGCGTAATTCCGAAGCAGAGAGCGACGACGCGCCCTGGAAGGACGAGTAACCTATGACCACAAAGGAAATCGAGAACATCTTCACGTACCACAAGCCCTTTGGCGACCAAGCGGCGCGGTATGAGCGGATTCGTGCCGATGCCAAGGCGCTCGCGTACACCAATCTGCAACAGGCGGTGATGTGGGCGAATGCCGGCATCGCCATCAACGAGACGGAGTAAAGGAGACTAACATCATGGCAGCAATGGACCCTCCGGGGTGTGCAACGGTATTCATCCTCGGGCTGTTTCACAGATTCAGCCGCGACGAGTACAAGCGGACCTTCGGTAAGGACGCTCCGGCGTTCGACCCGACGCGGGCACCAAAGTACTGGGCCGACGAGTCGGCCACCTCCGAAGACGACTACATGGTCTATCCCGAGGCAGTCGCAGTGGTTGGACCAAACGCCGTGGTAAAACGGCTCACGATCCGGCTGGAAGAGGCGCGGACGTACAACATTCCAATGGGGTATGCCAACGAGATTGGAGTAGGGAGTTTAGGCAAGCCCGAAGTCCCGACGCCGATTCGGGCGCGGCAACCGTGGGAAGAGATCATTTCCAAGCAGAGGCCGGGGGATAATGGACCCTACGTGCGCGACAACAACGTAGCCAAAATGCTCGAACCGACGCAGCCCGCCGTGTTCACGAATCGGCACGCAGCGATCATCGAGGCGCTGGCGAAGACGGTTGGGATCTAACTCTGTCCGGAGATCAGGAGATCGAGCACGCGACCCAGATTCGCCATCCCGGTCTCCTGTTTCATCTTCTCCAGATATTGTCGCGTGCTTGGAAGAACGCGGCAGAGAAGCAGTTGCCTTCTCAAATGGTCCGGTAGTTTCGGTTGCCCGACTTTGCGGCGGGTGGATGTTCCCATAGGCTTAGGTTAGCATAAATGTATACAGGAGGGTTCGGTCATGAGTATGGTTACGGCGGTGGTACTGGCGGTGGTGTGCTGTTTCGTCTTCTTCGTCCTTCTTTTTGGCGCAGGCTGGTTGCTTTGGTTGAAGCGGCAGAACCAGAAGGAACTTCTGGGAAAGCTGGATGCGCTTACCGCGCAGGTGCAGGCATTCAGCGCCGCGACCGCGCAGATAAGCAAGCTCCCCGAGGCGTTGAAGGCGATGGCGAGCGCCTGGGAAGGGCAGCGAGAAGCGATCAGTGCCTTCTCCCTGGACGTGGAGAAACTGCACCAGGACCTCTTCAGCGGGCAGAAGGAGCGGACCTCGGATGCGCTGATCGACCAGTCGGACACGGATCGTTCGATCATCTTCGAGACCACGAAAAAGATGCTGCAAGGGATGGGGAAAGACGAGGCGGAAGCGGCGGCGCAGGAAGAGGCCGAGACGCTGATCCAGGGATCGAGCGGAATGAACGATCTGACATTGGGGTGATGGACATGAACGAGATCGAACAGTACCAGAACGTCATTTTGGGCGTACTGACGCGCAACGCTGGTCGGAGTCCGGAAGAACTGCTGTCGCTTATCCGGGACCGGGTAGCCGTCGCCAAGGAGATCGCCGGGGATCTGGGAACGCCGCAGAACGCACAACCGCTCCTTGTGAACAGCCTGCGCTCCGGAACGCTGGATGTCCTCAGAAAGCCTGCGACCGAATCAAAGATCATCCATGCCGCGCCAGCGCCTCCGAGCCATGTGCTTGGGCTCCGGTCCGCCGTCGAAGAGGACGTGCCACAGATGGAGATGTCGGATATCGTCGCCATTCTGAGCAAACACCTGCCACTGAGCCTAGAGGTGAAGCCGACTGCGATGGGTGGAACCTCTGTAATCTTGCTTAGATCGCTGGTGTCCTCTCCGCCAGAGATGGGCTTCGTGCGGTTGTGCTACCGCGCCGAAGGTCAGGAAGACGGGCCGACGATGACCTTCTCCGTGCGCTCGTCCGGGATCGACGTTCAGGGCGCACTGCGCGACATCATGACGCAGGCTGACGCCATGTACACGGCGCAGCGGCGCACGGTCGAGCCAAGAGCGCAACCGGGCATGAGCATGGAAGAGGCCGGAGCCAGCATGGACTACCTGCCGCACGATGAGACGGTGGAGGCGAGCCTGATCGACCCGAGCGTCAAGATTATCACGGATCGGGGGCAGTGGGGAAGGTATGCGAAGGAGTAGTGGGATGGAGAACCACAAGCACTGCGTCTTCGCGGCAAGTTTGAATTCACCTAAATAGCCAGAAGAAGTTGACGTAGCTAATTTCAAGTGGTATACTCTTGCGGAGCTGGTAGGTATACGCCGCGACAACCCCGTAGCGGGATGCAGCCTGCTACGGGGTTTATCATGTACGCGCGCATATGTCGCGCTCCTGAACTATCACTTCAACTATTCGCCTATTTCGGATTGGAAACAGGGTCTTTCGGCGTAGAATAAGTGCAGGAAGGGCGCATCTGCGCCTCGGAGGATCTCGTGGCTGTTACCGTAAAAAACGGCTCCGCAGAGTTCGGAGCGCCGCTCTATATCAACCCGAAGTTGGTTCCGGCATCTGCCGAAGATGTATTCACCAACGATGTGTTCCTGACGCTGATCCACCTATCCAACAAATCCGCCGCGACGGTCACTGTGACGATTACCGACAAGCAGAGCCCCTCTCGCGAAGTGGTTCCGACCGTGAGCATCGCCGCCAATTCCGATCATCTGCGCGTCTTCCCTCGGGAAGAGGGCGGAAGGTTCTGTCCAAATGGCGTCTCCTGGGTGGCTTCGGATGGCGCGGCTGTCACTGGATTTATCGCGGCCAGGGGATAGAGTGACCTCCATGCGAAAGATCCTCCTGGTCTTCCTCGCGTGTTCTCTCTCTTGCCAGGGGCAGACAGGATTTGGCGTCTATGGAGGTCCGTCTGTAGCGACGTGGGCGAAGTACACGATCTCGATGAGCGGTAGTAATTGGACCGTGAACGGGGTCTCCGGGGATGCGAAGGCGAACGCCACTACTCAGCAAGTGGCTCTCGTGACGCTTCCGGCTAAGACGGTGATGCACGGCGTCGTCGTCGAACATACCGTCCCCTTTGCGGGGACGGCGATCAACGCAGTGACCGCGAGCGTTGGCACTTCGGGAGCCTCTACTTCCGTAGCAACCGATTATGATGTGCATCAAGCCATCACCGCGCTACCGTACCTTAACGGTGGCCTAAACCGCGCCGCACGCACGGACGCGACGATAGCTCTGGTTGTCGAGATTAAGACGACCGGGGCAAACGCCTCCGCCTTAACCGCAGGGTCAGTGAATGTTTATCTCCAAACTTCAACTCTGCCATAGGAGTAAGTGATGTCCCTCGTATTATGTAACCAGGGCGAAGTCCAGATACTCACGGGGTTCTTTGCGGGCTCCATGACCTTGCGACTCTTCACAAACGATTACACACCCGTCAAGGCAAGCACCGAGGCGAATCTCACGGAAGCGACCGGGAATGGGTACGCGACCAAGACTCTGACGGGAGGGTCATGGACCATCACTCCAGGAACGCCAACCTCTGCGGCCTATGCACAGCAAACGTTTGGGTTCACCGGGGCGCTCGGGAACGTGTACGGTTATTACGTGACTCGCGACACGGACGGCAAGTTGATGTTCGCAGAACGGTTCAGCAACGGCCCATACAACGTGCAGCAGAATGGAGATCAGATCAAAGTGACGCCGCAGTTCACGCAAAGTTGAGGCAGTGGCTACTATCACCAAGACATTCTCGTTCCTGGCGGGGGCCGAGAGTTTCAGCGGTTCCGCTGGAGCAGCGTCTACCCTGGCTTGGAATGGGGCTGCCGGGAATCCGCTCGGCTCCCTGAAGTCGCGCATTCTCGGAAAAACCAAGAGCAACTCCAATTATTGGGAGTGGACCGGAACCTGGGAAGCGCTTGGGGTCCCAGCGGGAGCAACCGTAACCGCGATCCGAGTCAACGCGGCCTCTACCCGCTGCATGGAGTACACTGGCGGAGCCTCTTCCAGTATCGGACCCTATACGCTGCGAGATTCTGGAGGAACGCAGCAAGCCTCCCTGTGGGCAGGCCGCACCGTTACCGCAACCGACAGCGGGTGGGTTGATGTGTCCGCGCTTGCGGACCAGTCGGTCCCCTCCGCAATGCAGGCCAGCAATACATCGGTCAAGTTGCGCCTTGCCAACGCTCTGGCAACGAGTAGCAGCAGCACCTCGAATGCGGTTAGCATCTACGATGATGAAGTCTCAATTGTCATCACGTACAGCCCCGCTCTCAACACCTATACCTACTCCGGCTCCGGAGGCGCGGTTGCAGCGGGCGCGGCAGCGGCGATGGTGCTGCATTTATTCGCCTGCATCGCGTCGGGCGGAGCCCAGGCGGGCGGGAGCGCAACGACGCAATTGGTCACCAACTCCCAGATCTTTACGTACGCCGGCACGGGCGGAGCCCAGGCAGGCGGGAGCGCTCCTCTCGCGGCGACCAAAACGGTGTCCGGATCGGGCGGAGCGCAAAGCGGAGGCTCCGCTACTCGCAACGTCACGCACGCAGTTTACGCCAGCGGTGGAGCGCAAAACGGAGGTGCGGCGATCACGAGTTTCGTGGGGCAAGTGGCAACCTACTCCTACTTGGGATCGGGCGGCGCTCAGAGCGGCGGTGCGGCAGGCGCGAACCCTCCCTCCGCGAAACATAATTGGAAGCGATGGGTTTGGAATACATGGAATACGTGATCCGATTCGTATGCGCGCAAACTTAAAGTATTACATTAAGTTAATCACATAAATCATTGTAAGCATTGGGATAAGACCTTAAAATTGAACCAGGACGCGGGACGTCCTGGAGGTCTTTGTCGATGCAGCGTATCCTCTCGTGGATCTGCGCCCTGATCGTGGGCCTGCTCTTAACCACCACCGCGAACGGTCAAACCGTGCCACAGCCGTTGCGCGTCACGCGCCTGTACAACGTGGGAACGACGCTGATCGACAACCGCAGTGCGCTTCTCCGGCAGAACAACTATCACTCGTTCTGCGCCGTGGGTACAGGCTCCTGGACCGCTCAGATGTCCTGGTCGGAATCGAGCGCCGGACCTTGGACGGATTTCGGAAGCACCGCCTACGTCGATAACAATTCGGCCTCATGCGTTGGCTCCGGGTTCGGTTACCACGCCTACGTGAAGTTCACCGTCACGGGCGTTCCGGTCATCAATTATTCCGCGACCAAGGACTTCTACGTCGGAAGTCTCAGCGGCTCCGGAACGGTCGGTGGAGGAGTCTCCAGTATCAACGGACTGACGACGGCTACGCAGACGTTTTCCCTTGGCACCACAGGACAGGCTCCCAGTATCGTGTCTTCCGGAGCACTGCATACGTTTAATTTCCCGAGTGCGGCGGCAGATGCGCGCGGTCTGCTGACTTCCACGGACTGGACAACGTTCAACAGCAAAGTCCCGGCCACGCGGTCGATCTTCACCGATTCTACACTCACAGGCGGAGGCGATCTCAGCCTGGACCGAACTTTGAGTGTGGTGACGAACACGACGCGCCAGAAAGTCAACGTGCTGCTGAACGGAACACTCATGGGCACGCGTTCTCAGGTGAACTTCGGCGCGGGCGCGTCGGTGTCCGACGATCCTACGAATGACCGCATCAATATTGACTTCACGGGAGCGAGCGGCGGTATCTCGACATTAGGAGGGCAGACCGGCCCGACGCAAGGTTTCGCTACCGGAACCACGGGCGCGGATTTCAACATCGTCTCCTCGGTGAACACGCACACCTTCAACCTGCCTAACGCCAGCGCGACGACGCGCGGCGCACTCAGTTCCACGGACTGGAGCCTGTTCAACGGGAAAGTGGGCACGACGCGCCAGATCATCGCCGGAACCGGATTGACAGGGGGTGGCGATCTCAGCGCGAATAGAACGCTGACGGTTGCGGCCAACACCACCACGCAGAAAGTTGAAATCGCGCTCGCCGGAACGCTCATCGGAACCCGCAAGCGTCTGAACTTTTCGGCAGGCACCATTGTCGATGACGCTGGAAACGATCAGGTCAATATCACCGTAGCGGGAGCGGGCGGAGGAAGCACCGACTTCACTGCCACCGTAAACACCGGCACCGACGTGCTTTCGATCTCCAGCGGATCGTACCGCTTTGGACACACAGCCACCATGAGCACCCAGGTGGGCACCGCCACGAGTCCTGCCGGAACCGGTACGGTGTACTTCTACTTGACGCTCACAGGAGGGCTAACGGCGGGCTTGGGCAGCGGGGTGACCAGCGCCGGGACGCTGGAGAATATCGCCACAGACGGTTCCGTAACCGGATATCCGTTCGATACCATCCCGGTCGCGCAATGCAGCGTGAGCGCCGACAACTGGGTGGACCCATGTACGCGCACATACGTCAGCGGATCGACCAAGACGCTGATCGCAGGCACCAACGTCACCATTACCAAGAACGCGGATGGATCGGACACGATTGCGGCTCCCGTGGGCCTGCACGCCCCACAGCACGCGACGGGCGGGAGTGATCCGCTCACCCCGGCTGCGATTGGAGCGGAGCCTGTGGACGCCACCATCTTGCGTAGTGGGGGAAGTTATAGTAACCCTTCCTGGCTTACGGCAATTGCGAACTCCAAAGTAACGGGGCTCGGAGGCGCGGCACTGCTCAACGTCGGCACCATCGCGGGGACGGTCGCCGCTGGTGATGACTCGCGCATGACCAACCCTCGCACTCCTACCGCCCACGCCGCCTCACATGCCACAGCGCAATCCGATGCGCTCACCCCCTCGCAGATCGGCGCGGAGGCGACGGTCAACAAAGGCCAGCCCTCGGGTTACGCGCCGTTGGAAACGGACGGCCTGATCTCCGCCAGTTACCTGCCAGCAGCTACAGGGGTTCCGTACACGGGAGCAACGACGGATGTAGACCTCGGGACACACAAACTCAAGGCCACCTCCATAGAAGCGGGGCTAGGTGGCCCTTTGAATTTTCAACTCATTCAGGGAACCTGTCCCGCTGCGCCCGACACGGGCTACGATGCGGCGCTCTGCTACGAAGCGGGAGTTCTCAAAAAGGTCACCGCGACTGCCAAGACGGATATCGAGGGGCTGATTGACCCCGGCGCGAATGGCATCGTCAAACGCACCGCCGCGAACACGACCGCTGCGGCATCAGCCGGGACAGACTACTACGCTCCAGGTGGCGCGATTGCCTCCACCGACCTCCCTAATCCGACCGTGAGCGCCGGCGGGAAGGTGCAGGCGAAGACCTGCGGCGCGGGCCAGCATGTTAGCACCATCGGCGAGGACTCAACTGTGACGTGTACGGCGGATAGCGGAGGTTCTGGCTCCGGGATTCCGCGACTGCTAACCGCGCGATGGTCCTATATTATGTACTTCGGGTCTGGCACTACCTGGACGCAGGTTGGGAGCGGGACAGGCAGCCCAGCTACCGGGACCGTATCGGCGGTCGCTGTAGACGCCACGAACGGGCCAACTGCGAACATCCTAAGCGCAGCTACTACGGATTCTGCATCGGTACTGGTGACAGCGGCCCTCTATCGAACTGGTCGAAATCTCAGAGGGCAAGCGCTTGCGAACCCCGTAGAGCTTACAGGGACGGCTCGCACGTTTATCGGGTTCACGACCGGGTCCAACGCGGCTCAGACCGCCTACGATCTACCAACAGGACAGGATTACATGGGTTTCCGCTACACAGCGGGAGTCGATACGAACTGGCAGTGCATCGCCGCGAAGACTTCCGCGCCTGCTGCGCAAGCGGGAGCAGATAGCGGGGTGGCGGTTGCGGCGGTCCCTACGCAGTTTGAGATCATCAACAACGATACGGCGGGAACGACAACCTTCTGGATCAATGGCTCTCAGGTCTGCTCAGGGCTCACAACGCGCCCAAAGGCGGATGTGAATATGTACCTTCTGGCTGTGACGCGGACCCTGGAAGCGGTCGCGAAGAACCTGCACATCTCCTTCCTGTATGCGGAGGCTGATAGATAGACCATGCGAAAACTGATCTGCTTCGTCATCCTTGCGCTTCCCCTGTGGGCCGCGCATCCGCAGTTTTTGATAGATTCGACGCAACTCGCGGCGTTGCGCGCGAAAGCCACTTCGAACACCGCAGATTGGGTGGCGCTCAAGGCGGCGTGCGATGCGAACTTGGGTAAAGCTGTGCGGTTCCCGAACCCCGTTGGTGACACCAGCGGGACAATGGTTCCGGGCTCCGGCGCAGACAATTCGAGCCCAATTATCCCGGATTATGCGGGGGGATGGTTCGAAAAGAGCGTGAGGCAACTGGCGACCTGCTATCAGGTCTTGCATCCGACCGATCCTGCGACCGCTCACACGTATTTCGAGAAGGCTAAATTCATCCGTCTAGCTATGGACGATCCCCCTGTCTGGGTGACGGTGAGGGGGAATGTGTATGCCGCCGTGCCGTCCAATGGCGCGAAGAACTGGGGCACGACGGGCAACGTCATGAAGCTCTGGACCCAATACGCAGACGTTATTGTTGGGGACACGATGGTGGTCACCGGGGCGAGGGGGTGTACGTCGATCAATGGTACATGGACCGTTGCGGCTTATAGCCAGTCAGTGGGATACATCACCGCCGCTGAAGCGCCCACCTATAACGCTGACTGCGTTAATTATAACCTCAACATCCAGAACGACGACTGTTTCGCGGAACGCTTTTATCCTAAGTCCATGTCGATCTTGTATGACTGGTTCTATGACGAGTGGACGGCGGACGAACGGACGGCAATGATAGCGGTTCTAAATCGGTGGCTGGATGAAGATATCCGACATTGGAATCTGGCTATATCGAATCACCAGCACCCAGACTCCAATTACTTTGCGGGAGAACTCAACGCGTTCGTGAGCACATACCTTTCCACGACAGATGAGAATTCCAGGTCTTCGGAGTGGCTCGGAGTAATCAATGCCCGCGTGTTTGGCGTGAACAAACTACGGGATTATCGAAACTGCTGGAATGTGGCCGGAGGAAGCGGAGAGGCTTGGAACGCATATGGATCGAATGCACTTTACGCGCTGATGCAATCTCAATACGCCTTCTTTTTGCGGGGCGTGGACTGGAGAACCTCCGGGCTTGATCCCATAGGGGATGCGGTCGAAGCGTACCTTCGGTCGATCACTCCAAACGGGATTGCATTCCCGGATTTTCAGTATGTGACAAGGGGGTACGACGAACCTGAATTTTTCTATCTTGGGAACCTCGTTTTCGCCCGTTACGTGGCAGAAAGGTTGAGCCACCCCAAGTCGTCCAAACTGGCGAATCTTTACGACTCCGCGAAAACCGGGTTGCTGGCTTGGGCCACTTCAGGGAAAACACCTATATGGGATGACCCCTATACGGGATCAAAGCCAGAAGTGGCGATGGATTTTCTTTACTACAACCCCGATGCTTCCACGTCCGCCTATACCACTGGTCCGTTGGCCTCTCGTCTTTTTGGTGGGACCGGTACGCTTGGCGGGAACTACGCAGTGGCACGATCAAGTTGGGACTCGGACGCTACTTACGTGACGTTCTGGAGCGGGCCGATGATTGGGCAAGGAGCGAACGGAAAGACGCAATTCGATGGCGGCTCCATCACCGTGCAGAGGGGGGACACGCATATACTCGTGCATGGGCTTGGTGAGTCCGCGAGAAATTACTCAGTCATTGGTAGCGGTTGTCACAGCTCACTGCACAACGAGAGGCTAAACTACACAAATTCCAAGGAATCTGTATTTTTCGCGGATCGTCCTGGAGGGTTGAAGGTACAAGGATACGGCGCGACTCGTGATCCTGGTCACTTTGCAGATGTGACTACGCATCCGACTAAGATAGATCGAGCAGAAGAGTCAGTTTCCGCATATGCTTATTACCGAGCCGTGTCCCTGGAGAAGTCCTATATAGCAAGCACAGTGGACAGCAAGGTACACGTAAATAAATGGACTCGGCAGGTGATGTTCCTGCGTCCGAAGGTGATCGTCGTCCATGACATCACGAACACTTATTACGCTGACGACTATCGCCAGATGATGTGGCAATTCGGAAAAACCCCTACCGAGGTGACACCTCCAGCAACCGGGCTGCATCGCTTGGACATCGCTGACGGAGGCGTGTTCAAGGGTGCTCTGACCACGGTGTTGCCAGTTAACCACTTGGCGGCGATTGCGCAGAAGATCGGGTCGAATTACGATTCCTTGTGCAATACTACAAACCTGCCCTTGTATCAGGTGCAGGTGCGACCGAACGCTTTTGACCACACGGCGGATAACTATCTGGCGGTGATCGACACGTCGGCAACCCCAGAACTGGTCGCTGCGGTAACTCCGTCCACGACGTCGAATATCGACGCGGCCCAGGTCGCAGGGCTCGGTGTGGTGGCCTTTGCCAAAGCAGAGACGCCCGTTCTCCCGATGACGTACACCTACACCGGGACCCCGCACCACTACATTGCAGGATTGGCCCCAAATGCGAGCTATGGGGTGACTATCGCGGGCGGAACAGTCACCATTGACACCACCGGATCTGCAACACTGACCGCGACCAACGCGGGGATTCTGGAGTTCGATAATTCGGGAGTTACCCCGCTGTCGATCTCGCTGAATCTCTCGCCTCCGATCCTGAGCTTTTCCTGCCAAGCGGGGAGCGGCGCGACCGCCTCGCAGAGTGTTTCCCTGTCCTCTACGGGCGGGGCACTGGACAACTTCACGGTGACCAAAAATGCGGCGTGGCTGACGATCAGTCCGACGTCTGGTTCAGCGGCCACCTCACTGACCGCCACGGCAGACTGCACCGGCCTCACGGCGGGAAACTACACGGATACCGTATCGGTTGCCTCCACAACAACAGGCGTAGTTAATTCTCCGCAGACCATCGGGATCGCTCTCGCGGCGTTGCCCCCGCAGCCTGCGGCGCGGATCAGTGGATTCAACCTGAGTGGGGCGAGGTTACAGTGAGCAAAAATAACGCCATGAGTCACGCATCGTACTGGATTTGGAAAGCCGCTCTACTTGCGGTCTCGGTCACCGCGCAGGCCGCGATAACCGGGTTGACTGTGACCGGAACGACAGCTACGCAAGCCGTCATCGTCTACACCGCGCCAAGCACCGACGCCTGTACTCTCAAGGTGTCGCAGGTGAATGATTTCAGCGGAACGTATGCGCCCATACATGACGTCAACGCGGCGCTGTTCACCGGAGCGAATAGCGATGCCCGCACGAGCAGCGTAAACTCTGGCGTACGGCGCATGGTGGTGGTCGGGAAGCGGGTGGCAGAGTGGAGTTCGGACGGTGTGGCAAAGTACAGTCGTGCGCTTCAGGCCAACACGCAGCACTATTTCCAGATCACCTGCGGGGTGGACACCACCACGGGGCAGTTCACCACTACGAACGTTCCGATAGGCTACACGGTCAACGATCCATTCCCCGGAGATGCCGCGTTCCCCGGAGAGGCACTGTGGCCGACGCTGGATGTCACGCCGCGCTGGACACATGCTGGAAACGTCCCGACGCAGCGCATCATCGACCCAAACACGGGGCTGTTAGCGATTCCGGCAACTCCGCCTGAGTCCTCGAACACGTACACGCCCGTCGTTCCGGTGTCAGCTACCGACATGGGCGGTCCGGGCCTGTGGAATAACCCGTCCTACATCCTCACCTCCGACGCGAATTCGGCCACTTACACCGGCAGCGGGCAGGCGGGCGGCGAAAACTGGCTCGAAGTGAACTACGAGACTAGCAAGAACCCTACGCTCGCCGGAGCCGGCGCTTCGGCGCACGGTCTCGACAATCTGGAGATTCAGATGCAGTCCGCCTGCACCAGCGGAAACTGCGCTACCGCGTCCACAAACGACCGCACGGTAGAGATATGCCTGGACGTTCTGAGGACAGGCGGTTGCGGTTCGAAGTTGGTGGAATTGGTAGTCCCTGTGGCTTCGGTGCCCTCCAACTCCACGTACACGCTGGCTCCAGCCACGCGCAACGGAGGGATGGGCGATTGGACGGTGACCGGGCGGGTGCGGACGCTGGATTACTACGATCTGGCTACCCGCTCCACTAGCGTCACCATCAGCGGCACTACGGCGACCCGCACGTCGGGGAATTATTTTAATCCGTCCTGGGTCAACGGGACCAAAGTGCTGATCGGAGGAACCCAATACCGCGTCTCGCGGGTGGTAAACCCCACGGCGCTGATCCTGCAATCCGGTCCCGCCGATGGCGCGTACACCCTGAAGCTTCAGACCAAGGTGCTGGTGCGAAAGAAAACCAGTTCTACGCACACCCTCGCCATCACCTACATACGTCTCGCTCCGAGGGAAACCTCGATCTACTACTGGGACACCTCGGGGAACTCGGAGGATTGTTCTCGCGTCCAGACCTCTGACGGCGGCTATCACTGCGCGATCTCGGGAGTGCTCTACTGGGTCAACGCACTCACCGGGGAAGCCCGATTGCTCTCCCGGATGAGCGTTCCGTCGACGGCCAATTACAACCTCACCGATTGCGGCTCCTGGCATCAAGGCGCGGGTCCAGCGATCTGGAGCACGGTGGACGCGAACGCGTGGTACTGCTTGGCGGTGGACAAGAACACCGCGAATCACGTACGGGTAGTCAAGGGCAGTTACATCGGCGGCACGCCACATCCAGCAAATTCGCAGCAGAACTGGGATGGAACCACCGGAGCGGACCCGGCGCTGATCGCTTACACCGATGAAGGCGTGGACGTGACGCAGCAGTTGATCGCCTTCGCCGCGCTCGACGGCAAGACCTTCGATCCAGCCTTCTTCACCAACTGCGGGGTGGGCCGGGGCACTTACTCCAGCCACCTCCTGCTCTCCTGCCAAGCCGGAAGCTACGCCAATTCGCAGGACCGTTTAGGCTGGCTGTTCGTCTACGATTACGCGGCACATCAGGTGATTGCGGCCACGGATACTTGGACAGGGAAGTGGCCGAAACGGTGGGGCACTTCACATTCCTCCGATCTGAACTCGGCAGGCACCTGGGTCGGCGGAGGCGGAGAGGATTTCACGGGCGCTGGCTGTGGAGGGGTGCTTGGTGCGGCTAATACCAACACCGGTTGCGGACCCTACAAGGCCAAACTGCTCACCGACGTGGCGCTCTGCACGATTGGCTCAAGCTGCGATGTATGCCCCGGACCGCCCTCGAATCTGACCTATGTGTACAACTGGCCCACTGACTTGCGAAAATGCAGCACCATCGGAGTCGATGGCGAGCCCTGCGATTTAGATCCAAGCGCACAGGAGACCACCCGGAACTCCGGGAAATGCGGAGACTCCACTACGGCGTTCTACCTCCAGGACGCACAGCCCGGAGATACTTTCCAGGCTTACAATTCCACAGCAGGGCAGTGGGAGTTTATGCGCCTGCTGGCCCGCGCAGGGCTGAGTTGGACCGTGGAGCGCAAACTCGGAACCGCGACCGACCACCCCATGTTGACGCATCTGGCAGGCGACTATCTACTGGCGATGCCGGATGCGGCCAACGTGAACGACAGCAACAGCGCCGGGAACCACAGCGGCCAATGGTACTGGAATTACGCGGCTGACCCGCATGGCGTGAACACCAGCGGGAACACAGTGATCGTGGATTCGCGCGCCGTCACCGGGACGCGAGCGGTGAACGGTGGATGGGCGCTTACGGCAGATCCGAAGGAGGGCGGGGTCTACCGGGTGCGGAAAGGAAGCACCCCTGCGGATCTCTTTCCCACCAGCAACCCGATGTACGCGGTGTCGTCGAACGCTCCCTTCGCTGTGCCTGCGACCGACATGACGACCGCCAGTCTCTCGCATGTCGGGATCACGCAACTCTCCGCGCCGGAGCGGGAGAAACGGTGGGCTCTGGATGCGCGCCCGTTCGGGGAAGACTCTCCAACTAACTTCGGAACGTCGGCCACCCTGGTTCCGGGAATGACGACGGTATACCGCCTCGTGTTGGGTGCAGGCATGAACCGAAAGTTGTTCCCCACTTTCGCTGCTTCCGGACGCCATCCGTTGCTTGATATCAGCGGACCGGGATCGGTGATCGACGACACTAAGCCCTACACCTACTGCGTGGCGCTGCTTGCCAACGAGTGCGTCTCGGGTTCGACGCCGGGTGCCCTGTATGTCAGTTCTCCGCATGTGACTGATATCAGTTGCGTGGCGCTTCTAGATACCGAACGCAACGATCTGTGCGTGGGCGATGCGCGCCCCTACCTCGCAAACGTCTCCCAGATCGGCGTGGAGAACGCGGATCGAAGCGGGCGGCGTGCGCGGACCATCTCGAAAGTCTTCACATGGCCGCGTTTGCAGTCCGGGTGGACCGCCAAGAGCCTACCCAACGCCAACTGGCTGTACAGCCTGAATCTGAACGCGGAGATGGAACGCAATATGCTGTTCCTGTTCAAGAACCCTGGATGGCCCGCGTTCGACAGCACCAACCGTTCCACGTTCCAACCGCACACGGTTCAGATCGGGCAGTTGCCCGCTGTTATCACCGGAGTCTACGCGGAGTTCGGGTATACCCCGACCTTCGCCTGCGCCAGTCGCGCCGAAGCGTGTATCGCCAATAGCGCGACGATTGACCAAACCACCAATCCGTTTTACTGGGCTAGCGAAACTTGGAGCCCACTGTCCTGCGGAACGGGATGCACGCTGAAGATTCCGGCGCTTCCGCAACGGATTCTGTACTACCGTCTCAAATTCACCGATGTCAACGGCATCGTCATCACCACCGGGGAAACGCAGATTGCCGCGATACCCTGATACTCACCCAGGAGACGTACGTGAAAAAACTGCATGGAGTTTGGATGCATTCGACGCTGAGACTGATCTGGTACGTGATCCGTCGCATCCCAATACTGGCCTACGCTTTAGTTGGATTGCGCATGGCAGCACTGGTCACTTTGGCGGTCGGGTTGTGCTTAGCGCTGGTGGCACAGATCGCTAATCCCTACGGACCCACAGAGACGGACCCCTCCGGCCATCAACCGTTTGTGGAGAAGTTGGCGGACCATTCGGCGCGTCTGCGCTCCCTGGAGACTCGCGCCAGCGAGGTCAGCGCCATTGTGATTGAACAGCGGTTATCGCGCTTGGAGTCGAATTCGCAGTTGCAGATGTACCTATTGAGCGGAATCGCCTTGGGCTTATTGAGCCAATTTGCCGGACAGTGGATTCGGAGCAGAAAACCGATCTCAGCGTTCCGTGAACGGGAACCTGAACCGGAACCAGAGGAAGAGTTACATCCGCGCCATCCACGGCGCTAAGGAGACCGGCATGGCCGATCCAGTAGTAAAGACGATTGCGGTGGAGTTCAAGGGTTCCCTCCCTGGAGAGGGAATCGTAGTCGCGGCATTTAACTACGCCGCGACTGTACGAGAGACCATGGACCCGTCGATGCGGTTGGAGTGGGACAAGAGGATGCTGCGCATCTACGACGACTGGCGCAAATTCTGGGCCAGTATCGGCGTTGTCGAACCGCTACCACCGGGAGCCTAACTGCGCGTACGTGCGCATATGGGAGACGGAGATGTCGAGAATAAGTTACAAGATCCTGCGAAGCATTTTCACTTCCCTCTGTGCGCTGTCCTGCCATGCGCAGAGCGGCGTCGGCATGTTTGGGCCAATCAGCGCCCAACACCTAAACGGCAAGCCAGCCTGCTCCGCCATCGCGATGACCGACTGTATCCCGGCGACGGACGCCTATGGCGGTCTTGCGATCAACACTAACGCTCGAAGCTACGGCATGGTCGGAGACGGCACGACGGACGACAGCGCGGCGTTCGCCAGCGCGTTGGCGGCGGCGGTCGGGAAAACCTTGCACATTCCCAAGCCCACGGTGCGCTACTTGATTGGGCCAACCGCAATCCCTGGAAACTCTACGATTCACATTGATCCGGGGACTGTGTTTATGGCGAAAGCGGGATTCACGGCACAACAAAACCTGATAGCGATCACGGACGTGCCGAACGTCACCATCATCGGTTATGGGTCGATCTTTCAAATGCCGAAGGCCGAGTATTCTGGTTCAGCCAATCACGCCATCGCCATTCGTGGAGGTAGCGACATCCGGATCGAGGGGGTCGCTGCGAACGACTCAGGAGGGGACGGGTTCTACATCGGGACGGGGTCGTCGGTTCCGCTCCGGGTGGTCTTGCAAAGCGTGAGCGCGAACAACAACCGCAGGCAGGGGCTCTCGCTCATCAGCGGGATCGACGTGACGATTCGGGACTCCTTCTTCTCGAATACGACCGGCGCTGATCCGCAATGCGGTGTGGACATCGAGCCAAACCTTACAGCGGAGAGCCTGAAGCGTATCCTTTTCGATGGAATTCACACCTACAACAACTCTGGGTGTGGATTCAGCGTGAGTCTCTTCCATCTCGATAACACCAGTCCCCCCGTGGACATAGCCATTCGCAACCTGCACGCGGATAGCGAGCCCGTCTCCGGGATCATGAGCAACTGCGCATGGTCCACGGGAACAAGTGGCGTGGGGGGAGTGATCCTGTTCGACCGCCCGCTGGTCAGCAACTCCATGTTCTCCGTCTATTGGGATCGGTGGTATCAGTCCTGTCCGGTGGTGACCTTCCAGGATCTCCATGTCGTCAACAGCAACCCAAATATTAACGCCACGGTGAAGACAGCGGTGGTGATTTATAGGGCAAGCGGCGGCGGAGAGAAGATCGGGAACGTGAAGTTCGTTCGACCAGTGATCCGGGACACGTACACCCCGACCCACCTTGACGATTACTTCTACTATCTGGACGGTACGGGTCTTGGCGTGACTAAATGGACGGTCGAGGACCCCGTGTTGTCAGGCGCGACGAACCCATTCTCGATGTCGCGAGCAAGCACGCATCCGGCTTACGTCGCATCGAGCGCCACGCCTGTGTTCTACGCATCCATGGGCGGGAAGTTCTGGATGTCGTTGACGTCAAACGTGACCTCTTCAACGCTCGTGAATGCGGTCGCGGGGCAACAACTCGACTTCGTGCTCTGCCAAGGAGCGGCAGCTAAGACCTTCGTATGGCCGACGACGGTGCTTGGCGGCATGACGGTTGGAACCACGATCAACAAGTGCAGTATGCAGAGTTTCATTTTCGACGGAACGACCGCACATGCGACCAGTGCGGGGATGCCAAATCAGTAAGGAGAAGTTCCTTTTGCCTGAAGAACCGAACATCACCACGGCAGTTGCCACCACTCAGGAGTCGCAACCGCCTGCGCGACGTCCCGCTCGCGTCATGACCAAGCGCGCCTTCCGCAAAACGGTCGAACGCAAGCTCATGAGTATTGCGACGGAAGTGACCGACGAATACTGGGAGTCGATGAAACGCGGGCTGAAGGCAGACAACAATAAAGTCCGCGAGATCATGAGCCGGATTCTGGGCTACGACAAAGGCCCTAACGGGGTCTCGGTGACTACCAACATCATGCAGTCACAGGTCAACGGAGACACGCGCAGGCGCTCCTTCGAATCCATGATCGAGGAGATGGAGCGGAAAGCTTCCGAGGAGCGCGTGATCGACGTGCAGGCCGAAGACCAGGACAACAACGATGAGTAGCCCGAACTGGGCGGGACCTTCTCGGATTAGTCGTCCGCCCGCGATCATCCCTCCGCGCGCTCCGCGTCGATGGGTGCGTGATCCCGGAATCTCCACGATGATCGACTACTACGACGAACCGGATCACAACTCCTGGGACAAATTGGTCAAAGCCGAACGCGACAAGATCTTCGAGCAACTGGAACTCTGCCGCGCCAACTTCTACTACGCAGCCAAAAACTATTTCTGGATCACCACGAAGGATCGCGGCGACGTGCTGTTCAGCCTATGGGAGAGCCAGGAACTCATCCTCGAATACAACCTTCGGTTGAAGGCACTGTATCCCAACGCCGCTCAAAAGGTACAGATCATTAAATCGCGGGCGCTCGGATGCAGCACGTTGATCGAAGGCATGATCGCGTGGCGCACGATGTACTTCAAGAACGTCAACGCGGTGGTGGTGAGTTACGATCCGGGCCACGCTGCCTACTTGTTCGGCATCATGCAGCACATCTACGACCGGATGCCGTGGTGGATGAAACCGCAGTGCGCGAGCCGAGAGTTCAAAAAGGGGCTGATCTTCGACACCGACCAGAAAGACCGCTACAGCGACCCAGGATTGAATTCGCAGGTAGAAGCCTATGGCGCGAACAAGATCACCGGGATTCAGGGGAAGACCTATATGGCCTTCCATGGCTCCGAACATTGTGACTGGGAAGACAAGAAAGCCCGTACTATCATCGAGGAGGATATCCGCAACGCCATCCCAGACAACCCGGAAGCATTCGGGTTCCTGGAGAGCACAGGCAAGGGCGCGGGGCGCTACGCGCATCTGCTGTGGCGCAATAATATGGAACTCGAAGCAGATGGCCGCGCCGACTGGAAGCCGCTATTCCTGCCGTCGTTCTTCGACCGCAGCCACTTCACCGCACCGCCCGATGGCTGGACCGTAAAAGAGGAAGAATCCGGGATGCGGGAGCGAGTCGAGCGCGAGTGGGTGCGCTGCGATAACAGCAATTGCCAGCAGTTCCACCAGCGTCGTATCGGCGGGCTGGACCGCTCCGAACTGAATTGCCCGACCTGCAACAACGGCACTCTGCGCTCTTACGTTCTGCCGGACGGATTCCTGCGCTGGATGGAACTGCGCCGGGTCAACGCGCACGACGAAGAGGCCCTGAAGAAGCTGCACCAGGAACAGTGCGTCTCCGCAGAAGAGGCGTTCCAAGTCTCTGGAATTCAACTATTTAACGAGTCCATTATGCGTCACGTGACGCAAACGATTCGTGATCCGATCATGCGCGGGGACTTGGACAAGCAGGGCCGCTTCCACGCCTTCAACCCACGAACGGAACGCTGCATTCAGGAGGACTGTGATCGACGGCACGAATTCGAGGTGAAACCTCTGGAGATCTGGGAACTTCCGAATGAGGACTTCGAATACGCAGTCGGGGTCGATCCGGCTGGCGGCGGCGGTGGAGCGTCGGATTACTGCTGCATGTGGGTGAACAAGGTAAACCGCAGGGGCGGAGCGGATGAGCAGGTCGCCAAGTTCCGCTCCAATGAACTGGGAGCCATCGAGCAGGGGTATAAAGCCGTGGCGCTGGCGCGCTGGTACAACGAGGCGCTGCTGGCAATCGAGTACAACAATCACCAATCCTGTGGTGACACCGCTCACGTGGTCTGCCAGTACAAAAACCTGTACCGGCGCATCAACGCCGATTCGATCAGCCCGCAGTTGAACTCGGTGCATTGGCTCTCGACCGTCAACACGCGGCCGAAACTGCGGGAGCACGCCATCCGCTGGCTGACGGCAGGCATGTGGATAATCCATTCCAGGAACGCAGTCGAGGAGATGAAGACCTACCGCATGGAGGACGAATACGACCGCCATCCGGAAGCCGCTAAGGGATTCAAGGACGATGAGATCACCGCAGGCATGATCGCGCTGCTGGCGGCGCGATTTAGCGATTTCGACCCAAACTTGGGATATGTTCCGCTGCGCCGGGTGCTGAACTTGGACACCTCGCCCTGGATCATGCAGTGTTGCGCCTGCGACTACAAATTCCCGGCCAAGGCGGTGGCCGAAGTCGGAAACTGCCCGCACTGCGGTTCTCTACTGCTGACCGGTTACCGCAACTTGAACGCAGAGGCCGATCCGGAGACCGACACCACCCAGAATCTCGGTCCGGAAGATCCCGACATGGAACTATGGCGCGGGATGCTGGAAGACTCCGTTGACTTGGTGGCAGACTACGATGCGTACTGAGCGTATGCGCATACGTCTTCCTGCGGTTGTGCTTACGTGGCACATCTTGATGTGTTGCGTAAGAAAAAGACCAGAAAGTATTGTACCAATTAATTTTTCGACCTATACTTCCAAGTGAGGACCGAGCTTTTATGGCGAAAGTAGAACCCATTTCCGTACCTGCGCTGTTGACTTTGAAGGCGGAAACCTATCAGAAGTTGGCGGCAGAGTCGAAGTCGGACCCGGCGACCACGATTCGCACCTGGGCCGAATGGTTCCTGGAGCAATACGCCACGGGCGGGCTGATGTTGCAACCCCGGCACATGGAGGCGCTCCAGAAGGCGAACGGAGATGCGCCCTTCACCGAGGCCGCGCAGATCGTCCGATTGGTAGAGAAAGCTCTGGGCTTTCACGACGGCGCTTTCGTGATTCGCTTCGAGATCGACCCGTCGCTGCATGTGCCGCTGGAAGGGCACGCCAAGGAGATGGGGCTGACGGTTAAGGAAGTGCTCACCGAGGTCGCCAACTGCGTCCTGCAAAACGGGTGGGCCTTCGAGCTTTACCCCGAGGGCGGCAACATCCCCATGGACGCCACCGACCGGCGCGAGTTCGTGCGTCTTTTGGGGAAACAGACCTTCAACTCGAAGGACGTTCTGGCGATGCTGCGTAAGCGGTCCGCGACGGAAGCCGTCGCGGTTTAAGGAGTATGGCATGGACGACGTTCACGTGATGCCCGTCAATGATCTCAAAGAGCACGAAGAATCCCGGTTCTGCGCCTGCCGCCCCGTGCTGGAAAAGCCGGTCGAAGGCGGGGGCACGGTGGTGATCCACAACTCCTACGACGGTCGGGAGATCACGGAACGGGCGGTGGACCAAGCATTCGGCCACGGTAAAAATTAGGAGGATTCCGATGCCACTGAAAAAGGGCAGTTCCCAGAAAACCATCAGCCAGAACATCCGCACCGAAGTCGCGGCGGGGAAGCCACAGAAACAGGCGGTCGCCATCGCGCTCGACACGGCGCGGCGCACCGTCAAGAAAGGCAAGTAACGATGCCGCTTTACGAGAGCATCTGCCGCAATCCGGAGTGTTCAGAGCGGAACCACCCAGCCGAGCACTACTATCCGCACTTCGATTCGCCGCTGGCCGCGTGCGATGCCTGCGGCCAACCCACGGCGCTGCTCATCTCCCGCCCGCAGATCATCTGGGACAAACCGCTCTGCGCCTATGCCGACCCGTCCAAGGAAGGCTACTGGGCACAGCAGAAGATGGGCGGGCTGGTGGCCTATCGCCGCAACTCCAGTCGTATGGCAGACGGGAAACCGGAACGCTGCATCCTGCGTACCCGGAAAGATCAGCAGGAGTATTGCCGCGCCGAAGGGCTCGCCATGCCCGACGAGGTGGGCAACCTCGAAATCTCCCAGGACGGCCAGAGCGTGAATGGCGCGTCTCTGCCGGGGTGTTGGGTCTGAGCCATGCCAGAAGCGGGGGTGGCTCTCTATTGCGTGATCGTGATGACGGAGACACTCCCACAGTTAGAAGCCGAACGGATGGCCGGAAGCGACTGCGTACGGGAATGGGTGGATGACGTAGAGAACTTCCTGTTTGACTTCCATGACGCGGCGCTGGCACAACGCGCCGTCGATGTCTTCTTACCGGACCCGCGCTGCGGGGTCATTTGCAACCAATTGAGTGTGCTGAAAGTGCTGCCAGCTTAGGAGATCGAAATGGACTACCTACCGCGCGGACCGCTGTATACCGAAGACGCCTCACAAGAACCGGATCTGGAGCAGGATTATCACCGGAGAATGGGCATCTGGATGGAAGGCGCGATAGAGGAGTCGCAGCGCACCGCGCGCCTCAATAGCGAGATCAATTCCGTCCAGCAGTACATCCAGTATATCCAGGGAAACTACCATCGAGCGGACCGCCCGCGCTACAAATCCAGGTTCTTCCAGAACAAGATCGGCAAATCGCGCTTCGATACGCTTTCTATGCTGACGGACACGCGCCCCGTGATTGACGTGACCGCGCAACCGGGGACCGGGTACGACGACATCGCCAAGATCATTCATCTCGCCATTCACGATTCCTGGGCACGCAGCGATGCGGACCTGTCGCTGGTCACCACCGGAGACATCTCGATGGCGTGGGGCACCGCGTTCTGGAAGATTGGCGCTGCGCGTCCTGGCGTCATGAAACTGCTGCCCTGCGGCCCCGATCAGGTCATGCTAATTCAGCCGGGGTTCCACATCCAGGAATCCACAGGGGTGCGCTATCTCGCCTGGAAGCCGCTATCCTGGGCGATCAATAAATACGGGATGCGGGCGCGCGGTCTGGAACGCGAATGCGTCTCTGGCATGGAGGCGCTGGCGGACACTAATCGCTACGTCCGTCCTGGGCACATCCCTGAACTGACCTGGAACGGTATGAACCCCGGACTGAAGCGGTTGATCGCACAGCAGAACGCTTCCCCGGAGATGTCCATGGGTGGAACCGGTTTGTTCCGCAATCTCGAATGGCAGGAGTTCTATGTAGACGACCCATCCATCAACGAGTCCACTCACCGCGTCGTCGTCCGCGACCAGTACCTCTCTCCGAGCGAGCATGACTGGTGGTATACGGTCGCTCCCGGAGAGCGCCTGTATCCCTACAAGCGGTTGCTGGCCTTCGCCGGGAAACGGCTGATGTACGACGGTCCTAATCCCTTCTGGCATGGGCAATACCCATTCGCCATGCTTCGGTTGAATCCGGTCTTCTACTCCGTCTGGGGGCTGAGTAAGTATCGCGATCTGATTCCCATGAACCTCGCCATCAACGAGATCGTGGCCGGCACGCTCGATATGGTCAAGCGGGCGCTGAATCCCACTGCTATCAGTCGCGCCAGTTCGGTTCCACTGCCTGCCTGGAAGAACTTCCTGCAAGACGCGCCGGGGCAAAAACTGCGGTTGGAAGGCTTGAACGCCAACCCGCAAGCGGACATCCGGTACATGGAACCGCCGCAACTGCCCGCCTACGTGTTCCAGATGTTGGCTCAGTTCCTCATCCCGGAATACGAGAAACAGGCCGGGAATCTGGACGTGGCCGCGTTGGGAAAGAAAGCGCAGGTTCCGGGTGGAGACGTGCTGGAACAGATGCGCGATGCCATGCAGACCTCACGCAAGTTGGAAGGCCGCTATATCGAGACTTTCCTGCGGGACACGGGCGTGCAAGCGATGTCGAACGTAATCCAGTTCTACACCCGCTCGCAGCGCATGAAACTGTTCGGAAAGAACGGGGTGGCTGACAGTGATTTCGACTTCAACCCGGACAAACTGTGGCCCAGTTCCTATGAAGGTTCGAACAACGAGACGAAGCGGGAATTCTGGAAGAACTTCGCGCTGATCGTCGCGCCGGGTTCGCTGCACTCCGGGGCACGCGACCGGGAGAAGCAGATCGCCATCGGGCTCGCGTCACGTGGGCTGATCCCGCTGGAGTACCTGTATCAAGTGCTGGAGATCCCGCAGGCGCAGAAATGGCTGGATGCGCTAAAGCAGCAGAATCAGGATGGCATCGCGCTGGCGGGCGGTCGCAATCCTCGACTCGGGCGCGAGCAGCGGAACGGACAGGTGTAGATGTGGCTGATAAGATCCACGACATGGGGCAAAGCGCCAACGGTGGGAGAAACTATGTCTTCCACTGTCCAGGCTGTGAGTTCGGTCACCCGTTTGAGGTCCCGCGATGGTCGTGGAACGGATCATTCGACAAACCTACTTTCAGCCCATCGCTCCTATGTAATCAGGATGATCCGGCTTCTCGTTGTCACTCCTTCGTAACTGACGGGAAGATTCAATTTCTTCCAGATTGCTGGCATTCTCTGGCGGGGCAGACCGTTGAGTTACCGGACTGGGAGGATTGATGGTAAACCACGTCGGGGCGTAGCGCAGTCCGGTTAGCGCACCTGCTTTGGGAGCAGGGGGCCAGAGGTTCGAATCCTCTCGCCCCGACCATTTCAACGTTTTCCCACCTCCGCGTATGCGCACATACCTAGCGCCTAACCCCGTAAGCCTCTTCTAAGTAGCGATTTTCTCTTGACATTTCATCGGCTTGCACGTATTACTGGGAGTGTAGGATGAATTATTTGCTGCAACTTGTTGCGAGCAAAGGAGAAAAAAGGTGAAGAAACCTCCCGCAAAGCCGTTTCCTCTGGCCAAGCCCGGAAAGCCGGGAAAGAAGGGGTGCTGACCGTGAACATGGACACGTTTGCTGACAAAGCCCCGCTCAAAAACGGGCCTGCCGACATGGAGCGCGACCGCAGCGGCGGCTCCCCCATTGATACCTTCGCGGACAACGTGCCGCTGAAGGGCGTCACCCCGATGGACTCCTATTCCGGGTCCGCCAACCAGGAAACCTTCGGCGGCAAAGTGCCGCTCGACCGCACCCCGCACCGGGGATGGGAATCCGGCTCCACGCCGATTTTCAAGCAGACTCCTCCGAATAAGAAGGGTTGATCCGCTATGCCGATGATGGATCGTTCGATGCCTCCGATTCCGCCTGCCATTCAGATGCAGCAGGCTCCCGCCGCCATGCGCTATGTGCAGGGCGGTTATGGCCGACCGGACCAGGGGCAGGGTTCGAGTGCTCCTCCCGTGGCGCAAGACCAGGATGTAATGCGTCAGTTCTCGGGGACGGAACTGATTAAGGAACTGATGTCCCAGGTGGCGGCGAAACTGGCGCAGGTAGCCACCGCGACTTTGCAACAGCGGCCCGATCTAGTTCCGCTGTTGCAGCGCATGGGCACTATCGGCTCCGCCTTTATGAACGAACTCATGACAGCAGAATCGCAAGACCAACAAGGTCAGCAGGGCAGTTCCCTCGCTCCGGGTTCTCCGGAAGGGGCCGACAACCTCGCCATGACGTAGTTGGTTCGACGCGATGAGGATGATGAATGGCGAACGTATTTGACGATTTGCTGGCCGTGATCCCCGACAACGAGGGACGCGAGGCATTTCGGAGTTTGGGTGCGAAATACCCGGACCTACCGCGCGAGCTAGAGAAGGGCTACCTGCGGCAGTCGGATTACTCCCGGCGACAGGACGAACTCCGAGCCCAGGTGGAACGCTCCAAGCAGTGGGATCAGTGGCGCGACGAGTATTGGGTCGAGGACGCATACGGAGACGGCCATGGCGCGCTGAAGCGCGAACTGGAGAAGGATGCGAAACTGGCCGATTTGCAGAAAAAGGTTCTAGCAGGAGGCACTGTGGACTTCGATGAATTCAACAGCTTTCTGACGAAGGCTGTGGATGCTCAAGGCATCGCTACCACCCCTAAAGTGGAGGCGCTGCTGGCTGAGAAACTGACCGAGAAAACCGCCGAAGTCCAGGCGTACCTCGACAACAACATCAAGGGCTACGCGTATACCGCGACCAAGGTTCCGCAGTTGCTCTTGCAGCATTACAAGGAGTACGGCGAAGTTCTGAACCCGGACGAGTTACTCGAAGGCGCGGCCAAGGCCAAAAACTGGGACTTGGACGCCTACTACCGGGAGATAACCGCTGAGAAACGCACCGCTCGGGAAACCGAAAAGCGGCAGAAAGAACTGGAAGATGTGCGTGCCGACGAGCGCAGGAAAGTGCTCATGGAGCGCAACGCGAGTCCACAAGGAGCCTCTCCGGTCGATACCGAAGCTCCGCAGATGGGCCACTTCCAGGAACGGCTGACTCGGCCTGCCGGGGAGAAGGGCGCATCCCAGACCTCCGAAACGGCCCCCTTGGGGACCGGGCAGACCGCCCGTGAGTACGCCCGCATCATGGAGCAAAAGGCGCTCGAATCCGCCTAAGCGGAGGTACGCGCGAACGCGCGCACTGGCCTGCTGAACGCATTGGGAACTTTCGAGCGAGTAAGTAAAGCGAAACGTAGAAGAGAAAAAGGAAAAAACAATGTCACTGGCTCTGACCGAACTCAATGCGTTCACGCAACAGGAGCTTAAACCAAAAACGGTTGACGTGATTTTCAAACAGTCGCCGCTTTTGACCCGGCTGCTGGCGCGCAACCGCATCGCGTTCCCAGGCGGAACGCTGATTCAACAGCCCTTGACCTATGCGGAACTGAACGGTGACGCATACGCCAAAGGCGAAACCTTCAACACGGCCTTCGTGAAGACCGAGACCGCAGTTCAGGTGTACATGAAGTACTACTACGTCAACGTCACGCTGTACGGTGTCGATGACGTCCTGAACCGGGGCCGCAACACGGCTTTCTCTCAGGCCGAAGTCAAGATGGCGAACGCCTCTATGAAGATGGCGAAACTGCTCTCGCAGGCCATCTACCGGGATGGGCAGACCGCCGCCATGGGCACGGTGCTGTCCACCACGAAGCATCTGGACGGCCTACTGGCCTGGATCGACGACGGTTCGAGCAACGGCAGTTACACCACCAGCGCAAACCAGGACAAGGCGTTCGCGGCGGTCGGCGGCATCACTCGCGCCGATCTGTTCCCGAGCGCACTGACGTTCTCCACGACCACGACCCCCAACAGCGCGTTGCAGGGCTTGAATGCGTTCGTCAATCGCGCTTACGGAACGTTCTCGCTGAACACCATTCAGGACGCCTTCGGTGCCGCGTGGTACGGCAACGACTATCCCGACATGATGGTGGGCACGCAGACCGGCTGGAACAAGACGTGGCAGGCGCTCCAGCCCAACCAGCGCTACTACGGACCGGGTGAAGTCGATGTTGCCAAAGTCGGTTTCAAGAGTTTCCGGTTCAACGGCGTGGCCGACGTGGTGGTGGACAAGTACATGCCGCAGGACGGCACCAACGGCATGATGCTCGGGCTGAATACCAACTACATTCAGCTTCACATCACCGACAACCCGAAGTGGCAGTTCGGCTTCACTGGCTTCAAAGACAGCCGGAATGACCCCGATCTGGCAGGCCAGTTCTTGTTCGCTGGCAACATGCTGGTTCCGAATCCGCGCACCTGCTTCAAGCTGGTGGGCACCGCGCTGCTCTAAGCCGCAGAGCGCACGTGAGTAACGACTGATAAGGAGAGATGACATGTCTGACATCGCGCTTCTGCAACCCCAGTGGGGCACCGCTGCCCCGACCGACACGGCGATCTTCCACCAAGCAGGTGAGATCGTTTTCCAACAGAGCCCCGTAGCGGGGGCTCCCATGGGCTGGATCTGCTCCGTGGAAGGCTGGCCCGGAACCTGGATTCCGCTGCCGCCACTCGGCAGTACCGGTTTGACCACCATCGCCGCTGGCGGCACGCTCTCGGCCTATGTGCCGTTCCTGAGCGTGCAAGACGCGGGTGCCCTGGTGCTGGCCGCAACGAGCCTCTTCCCGGCTGGCTTCCCCGTCCGGATTCGGGCGAATGCGGCTTCACTGACCATCACCGCCACGGGAGGGCAGATTGACGGCGCTGCCGCCAAGACGCTCGCAGCGAACGCGGCGGCGACACTGATGCCGACCGGGACGGTCTGGTACAGCTTCTAAACCAGCGACGGGGCGGTAGAGTCCCGTGTTAACGAGACGGGGTTGGCTCTCCGCAAACGAGGCCAATCCCGTCTTTTGCTTAGAGCGTATGTGCGCATACGCCGGAGGTTGATCCGTGTCGCAGTATTCGGAGACGCTTGCCAGCATGATCGGAGTCATCAAGGGCACCAAGCCCAACGTGTCTCCAGAGATGTGTCGCGCCTGGATCAATCAAGCCATTCGCAGTGTCATGGATCGGCGTCCCTACTGGTCGGGGCTGGTGACCAGAGGCGTACTCGCGCTGCCGGACCCGTACATCGCCGGCACCGCCACAATGACGCGCGGCTCCACTACGGTCACGGGCAACGGAACGGCGTGGCCGCTCAATGATTGGGTGAACACCACGCTGACGCAGGCGCTTCAGCGTCCCGGTTATGCGGTGGTGACTCCGGCGTCCATGGTGAACATCACCTCGGACAGCGTGCTGCTGATCGACGCAGGCGCGGCAGAGCAGGAGATCGTCCCCGTGGTGGATATCCGGCCTACCGGTTTCATCGCCAAATTCGCCTATAACCATCCGCAGAACGCGCCGGTCTATGCGAGTAGTCTGTCCGGTCTGCAATTGCGCCTGGGGCTGTTCGACCCTACCTTTACGGTGCGCGCGGTGACCAGCGCCACGTCCCTGGTGATCGACATGCCGTGGTCCTACACCGATTCGGTGGGCGCGGCCTATTCGATCCGCAAAATCTACACCTGCCTTGCGCCGGACGTCAAAGAACTCATGAACGTGTGGGACCCGGTACAACCGCATGAACTGGAACTGCACGTGCCGTTGGCGCGGTTGCTGGTCGAAGATCCGCAACGGTCGCAGGTGGGACCACCACGAGCCCTGATTGATTTGGGAGCGAATGAGAACGGGAACATGCAGTACGAGATCTACCCATCCAGTTACACGGCGCGGCAACTGCCCTATCTTTACTTCCGGCAGTGGCCGGACCTGCGCAGCCCGGATGACCGACCTCCGCACTTCATCAACCCCAATGTGTGGATCTGGGGCGCACTGTCGAAGGCGCTGCGCACTAAGGTGAACATGCAGGACGTGTGGTACGACCCCAAGACGGCGGATTACTACGAACTGATGTTCCAGCAGGAGTGGCAGGAAGCGGCGAAAGCGGACGACTCGAAACTGGCGCAAGCGTTCACCTACGATTACGGGCACGGTCGCAATCTGGGCGGAGGGCCGGACTATCACCGTTCGCACGCCGACTTTGACTTCAATTAAGGAGAGTAGCGATGAAGCACCAAGACGATTTCTTGAGTCCCGATTCCGCCACGGCGGGAAGTGGCGGGACCTTTCTGAGCGCAGGCATGGAGGCCGAACGGATGCAGGCGGCGCACGACGAGGCGGTACTCAACATGAAATCCGGAGACAAATATCCGACCTTCCCGGAGGCATTTTGGGACAAGCAGCGCGAAGCCGAGCGGTTTGATGTTCCGGGTGGCAGTGTTTTCGATTTCTCGAAAAAGGGGTAAAGCCCATGCAGATTCAGGTCCCTATCTCGCAACGAACACTGGCGCTGCTGCAAACGATCCTGTGGGCGCTGATGGCGGTCGATCTGACCCAGTTGGGCACTATGGTGCCACCGAAGGTATGCGCCTGGATTGCACTCGGGATCGGTGCGCTGAAGGCGTTTCTGGCGATCTACGCGCAGCACTGGAACATTGACGGAACTCCGCAGGAGACCGCTTATACCCCGGAGAAACGATAAGCGCCCATGCCCGACACTTCTTTGGCGGATCTGCTCGATTCGGTCTATGCGCGACTGGAGAACAACACCGCGTTCTATGAGCGCGCGACCTGCGTGTGCGCCATCAACGAAGGCATTCGGGTATTGAACAACTTCACCGGGTTCACGGTGGGCTACGTCTCCGTTCCCAGTTATACGGTGGCGAATCAAGCGGTGTACGCCATGCCCGCAACGGTGCTGTTTCCGCTGTCGATCTGGTTCGAGGGAAAGCTTCTCAATAAATGCGAATTGACCACACTCTCCGGACTGCTTCCGCGCTGGCTCAAAGAGACTACTGCGACCGAAGATGCTCCCGTGGCGGATTGGATTCCGCTCGGGCTCACCCAGTTTGCTATCCACCCCGCTGACGCCATCGGGGGGCGGGACCTGCGCGTCTACGGGGTGCTGGAGCCGGTCAAACTGGTGCTCGATACGGACGTGATCGACATCGAAGACGAGTTCCACGAAATCATCGTGGAGTACGCGTCCAGCACGCTTCCGCTGATGGAGGCGGGTAAAACTTTCGCGGACGCGGCGGAGAGTTACCTCAGTTTCCAGAAGAAGATGAAGTCGCGGATGCGCTGGCAAAAGATGAAGATGCCCTATTTTGAGATCGAACGGACCAGTAAATGAGCACGACTCTCAATGACATCTATCTCGACATCTGCGACATACTGCTGGAACCGGGCGGGTTGCAGTTGGGCTTGGTCACTTCCGACGACATCCTGAGTTACGCTTCCGACGCGCTGATCGACTTCACACAGCGCACCGGGATCTACAAGCAATGGCTGTACCTGCAAGCGTTGGCCTACACGGGAGTGTACACCTTGCCGGACATCGCCATGGAGTTCGAGTGCTTATTCTACGACCAGGAGTACCTCGTGCCCACGGATGCGTTCTCGATTGAGAACGAAGGCTACCGGGACTGGCAGAGCGAGAGTTCATGGCCGGAGAAGTGGCATCGGGACCGCCTGCCTCCGCATACCTTCGAGGTGGTCCCCATGCCCTCGCAGACCGGAGCAGAGATTCCCGACAACCCGGTACTCAGTGACGCCGCGATGAACCTCATGGCGCTGTCCAGCATCCGTCCTTCCGTGAGCGCCTTGACGCTCGATACCGTGGTTGAAGGCATCCCGGATTCGCTGACTTATGGCCTTAAATATCGCATTCTGTGGAAGATCTTCACCAGTAACGCGGAGCATAAGGACGCTTTGCGAGCGCGTTATTGCGGGGCTCGTTACGAGGAATGCGTCTCCCTGGCCCAAACCATCATGGGCGAAATTGTCGAGAGTTGAGCCATGCCTGACCCCAAACCCATCACGATTCCGTTCACGAACAAAGGCATCGTCCAGCGGCGCGATCCGTCGCTATTGGGCGAGGGTGAGTACGTCGAGATTAAAAACCTCGTCTCGATTCAAGATGGCGCTCTGAGCCTGCGTCCCGGCGCGACCCGGATGCTGGCAAGTTCTCCGGGTAGCCTGATCCACACCATCAAGAAGTTCCGGTTGGCGGCAGGGCTGGTAAACCAAAAGCTGTACTTCGGAGAAGGGCAGGACATCTGGCGCGGGCCAGCGGACTTTTCAGCCGGCTTTACCAAAGTACAGAGCGCGCTTCCGGACTGGGGGAAGTTCTGGACCGCTCAGGAATACCACGCGGGGTCGAGCGGAACGCCCTATTTCTTCATCTCGGCTTCGCAGATGCTCAAGGACACCGGGACCCTGAGTACGCTTCAGCGGTGGGGAATTCTTCCGGCCTTGCGTCCGCCTGGGGCGGCAGCGCAGACCGTGACGGCGGTTGACTGCCTGAATGCCAGTACGCTTACGGTCACTTTCGCAAGCGGTGATCTAAATACCTACAAGAACGCCTCCATCGTGCAGGCGAGCGATCTCTCGCGCGGCGGAAAATCGCAGGACGGGTACGATTCCGAAGATCCGATTCACGTCGTCGTGACTCTGAGTGATCCGACGATCTTCACGGACATCCGGCTTCAATTCGACGTCTCGGCCAGCGCCGGGGACTGGGTGGATTATTACGAGAAGGCGATTGTGCCCAGTTCGTTGTCTAGTTACGTGGCGCAGCAGCAGACGGCCAGCCAAGCTCTCGAAGACCGCATCCTGAAGGCCGACCGGGGCTTCTACGATAACTACGGGCTCCCGGAAGACTACTCCCGCTATGTGGCTCCGGAAGAGATCCCGCCCATGAGTGCGTCTTCGAGCGAGGATCTGTACCTGCGCAAGCAGGACTTCCTCAAAATCTCCGGCGCGGGCGGCTCCGGCAAGACCTGGGCAAACATCAAGGCGGTGCGACTGGTTGCCAAATCCGGGGGAGTGGGCACAATCACCTTCACGAAGGTCGAACTGGCGGGCGGCAGTGGGCCGAACAGTGAATCGGGTGGTCGGACCAAATACAAGTACCGCTACACCTTCCGGAACCCGGTCACCGGTAATGAAGGCAACCCTTCCGAGGAGATGTTCGACGAGTACGCAGTCAGCGCGAATCGCCAACCGGTTGCTGTGACGGTCTACGGCACCGATGATCCACAGATCACGGGCGCGGGCTCCATCGCCATCTACCGCACAGGCGGCATCTACGGAGACTACCGCTTGGTCGGTTATGCCACCAATCCGGGCGGATACGCTTCCTCCGTGGTGTTTACCGACAATGCCGAAGACGCGGATCTGGCGCAATCGTCGCTACTCGAATACGACAACGATCCTCCCGTGCGCAGCACCTTGCCAGTGCAATTCGTCGGGAGCCTGCAAGCCAATTACGCAGCGGGACAATCCTCCATCGGCGTAGGCGTGAGCACCGCCGCGCTGACCATCGGGTCAACGGTGTACATCGGAAGCGGCGCGAACGCGGAGTCCTGCACCATCCAGGCACTCGGTTCGAATTCCATGAGCGTCTGGCTGCAACGGGCGCACAGCACTGGAGAGCGCGTCTCCTGCGATTCCGTGGTGGGCTCTCCGTGCCGTCTGTCCTGCCAAGCCTACGAATCTCTGTTCCTGGCGGGAGACCCGAACAACCCGCATGTACTCTACAAGTCCAAGAAAGCGCGTCCGGAGAGTTTCCCGATTGTGAATCTGACCACCGGGGTGGCGCACACGGTCAACGTTGGTTCTCCGTCGAACCCGATTGTGGCAATCACCGATTTCTCGGACATCATTCTGTGCCTGAACCTGAACTCGATCTATGTCGTGCAACTCTACTTGGGCGTCATGCGGGCTCCCACGGAGACGCCTTCTAAGCGTGGGCTGATTGCCGCAGGCGCATGGTGCAAGACCAACGGAGAGATCTGGTTCCTGTCGTATGACGGCATCTACTCCTGGAGCGGCGGAGAAGCCATCCTGCGCTCTCGGCAGATCGACTGGATGTTCAAGGGCAAGACCGTCAACGGTCTCGCTCCCATCGACTTGAGCGATGCCTACCGGGAGAAGATCCGGTTTGAATTTCACAAGAACGCCATCCGAGTCGCCTGTTTCGACACGATGGGCAATTCCATCACGCTGTACTGCGATCTCAGCGACCCGGCTGCTCCGGAAGGTAAGTGGCACATTCTCCGGCCAGCCATGGAAGCCGGGAACGTGGCGGCGACGTACACTGCGTTCTACTCCGACGTGGACACCGGGAATCTGCTGTGCGCCCGGAACTACAACACCGGCTCCACGGTGAGCGCCTACATCTACCAGGAGGACAGCAATACTCTCGGGGATAACAGCAGCACGGTCGATTACGCGCTTCAGACGGGCTGGTTCAATACCCGCAGTCTGAACAACCAGATCAGCGATTTCGTGATCGAACTGGAGAACGTCGATGCGGTCTCGTTGAAGACCTATTACAACTTCTCCACCTCAGTGGACGAAACCATCACCATCCCGGCTTCGCCCACGGGCGGACGGCATCGCTACTCCGTCCCAGTGAAGTTGGACGGCAATGGGCTCACCGAGGGGAAGCAGTGCTTCGCCATGCAGTTGCGCTTTGAGGGAGCGACCAAGGCGGCGCTGTCCCTCTATTCGATCACCCTCAACGTCATCGAATTGGCGCAAACGCAGCGCGGCAAAGCTTACGACTGGAACGCGCTCGAATATCCGCACGACAAGCGCCTGGACCAGTTGGTAATCGTGTACAACGCGCACAACCAGTCCATCCCGCTGAATCTGGACATACTCTCCGGGATCGCCGGAAACACCCAGACCAACGCGGTGGCGACGTTCACGCTGACCGGGAATAACCGCGCCGTCGCCACGCTTCCGATCAAACTGGCGGCAGGCGGGCGCGAAGTGGTGGCGAAGGCGGTGCGCCTGCGTCCTTCTACGCCGACGTCCGATTTTGAGATCTTCGACTGGAACGTCACGTACGAGAAGTATCCGGCTGACATCACCCTGTTCACCGAGCCGGACGATTGCGGAACGCCGTACCTGAAATACTTCCAGCAGATCGTCCTGGATGTGGATACAGGCGGGGTGGCTGCGAGCGTCGTGGTCGAAGTGGATGGGGTGGACGTGCAGACGTTGAGCGTCAGCACCACGTTCGCTACGCGTCGGCAGAACCTTACGTTGCACCAAGGGATTTCGGGAAAGAAAGCCCGTATCCGCGTCACTCCGGGGACCAACGGCAAGTTCCAGATGTTCTCCAAGCCGGACTTCATCGTCGCGCCTGCCGATAAAGGTCCGGTGATGCACAGCTTCGACTGGGATTCGCTCGGATATCCCTATGACAAGAAGCTCAAGCAGATCATCATCGAATACGAAGTCACGACTCCGGCCACCATGGTCATGGACGGTCTATTTGGTCTGACCGGCGCGCAAACCGTTTCCCAAATCATGGAGTTCAATCTAGTGACGGGTGGGCGCAGGTTGGAAACCTTCCTGATCCCGGACGGGAAAGTGGTCAAGATGGTGCGGATCTATCCGAAGGCCGCTCCGCTGTTGCCGACTGACTTCCGGGAGTGGAAGTACACCATCGACAAGGACAACTATCCGCCCGATACCATCGCCGCGACCGAATGGGACGCTTGCGGGTATCCCTTCGAGAAAGTCATGCGCAGTTTCACGCTCGGAGTGGATACGAGCGGGGTGGCTGCAAACGTAGCATTCCAGGCCGATGGCGTCACCTATCAGAACTTCTCAGTGAACTCCGGCACGTTGGACCGGGCGCGCATCCTGACGGTTCAGCCGAACATCGTCGGCAAGCTCTTTCGCATCGTGCCCACTCCGGGAGCGGGAGGAAAATTCCAACTCTTCACCAATCCTCCGATCTGGAACTTCGCCCGCGAGCCCGCACCACTGACGTACTGGTGCTCCGGCGAGATTGTGCTCGGTTACGAAGGCTACAAGTTTCTGAAGCAGGTGTGGCTGCACTATATCAGCGCCGGGTCCGTGGACTTCCGGATCTACCGCGATGGCGGGCAACTGCTTTACACCAAGCGCCTTCCGCCACACACCTACCGCGACGTGGAGCACTTCCTGATCCCGCTGCGCGCGGGCTCGATCTTGAATAAGAGCATCCGCTATAAGTTTGAGGTCGAATCGGTGGCCGACGAGTACAGCACCAAGCACATCTTCAAAGTCTACGGCGACGGCTCGCGCGTCGAATCGAAACAATTGAGCGGCGATCAGCGGCAGGGCTACAACCAGAACTTACTCTGGGAAGCGATGCAGGTGCAGTCGTAAGGAGAGCGGACCGTGGCGGACAACGAGGGCGCGTTCAAGGGTCTCACCAAGGCGGACATGGCAGAACCGTTTTGGCTGAACCGCCATCTTCACACCATCTATGAGGAATTGGAGAAGGTGTCCTCGCAGGTAGGGCAGGGATATCTCACCGAAGAACAGGCCACCGCGCTCTACGGTCCGGACGCGCTGCGCAACGCACTGACCAAGCGCCGCTGGCAGAACCAACCGGTTCAGCCCTTGCCGTCCACCGCCGTCACGCCGCCGTCAATCCCGCCTCCGCCTGAGCCAGTGCTGGATGCGACCGATACGAATCCAGACCGGATGATGGTGATCGAGGACGCCACTTCCTATAAATTCCAGGGCTCCTGGGTTTTCCCGGAGAACGATATCTACGTGGCCGACCGAGCGTACGTGGCGGTCATGGGGATCAAGATCGTCGAAGGGGTGGAGGCCGGTACTGAATCCGAAGTCGGGCGCGGGAACGCCAAGTTCGTCACGCAATGGTACGCGCGCCCCATGGCGGAGGACGAGGTGTGGCGGTTGTATCTGCGTTCGGTGAATTCGAACGGCCAGCAGAGTGCCCGATCCACCACCTACTTTGAATGCACGGTCCACAAGCAGGCCGCGACCGGCGCGGAGGGCATCCCGCCCGTGTCCGTGCCGACTGGAACCTCACCATATATCACGCTCGAAACTTCCGGCTCCGACTATACCCTCAGTGGAAGTTTCCACGTGAACATAGCAGACGCTAATTTCCCGTACTTCATGGAAATGCGCGTCATCGGCAAGTACGTCTACGGCGGGGTGGAGCAGGATTACGAGGTCTACTACTGCCCGGTAAAGGCGGACTCCAGCGGCAACGGCGCGTGGAAGACGGGGACGTTCCAGCTTCCCAAGGCCGCGTCTGCGCACATACATTTCTACTACTACTCGGTCAACCATCGCGGGGAACGGGCGGCTGCGGACGTGCTTTGTCCGTTGCAAGTGACGCTACCGCAAGACCCCGGAAGCACGGCAGTCCCCGTGGCTGCGGTGACGGGCGCGCACCTGCTCGCAGGCACCGAGCCGGAGCGTAGCCAGTGGCCTACGGGATGGCAGTCGAACCCCAACTACACCTACGACCCGCAGGTCAAGGTTAACCCGAAGCAGTTTGTCGGGATGGCCTTTGAATACACGCCTCCGAACGACGCCAACCTCGCCGGAGTGGACGTATACCTGGACAAGAACGACGGGTTCGGATACCAGTTCAAGTTCTACTATCCCTACACCGCTACGCTGCCAGCCGACCAGATTATCAGTGATGCCTTCTGGGATGACCGTCCCATGGCGAACTCGACCTGGAAGATCGCGCTGACGACGCGCGGCAAGGACGGGTACACCACCAAGCCGGATGAGGGGGCGACGGGCTCGATCATCAGCGGAATCTCTGTCACTAAGTATCAGGAGCGCCTGTTCCCTGCCATCGTCGGGACGCCTACGCAGATTCCCAGTCACAACGACGTCACAGGCGAACAGGTCATAGGGATCTCGATCACGTGGACTAGGCCAGCGGCGGACATCAACGGCGTGGACGTCTGGTTGCGCCGGGGCACCGGGGAATACGTCGATTGCGGTCTGTTCCTCGCCCTCAATGCGGTCGGACAGAACGAGAACGCAACCATTTACAAGACTCGCCCACTGACCGCAAACGAGTCCTGGGAAATCGTGCTGGCTCCGCGTTCGACGCTCTACGGCAAAGGCTTGTCCAGCGACGTGGCGACCGACAACTCGAACAAGGTCACGCTCACCGTCACGAAACTTGGAAGCGCGGCGGGCTCGGGCACTGGCTCCAGCATCACAGTGGGAGCGCTGAGTTATTACAAGAACGACGACGGGATCTGGTACGTGACCGCGAAAGTCACCGGGGTAAACACCAGCACCGATCCGAACTGGTGGTACAACTCTCTCCGGGTGCAGGTGCTCGACCGGATCACGATGCAGCCGGTCGCCGGAGTATTGGGCGAGAACCGCGTCTGGACGGACCAGGATGGCGCAGGGAAGACCTGGGTGGTCGCCATGGATTGGATCTGCAAGAGCACCTGGACTTACCGGTTGACTCTCTATGCAATGAGCCAGAAGCGTGTCGAAACCAAGGTTACGGACGCTTTCGCGGGCGGCACGGATCACTACGACATCGTGCCCACCACGCAGGTCGGCGGGCTGGATCTGCGACGGGCGGACCTGGGCAGTTTCAGTACAGACGAATTCAAACTCGACCCCGCTACCGGGAAGTTCATGATGAACTCGATCTCCGCCGACAAGATGTTGACGGGGACCTTGCGCGTCGGATACTACTTCCCAGGCGGAACGCCGCGTCCCGGACAGATTGCGGTATACGGGCACTATCCCAACGGCACCGAGAAGATGGTCATGTGGGCCGGGGTTAACGGGAACTACGAGGGGCTATGGGCGTCGAACTTCTGGGCAGGCGGAACCAGTCCCGCCGACGCGCCGTTCTACATCGACAACAACGGCGACGTGATTATGGGCAACAACTCCACGCGCCAGTGCAAGATAGCTCTCTCCTCAACGTTGTACCACACCACAACCACAGTGGACGCGTCCACTGGTTTTAAGTCAGTATACAGTGCAGTCGGATCTAGCGTACAGACAGGACAACTGGACAGTGGGTGGCTGGTCTTATCTCAAACTCAAACCGTTGACAGTAATGGGTATGACAGCAGGTATTATGCTTCCGGATTTTCGCTGGCGTCAACCTCCTATGCGACCGGATTAGCATCAGGGGCAATGTATTTTGAATTAAAGAGTGGTGGGGCAGGGGCATGGGCGAGGTTGGAACTGTATGACGACTACAACGTCCTTACGCACCACATTCGGGCTAGTTCGGTGCTTGGGAGATTTGCGGACTTATACTCTCTTCGCATCAGAGGAACAACGATTTTTGCGGAATCGGGATCTGTGTCCATGCCTCAAAGTCTGGTCACGAATCTAGTCACCGATCTTAGCAACAAGGCGGCGGCGACACATACCCACTCCGGGTACGCGCCCCTGTCGCACCAGCACGCAGGAACGGATCTCACGTGGGCGAAACTGCGGTACTTCAATAGCGCCTATACGGATGCGCAGGTAAGGGCGGCGCTCAACGATCAGGAGTTTGCATTGCAGTGGGACGGGAATGCCTTCTACGTCGTGGTTAAATCTCTTCCGAACTGCTTCCGTACGCTGGTAACATGGTGGGGTTGATACTCAGAATAGAGGCGTAAAGATGAAAACAAGCTACACCTTTACGGTGGCAGAGCGAGAGATGGTTCTGCGACTGAACCAGGACTTACTCATGGCGAAGCGGTCCCTTGACGTGGCGCTTCAGGTGATCGCCACGCAGCACAGCATGGAAGGGTTCCGGTTGCAGGAGAATATGTACGGGCTGGAGCCTCCCGAAGAACCGAAAGACCCCATGCCTGGGATGGGGCTACGCTCCGTCGCGCCGGCGCATACTCACGAATAGCGGGGATCACATCCCCGGAGCGGTGTCCGATTCTATCGGAGCACTTCCGTCAGTAGCGGCCTCGACCTGCTCTGTCATCACCATGCGCGTGATGACGACACGGGGCCTTGAAAATTCCTCCACATCGAAGGCGCATAGTTGGGTGAAGCGGACAGGGAATCGACTCTGCGCGCGTTCGGGATATTGCGTAAGGGTGCGCCACATTCCGGTTGCATCCGCATAGGTGAGTTCAATGCGAAAGAGTTCTCCGCGTTTCAGCGGCTTCGCGGTATAAGTCCAAGTCACCGCGATGTGGGGACGGCAGTTCTCGATTTTCTCGATCCCGAGGCTAACGAATAGTAAACATGCTCTGTGATTGATCGGCGTAATCTGCGCGGATTCGATCTCTCGGTCGATGGTCGCGGCGGAAGAGAGTACAGCGAACAACAGCAACACGATGGCTTTCATGCTTCCCAGTGTACTACGGTATTCGTATACAAGTATGCAAGTAACTGAAACGATTACAAAAAGAGTTGAGTGTCGGATTCTTGAAAACGTATGCGCGATGACAAATATCGTTACCTGCAACAACTTAGGCTTGACAACACATCTTCAGCTTTAACTTTTTCTGGCTAACCAGTTGATTCGCCTATAGAATTGGAATTGTAGTGGAACGCTTGCGCCTAGTCAAAGAAGAACTCGCCTATCGCTGTGGCGACCTGCTGGTGACGCCCTGCCGGGACGCCTCCATGCTGGCCGTAGCCTATCTGCGGTGGGCACAGGACGGCACGCTCCCTATCCTCTTCTACGAAGGTGTCCCCGATCTGCGCTGGTGGCTGGACTGGACCGACAATCCAAAGAACAACTTCCTCGCGTGTATGCGCACATACGCCGATGGCCGGGACCCGGAGTTTATCGGGATGGGCTGGATCAACACCGTGACTCAAATTGGGCGCGATCACCGCAAGGCGGAAGTGGGCTTTGCATTCTTCGATGGATACTCTCCTTTGGCGAAAGTGCGCTTCGGTCAGATGATGCTCGAATGGGCATTTGAGCGGGTGAACGTCAACGTCTGCTACGGCACGACGCCGCTTCCGAACGCGCTGGCGATCCGGTACGCGCAGTTGATCGGCATGAAGATTGAAGCGCAGATCCCCAACTTTACGACGTGGAAGAACAACCTGTGCAGTGTGGCGATTTCGATGGCGGAGCGGGACGCATGGCGTAGCGAGTGGGTAGAGACGGAGGTGGTAAGTGTCGGGACCTAAACAGGAAGACAAGTCGTTTGAGCGCGAGACCGCACGCAAGCAGTCCGATGTCGCGGACAAGATGGCTGCCCTTGCGCAACAGGGCTTCGACAAGCAGACCAAGTACGAACAACCCATTGCCGACCTGTTCCAGAAGATCATCGGCGGGAGCCGGGATCTGTCCGCACAAGCCACCGCGCCCGCTGTCAGTAACATCTCCAAGCAATATCAGCAGGCCAAAGAGAACATCCTCGAACAGACTCCGGCAGGCGCGGGGCGGGACTACGCCCTTGCCAGCGCCCAGACAGCCAAAGGCGATGCCGTCTCGAAGTACCTAAATGACACGTGGATGAACGCTTTCGGCGGGCTGGCGAACTTGGGCAAAGAGAACGCACAGGTGGCGTTGCAGCAGACCGGCGCGGGACTGCGCGGGAACGAAGGCGCGGCGTCCATGATCGGCAACGTCATGCAGCAAGACGCCCAAGGCAAGGCCACGACGATGGGGTTCTTCGGGCAGTTAGCCGGAGCCGCGGGGACAGCAGTGGGTGGCGGAGCGTTTAAAAAGCCATAAGGAGGGGACATGCCGCAAGGGCAGGGTGAGATCGACAATCTCGACTACGGACCGTTCAGCCAGTACCTCACGCAGCCATACTACAACCCGCGTCCGCAGCAGGCATCCGGGTGGGAAGGCAAAGGCGGGCAGGTCGCCAACCTTGTCTCCAGTTTCATGCAGGGCTTCTCCCAGGCGCGTGCCCGCCAGTTCGCGCAATCTGAATTGGAGAAGCATCAGCAATTGCAGGCGCTCCAGGGGATGCAGCAGACTTTGGCAAAGTCCGGCCTTGATCCGGAATTTATCCGTCAGCATACTGCCGACCTGCAAGCTGCACAACTGGCATTTCTGACACACGACGAAAAGGGGAAACCCTATAAACCGCTCGGACCCGATGCCGGACCAGCCGCGCATGTGTGGAACTTCATCACGCAGAAGGCCGGACCGATTGTGGATGCAGCGCTCGGCGGTGGCCGCTCAAATTCCGGTACTCCAACCGAAGTGCAGGAAGGAGCGCCCTCGACAGGATCGTTGGGCATCGGCGCGGATCTGCAAAACCCGATGGGGACGACTGCGGGCACGACGAAGCGATTAACGCCGCAGCAAAACGCGGATCGGGTCATGAAGAACGCCTTGGCCGACATCTCCAAGCCCGAGAAATCGTTCGCATTCAGGGATCAGGCGAGGATCAATGCGGCAGTTAAGAGGATTCCCGAAATCGCCGCCAAATACGGACCGCTGGTGGATCAAGCCTCGATCCTTTCTGATCCTGAGTTCGCAGAGGTGATGTCGCCTATCTTTGAGCATCACCCCACGGGCGAGATTCCCCCGCAACTCCAGATGGCGCTAGGACCCTATATTCCCAACATCAACACGATGGAAGGGATGAAGGTGTTCTACGCGAAACAGGCGATGCAGGAACTTGGCGTAATGCGCAAACCGGGGCAATCACTATCTTCCGCCTCCGGCACGCAGCCTACGGAGACTCCGCAAGGTCCGCAGTCTCCCGCAGGGCAGGTGTGGAGTTCCATGCCCGCGAATCTAGCCGCTCCGCAAGCTGGCGCGACAGCGGGAACTCCAGCGCAGGAAACCGGGGTGCGACAAGCCAGCGAATCGCGTTCTGGTCCGACGCCTGCCGGAAGCGTCACTCCCGCGCAGATCTACCTCTCCCAAGCCATGTTTGGAGCGCAGCAGGATAACTATCAAGCGCCAGACGGAACCACTTTTTCGGGACTTCCCATTGCTGACGCTATGGGCAGGCCGGTCGGCGTCTATGACGCAAAGACGAAGACGCTCATCCCCGGAGCAATTAAGGCGGGTTTGGCGGTTCCAGCGCGTCCATCCGTTCAGTCCGTCCAGATTCCCGGAGGCGGACAGCGGGTTCTGGCGCGCATCGTGCCCGGACAACCGCCTGAGTATCTGAAGGACACGAAGGGCGACTACCTCTATTCCGACTCGCTTCCTGGCGCGCAACTCATGACTTACACTGGTCCTGGCGGAGAGCAGTATCAGTACTTCGGATTCCCGCCGACGCAGCGCCGCTCCGGGGCTGCGCCTGTAACGACGGAATCTCCCAATGCCCCAGGTGTTCCGAATCCACCCAAGCCGCCTGCGCGGGCATCGCGGGCTCCTGCGAACGTGGCACTAGCGACCCCTGGAGGGATTCCGCCTTCTCCGTACGCTGTACCGACGCAAGGGACGGCAGGAGCCATGGCTGCGCCTCCCGGCATTCCCGCCGGCGCGCGCATGTCCAAAGCTGCTCCGCGCCAGTACGACGACGCGCGGATTGGAGAATTGACCGATCAGTACGCCACTGGTCAGATGATTCAAGGTGACAAAGTGGAGGGTGCGGAGAAGGGCGACTATGCCGCCATCGACGCAGCCATGCGTGCGCAGAACCTCCGTAGGCTCACCAAGACGCAGCGCGACAAACTCGCAGCGGTGGAGGCGAATGGTTACCTGCTCCCGGACATGATGGAGTTCCTGAATCGGTTTAACCCATCTAAGTCCGGGCTGGTGCAGAAGTTCCTTGGGCCGCTTTCGCTCGCAGTGAACCCCGATGCGGAAGCCCCATTCGAGAGGTTGAAAGGAAAACTGAACACACCCGCCAAGGTCATCGGAAACGACAACTACCGCATCACCAATCAGGACGAGGTGCGTGTCCAGCGGTTGTTCCCTGAGCCGGGACAATCGCAAGGCTTGGCCTATGAACGTGTGGCGCTGTTTGCGCAGGACGATGTGCTGACCGTGCGCGCGCAGATGAACAATTGGCGTCCCGAGCAGGTACAGCGGTTCAAGGCCGCGCATCCGAACGTGCCACTCACCATGCAGGAAGTCCTCGGAGGGTACTACGAGCAGTTGCGCAAGGCGGGAGCGCTGAACGAGGTGTACAAGCAGCACCCTGAACTCTTCCTGGCTCCCGGAGCGAAGCGGGCTCCGGAGCGACCAGCAGCGGGAAGCAGGGCACAGCCCGTACTGTAAGGAGAAGCCATGGCCGAGCCCTATCTCCAGAAGATGGATGGGACCAAGTGGACGGTCCAGGACGCGGCGCGGATTTACCGCGAGCGCGCCGGACAATCCGATCCCGTCTCGCAACTTCCCGATGACCAACTGGTGGGCCGTCTCGTTCAGGACCACCCAGACCGCTATCAATTGATCGGAGCTCCCGGATCTCCAGGTGGCTTCGGAGGACCTCCTTCTTTGAACCAGGAGGCGCGGAACGAGTCCCTGGGATACCAAAAAGCTAAACCCATTGACGTGCGCGGCGCAGTACTCGGCTTTGCATCGGCGGCTCCCGATATTGCGACTACTATCGGGAGTTTTGGCATTAACAAGATCCCCATCGCGGGACGTATTCTCAAAGGCACCCCACTGGGAGTTGCCAAGGACGTGGCGCTTGGCGCGGTTGGTAGCGCGATAGACCAGGTCGCGCAGTATGCGCTAGGCGGTCCGCGTGCTCCACAGAGTTGGTGGGACGCCATCAAGACCGCGACTTGGGAAGGCACGAAACAGGCAGGTTTCGGCGCGGCGGCAGGGTTGCTCCATAAAGGCGCGACCGGGATCTTCAGGGCGGGCGCGGAACGTCCTGAGAACGTCGGGGCGAAGGCCATGAGCGATCAGTACAGCCTCAACGTTCCGGCTCCAGCCTTGGCGACCGGCAGCATTGCGGGAGAGATCGGCCAACCGATGCAATATATCGGAGAAACATCTCTCGTGGGAGGAAGTATTGCGAATCTACGCCGCTCTAAATCCATGGTAGCGGGGGAGAACGCTGTCCAACAGGAGTTGCAGAATATCACTCCCTGGTCTACGGGGAAGGTGGCTCTTGCTGCACGGCAGGGACAGCGCGGGATTAAGGTCGGAGAACAGGTATTCCGGAAACAGGCAGACCGGGCATATCAGGCATTCGACGAGATTGCGCCGAACGTGACGATTCCGGTTCGGGACCTACGAGATACCGCCAGAGCGATGCTGACCGCAGAAGAAAGGCTGGCCGAAACTACGCAGGGGTCCGCTAAGTCGTTCTCACTGAGCCCAAACACAAAGCAGCTTTTGGAGGATATGGCGAATCTCGGGGAAGGCGAACAACTCCCCTTCGTCAAACTGGACAAGTTGAAAGAGATCCGGTCGCGCCTGATGAAGTACACCCCGGAACTCAACGCCGTCGATGCCAACCAAGCCGAAGGGTTGGCGAAGAAATTCACCGGGGCCATCACGGACGCGATTCAGGCGGAAGCCGGACGCGGGAACGCGCTGGCGCAAGACGCCTTGAGGAAATGGCAGGACGCCAACCGCTTCTACCAGGAGGGCATGGGCATCTTTGGCCGCAGTAACGTCAGTCGCATGGCGACGGCGGAGATCCCCGAAAGCATCCTCGGGATGGTGGGCTCCAACCCGAGCCAAGCATTTGCGGTCCGGGAAGCCCTGTACGAGTACCCAATGCGCTACGGATCTACGGCAGAAAAAGCCGTGGCTCAACGGCGGTGGGGAATTTTCAAGGACCAATACGTACGCGATCAAATTCTAGGCGGAGTTTCAGTTCCAAAGGCTACTCCGAACCAGTCCATGGATTACCTGATCGGGATGAAGAAACGCATGGAAGACGTCGGGATGCCCACGCTCCAGGCCCTCTTCGGTCCTGGAGGGCAGAACGAGTTGCAGCGTCTCTCGGATCTGGCCGACGCACTGAGCAGGGTGGGAGTTGGAGGATCTCCGCGCACGCAGACTATGTACAGTATGCTCTCCTCCGTGGGGAACCTATTCTCAGGCGGGATGGCCGGAACCTCCATCGCTACCCACAATCCAGCATGGTTGGCGTTCGGTCTTATCCCTGGGCTCATCGCGTACAGCGCCAAGAACAGAGTCATAAACGACTTACTTCTCAATGGCCTCCAGTTGGCGGAGAAGGGCAGGATGGCGGAGTCCAAACAGTTCATCAACAAGTGGGGGCAGAAGCTACTCTCGCAACCGATGATTGCCACCGCTCTGCGCACCGCTGACGCGAACAAGAAAGCGCAACAGGGTTACTCTCAGGCGAAGGACCAATCTGGCGCGGCACTTCCGCCTGAGCAGGGCGGTCCTCCTGCCTTCGGAGTCTCTATGCCGCCGACGCGCGGAGGAGCCGTACAGACCGACCGATATTCCAATCCTGATCCCTTTGGAGCGCAATAGGCCATGCCCGATATCAAGTCGATCCTGGACAGTACAGCGGTTCCGATGGAGGTCAAGGACCAAGCCTGGAAAGCGTTCTACGGAGCGCAGGACCGCCGACAATTCATCGACTCGTTCGACGCCATTGATCTTCCCCAAGAGGCCAAACGGCAACTCTGGTTCAGTAAGTTTCCCGAAGCACAGCAGGAACTCAACGTACGCGCGCATACTCCCGCGCCAACTGCTCCGGTCGCGGTGAGCATGGAGCCACCCGCGCCACCCGCGCCGCCGAAGCTCTCGAAGAAGCAGGCCAGCGACGAGATCGGGCGTCTCACTTCCGGTAGTTTCGGTGTTCCGAAGGCTCCTGGAGTTCCCGGCGCGCAACCTCCGATCCCCTTGGCGCAGGCATACGCCAACGCGGACACGCAGATTTCGGAAGGCGCGCGTCAGATCGCGGCGAACCCGCCCAAGGTGCCCGCGCCGCCGCAGGACGCCATGCTCGACCCTGGCGTACAGCAGCGTATCCAGCAGTCGGTCGAAGGTTTCGCGCAAATGCCCGCCCGCGAGAAAGGTGTGGCGCTCTCCGGCGCGGAGTGGGGAAAGGCTGACCTCGGATCTCCCGAAGCGCAGAAAGTCATGGAAGGCGCGTGGAGTGGCTATGGTGGATACCTTCCCGCGCCCAAGACGAAGCCGGAAGCGTGGCGCAACGCGTTCCTCGGCACGGCGCTCGGGTTCGTATCAGCGGACGGCCTTGCCTCCATGCTTGCCGCGACCGGCGTAGTTGGCGCACTGGGGAAACTGGTACAAGCTCCACGTGTTGCTGCAACCCTGAACCGTGTCCCCATTGTGCGGGACGCCATCTACGAAGCTCTGAGGCGCGGTCCCCAGGTGGCTTTCACCGCCATGGGACTCGAAGGCGGGATCGAAGCGCGCCGGCAGTCCAAGGCGCTGAAGGGCCAAGGAAAGGAACTGGAGTCGTACCAGAAAGACATCGAGACGGCGCTGAACCTGCTACTGCCAGCCTCGATTGCCGCTGGCGTGGTGATGGAAGGGGTGCCCACGCGGGGAATAGGAAGGCCCACCGCGCGGCGTCCGGAAAACCTCAACATGCTCCCACCGGCAGGAGAGCCGCAGACGGCGACTCCGGAGCCCGCCATGCCGTCCGCGCCCGCAGGGACACCGCTTCTACCAGGAGCGGCAGGAACTCCGCTCCTGGTAGCTCACCGTCCCGTGGTAAAGCCATTCGAGGTGGTATCTCCGCCGCCTGCCGCTCCCGCCACTGCGGAAGCAGCGCGACCGGCGATCCCGATGCCGCCGATCTCCACGCCACGAGCGCCGGAAGTGAAATCGTTTGAGGTGGTGAGCAAGCAACCGGAACCGCAGGCTACGCCAAACGCCAAGGCTGATCCGCAGGTACAGGAAGTCCAGGCGAAGATCGCGGCGCTGGAAGCCCAGGCGCAACCGCTGTCTGAGCAGATCCGCGAAGGAACATTGCGGCGTGGTGCCGTGACCAACCTGCCAGAACTGCGGCAACAGCACGACGCGATCCAGCAGCAGATTCAGGCCACTATCGACGGTCTACCGTTGGGCCTGCGCTATCGCTACGAAGTCGCCCTGCACGGCGCGGAAAGCTTGGGAGCGCAGAGCGCTTACAAGGCGGTCCTGACGGACATGGGAATTCCGGTTGCGGAACCGCCCGCTGCTGCTCCCAAGAGCGCCGCGCTTTCCACCACTCCGGAGACTCCGGATACTCTTAATCTGCAACTCGAACAACTGCGGCAAGATCAACGTCGCGTGGTGATGTCCCCGCAGGGGGCCGAGCCACCTCAACGGGAACTCCAGATCCGCGCAGCCTCCGAACCCCCGGCCTTGGGCAGCACTAGCATCGCCGCTCCCGCCTCCAGCGGCATCGGCGTTCCCCCCGCCGCCGCTCCTGTTGCCCAAACTATTCCTCCCGCTCCAGCGGCCCCGGTTGTAGCCCCGGTTGTAGCGCCGGTTGTAGCGCCGGTTGTAGCGCCTACCGCAACGCCTACTTCCAAGCTTCCGAACGGACGTCCGGCATATCCATCCGATCAGGACTCGGTGATCGTGCCCACGGCGGACATCGAAGCCGATCCGAATCGCTTTCAGTACAAGATGGACGCCATCGGGCAAGGCGGCACCACGGACCTACTGCGGGACGTCTCGGTCTGGGACCCCAAGCAAGCTGGCACAATCTGGCTATGGTGGGACCCGGTAGCGAAGAAGACCTTCGTGGTAAACGGGCATCATCGGTTGCAACTTGCCAAGCGCCTCGGAGTAGAGAACATGCGGGCGCAGTACCTCGACGACGCGAAGACGCCGCAAGCGGCGCGTGTCGCCGGGGCGCTCATGAATATCGGAGAAGGGCGCGGAAGCGCCATAGACGCCGCGAAACTGTTCCGCGACTCGAACCTGACGCCAGCGGACCTAGCGCAGCGCGGTCTAACCCTGCGCGAGTCCAAAGCAGGCGAGGGCATGGCGCTCTCGAAGTTGACCGACCCCATATTCCGTCAGATCGTGGACGAAGAGATCACAGTGGCGCGCGGCGTCATCATCGGGAACATGTTGGGAGACAACCATCCGGCGCAGGAAGCGTTGGTAAAGCTACTGTCCGAGCGTCCCGACGTCACCAATCGGGGATTGGTCGAGCTGATCAAACTCGCCAAAGGTGCGCCCAAGAAAACGAAGTCGGAAGAGACCTTGTTCGGGACGGAAGAGGCCACGGTGAATCTCCTTCCCGAGATGGCTGGATTATCAGATTACGTCAAGCAGCGCATCTTGCAGGAGAAGAAACTGTTCGGCGCGGTCTCCTCGGAAGCGTCTGCGAAGCGGTTGAGCGAATCCGGTAACGTCATCCAAACCGACAAGAACGCCGAAGTCGCGCAATCGGCGCGGCAAGCGCAGGAGCTATACGGTAGACTAGCCTACAGCGCCGGCCCCATCAACGAAGCATTGCAGGAGGGAGCACGTGAACTTGCCGAAGGCGGAAAACCAGCCGAAGTCCGCGCCCGGACTTATGAGCGCGTCCGAGAGGCCCTACAAGAAACTCTCAGCGGAGGAAAAGGAACAAGTGCTGGCGTCGATAGTCCGAGCAGTGAAACTGGGACTGGCTCCGGGGTGGGAGATCTCTTCGGAAGGAACCCCGAAGCTGTCGCCACAGAAAACGCACGCGCCAATGAGTCCCGATCAGCCTCCATCCAAAAAGCCCAACTCGAAGCAGAGTTAAACGCCAAGCAGGGAGTGGCCGCTCCGGACATGGAGGGCAGCGCCCTCTTCTCCGGTAAGCCCATCGACGAACAACCGCAGCAAGCGCTGGATCTCTCACCAACCGAGACGCCGAATCCATCCCCGAAATCAATCGAGCCTCCCAGCGTCAAATCAGGGCGGAAGGACGGGACTGCCAAGGAAGTTCTGGGTCGATATGTTGACCCCATCGAGATTCTTCGGGATCGCGCGACCTCATCTCTGGATATTCACGGCAAACCAACCGGATGGCTGCGTGCCGAAACGGAGAACGGCGCGGTACTGATTCACCCATCTATGGACCGGGTTGTGCGGTTTGAAGCGAGCAACCAACAGAGCGGAACGGAGGTTCTCCGAGCGAGAACAGAAGCGTCCGCATTCGCCATCGACAATCCGATTGAGGCGAAGAGTCCCGAACTGAGCGGGGAGTTGGTGGTAAAGCCGATCTACTCGAAAGAGCCACCCGCGCCTGAGAATGCCAAGCCATCGGTAGCGGGACCACCCAAGCCTGCGAAGGCAGTACCAGTTAAGGTCACAGACAAGTCTGTTCGCGATTTCCCAGTCACAATCAAGGTTGCGAATGGTGTCATCACGGGAAGTCTTAGGTTAGCGGGAAAGACCTATCCGACTATCACCATCCCCGTAGATAAGTGGCCCACGGAGAAGACCGCGAAGCATTTTGGCAACCCGCGCTATGACCAGCGCCAGTTGGTCCGAGCGGAGATGGAGCGTGCGGGAGTAGCGTCATTCACCGAAGAAGGTGCGAAAAATGCGGAACGCATCGCTGATGCCCACGTCTCAGCTATTCTCAAAGCCCTTGCGCCTGCGGTAGCAGCGCCGCCGAAGGCGTCCCAGAAAGTCCCGAGCGGGCCAGCCTCGAAGGAGGTGATCCAACCCGCAGAACCGCCTAAGAAAGAGGCTCCCCGCTCGGGCAACGATGCCCCCAAGACCATCCTCGACATGACCCCGGATGAAGTCATGGCGAAGGCGCTGGAACAGTTCCAAGCGGCGAAGGCTAAAAAAAAAGTAGGCAACTTCCAGCAGAACGGGGGGGGTGAACCGCCTCCGTTTGAATTCCCTGCCTCGATGTCGAAGTCCGACATCGAGGAGTTTCAGGACTTCTTTAAGGGATGGTACAAGCAACAGATCGAGAGTATCATCGAAAGTAAGCAGGTTTCGCTCGGGGATGAGCGCCTCCAGCGCCACCTCGCAGCGTTTCCAGACCTGAAGGCCAAATATGCTGAAAATGCCCAATCCGCCCCGGTCGCACCGCCCACGCTCGGAACCGCCAAGCCAGCCACAGGAGCAGGTCCGGGTCATCCGCAACCCAACGCCGGAGCAGATCTGGGACTCGGAAGGCCCCTCCATGGAGGATCTGGCGCTGATGGACATGCTGCAAATAATGAAGCAGCATCCGGACGCTCACAAGAACTTCCAACTGGAAAAATATCCAAGCAAATAATCACGGTCGGGAACCCTCCGACTCTGGGCGCTTCCAGCGTTCCGAAGCCAAAGACCGCAACGCTGGCTCCGCATCAAGAACAAGCCGCCGCCGCCGCCGCCAAGGAGATCGAGACTGGCGGAGGGATGTTGAACGCGGGCGGCACGGGTTCCGGCAAGACGCCGGCCTCCGCCGCCGTCGCCAAGTATTTCCTCGATCAAGGAAAAGCCGTCTTTCTGGCCGGTCCGGCAGAGGTATTCAAGTTCCCCAAACCGAACTCGGATTGGCCCACGGGCTCCTACGAATTCTGGCTCAAAGAGTACGGCATCGCCCCGATCCGCTACCACGAGGGCATCACTAAGTTTGAGCCGGGAAAGTTCTACATCTCCACGTACGAGAAGTGCGGCACCGCTCCCGTGGACAAGAACACGGTGTTTATTAGCGAAGAGTCACACGCGGCCAAGAACATCGGATCGTCTGCCCGCTCTGGGATCATCACCCGGTTGGCCGACGATGCCCACGGCGTCCTATTCCTCACCGCCACGCCTGCCGACAAACCCTATCACATCGGTTATCTGAAGCGCATCGGCATCCTGGAAGGCCAGTCGGAAGCTGCCGCCATCGCCAAACTGGGCATGGAGTTGGTGGAACACGAGAACTCCAAGGGACAGACATTTACCCGTTGGGAGATTCGAAAAGGGTTCACCCCGGCGCAAGTCCGCAAGAACTTCACCGCGCTGTTCGGTCGCATGATCGAGCAGGGCAAGATGCGCAAAGAGGAGATTTCCCTTGACGGTCTCGACATCCACGCTCTGAACATGGTACTCCCCGCAGAGGGCAAGGCGGACCTGGACTTCATCGACAAAGCGATGATGACGCCAAATCCGGCTGTGCGCCTGATGCACCTGCGCCGCCAGCAGGAACCGTTCAAAGTGGCGAGCACCATCAAACTGGCGCAGAAGGAACTAGCCGAAGGTCGCAAGGTCATCATCTTCACGAGCCGGGTGAATCGCTCTGACGTTAAGAACAAGCACAAGCTCCGCAACCAGTATGGCGAGGTCGTGGACGAGTGGGAAGAAGTGATCTACTCCTCCGAAGGCACCGCGAAGACGCTCAAGGCGGAACTCATCAAGGCCGGGATCGACCCGAGCCGGATCGCGGAACTCCACGGAGGCGCGGAAGAGAAGGGCGCAGAGGCTATGCGCCGTTTCCAGGACAACGAAGCCGACATCGTGATCGCTACCGCGAAATCGGGTGGCACCGGTATCAATCTGGACGACACTACCGGGAAACACCCGCGCACGGTGGTCGTGATGACGCCTGAGTTCGATGCGATGTCCAATGTGCAATTACTGGGCCGCATCTGGCGCATGACTACCGAGTCCAAGGGCCGCGTCTTTTACCTGTTTGCAGACACCCCCATCGACCGATGGAATGCCAAAGTCTTCTCCGAGAAGATGAAAACCCTGTCCAGCATCGTACAGGGCGAGTCGAAAAAGATGGACGTCGGCGCGTATTACGGCGTGGACGAGCAGGACGCATTGAGGGAGTATCTGGCATCGGAGGCGAGCGGCGGAAAGTTCGAATCGACCGGGCGTAAGCAGCAGACGTTGACCGGCTCCATCTACGGAGACTACATCGAGTTCTTCGGGAACGACGCTGAAAAAGTGGCGGAGATCACCGGGGTGCCGATCCATACCGCCAAGAACGGCAAAGTGATCGCAGGCTTCCCGCAGTCGGAACAGCAGAAGTACGGTGACATGCTCTCCGACGCCGGGATCAAACTTGGCACCAAGTTTCGGGATTCGCAGAGCATGTGGCACCGTCGCACCAGAACGCCACCGCGCTTCCAGCGGACTGGCGAACCACCGTCCAAAGAGATGGAGAGCGAGCCGTGGCGGCACGAGTTCTCATCGACGCAGGTGAACCTGCCCGCGTCCCTTGCGTCCAAGGTCAAGGCGGAAGCAGCCAAGATTCCCGGAAGGGACCTCGCAGCCAATGGTCGGGAGACTGAGCCGCACGTTACGGTGAAGTATGGATTGCACACGAGCGATCCGGCCAAAGTGCGGGCGCTACTCGCGAACGAGCCACCCGTCACGGTAAAACTCGGGAAGACCTCGCTGTCCCAGAACGACGACGCCGACGTGGTGAAGATCGACGTGGACTCGCCGGACCTGCGCCGTCTCAACAAGAAGATCTCCGGAGCGCTCGAAGTCACCGACACGCACCCCACCTACAAGCCGCACGTGACCGTGGCCTACGTGAAGCCGGGGCGCGGAGAGCAGTACGCCGGAAGCGCCGCGCTGGACGGAAAGAACGTCACCATCGACCGGGTTAAGTTCTCGGGAAAGGACGGCAACAAGGTCGAGATCCCGCTAGGCGGGAAGGCGTATGCGCGCCCATCAGCCAAGGAGCCCGACACGAACACGGCGGAGATTGCGTTCTATGGGCATTCTCGCCTACAAGACGGATACGTGTATCGCGGATCTGAAGGAGAGGCGGAACTTCAAAAGATCCTGTCATCCGGGAAAATCGAATCCAGTGGTGAAACAGCAGCGAGGCTAAAGAAGACGCAGCACGCGGGGCTTACGTTTTTTAGTGATAGGCCAAGCATCGCGACCAGTTACATCGCTAAGCCCGGTTATCTGCTTGAGGTAAAAAAAACCGCTTCGTTGGTGCATGAAGGTGCTGGCGAGTTTTCATCCAAAACACCCATCCCCGCATCCAACATTGCTCGCGTACTCAGGATTGAGCATGATGCGGAAGGACCGTACGCGGTTGACGTAACTAACGAGGTGATGAAATCGCCCACGTCTGCGCGCATACAAGAGACACCGAAGCCTCCCGTTCGCGGTCCAAGTTTCCAGAAGACTACCGAAGCGGTGGAAGAACCGCCGCAACTCGCGCCCATGTGGTTCTCTCCGACCGCCAAAGCTCTGGAGGCGAAGATGCCTGCTGCTGCGTCTGCGGAGCAGGTCACAAACATCGTGCGTCAATTCGGAAAAGCCGATGAAGCGAAGTGGACCGGGCTGGACGACTGGCTGGAGAGCAAGAAAGGCCAGAAGGTCTCCAAGGCCGAAGTGCTCGACTACTTGAAGCAGAACGCGGTCGAAGTCAAGGAGATCACACACTCGCCAGCGGGCGGGAAGACTGGACCCGAGTGGGCGGAAGAAGCGCGGAGGTTGGAGCGCGAAGCCCAATGGCGACAGCGCAACGGAGCACCCGCAGCAGAGGTGCAGCAGATATGGGACCAGCACGCGGAAGCGGTGCGGCACTACGAGCAGGCAGAACGATACGACTTGTCGAAACAGATTGACTCCGTACTGGCGCGGAAGCAGAGTGATGGAAAATTTACGCTTTCCTACACTCCCAAGGGGTCAGGCGACTATGACATCGTTCCCGGCACATTCGAACCGAAGGACTTGGCAGAAAAGATCGTCACTGACGCGCAAACAAAACCAACAGGTGAAGCATTGGAATACTCTGGCCTAGACCTGAAGGTTGGTGGCTCCGGGATGGCTAGTTTCTACGATAAGATCCTCCCCGCCTACGCCAACAAGTACGCTAAGAAGTGGGGAGCGAAAGTCGGGACCGTGCGCGTCCCTGGAGAAGACGTAGTGGGGATGAAAGGAGTTCCCGCAAGATACCACGAACTCCACTCCCTCGACATCACTCCTGAGATGCGCAAGTCCGTGCTCTACGAGGGGCAACCGCAGTTCCAGAAGGCCGGCAATACCGCCGTCGCGGAGCCTCCGAAGGCGCTGCGCGCTCCGTCCGGCCTTAACGACAACCCGGTCCTTCCGACCGACAAGCCCATGGACATCTTTGGGAAAGCCGACTTCCGCTACCGCGATAGGGCAGGAGCGAAGCCTGCGCATCTCTTCATTAATGACGCTGCCATGCGGGTGCTGCGCGCCGCGTTCTCCCACATCAATGAGACACCGGTTCCGAGCTTTGGCGGTGTCCACATCACTGCCGAAGATGCCACGTCTCTCTCTGGTCTGCTGCGGGAAGATCCGTACCCGAACATGACCAGCGAGTCCCGGAGCGCGCTCATCCGGTTGGCCGATGCTATCGACCACGCCATCAATACCAACGACGAGCACGGGTTTGTCATGGTCACAACGGAAGGGCAAACGCTGGCAAGCGTCAAGGGCGCTTTCCGGCATGAGATACAGCACCGCCATCAAGCGGCCATCGGGAAGATGTTTAATTACGAGTCCATGGAAATCCACCCGCTCTACCGCCGCGCATCGCAGCGGTTGGTAGAACGCTACGAGTACGAGCAAGACCCGGACACGCTGGTCCGAGAAGTGATGGCGGATGGGATGTCTGGTGGCTATGCCCGTCTGGGGTTGACGTTGGAGGAAGACATTTCCCTGATGTCCGATATGTTGCAGAAAGTCTTTGAACACCACGGAGAGAGGGTCTATGATTTCTACAGGTATGCCAGCCCAAGAGTCCGATCCGGAATCCTCGCAAGACAGCATAACGTGGCCGAAGGAGGCAGTGAACCGAGCCAAGGCGCAGGCGAAGGAGCAGTTCGCAAAGCAGGCTCGGGTCAACCACCTAGCCGAAGTCTTTCAAGAGAAAGGGCCAAAATCCTTCGCGGAGGAAATGCGCCAGATGTACGGTTCAAAAAAGTAGTTGAACCTCCGCGCAAATAAGATCCTCAATCGTCCAAATTGATCCGGCGCACGGGACGCAGCGGAGGGATCTCCGGTTCTGGAGACTTCGGCGGTTCCAGTACGCTCGACGCAGAGTACTGGATGCGTCCACCAATTTCTCCGGATTCGGAAGCGGAAGCCGTTCGGATAAAAAAGGCGTCAGCCGCTAAAGTCACTCCGAACGGGGATCTCCGACGCAAAGCGTCAAGCCAAACCGAAGATTGGCTCAGCGTTACGAGTTGCCCTGGGATTTCCGGCACAGGGGCATTGCGAGTTTCTTCTCGTGCCCGGTTGCGTCCCTGCTCCATGGCCGCGTTGAGTTCTTGCCCCGAAGTGCTGTTCGCCGCGAGACGTTCCGCGTCGATCTCCCCGATGATCTGGCCGATAGTGCGGCCCACCTGTTCCTGGTTCCATGGTCCCAAGCCCCGCGCCTGTCGCGCTTCTCCTTCGCTCATGCCGCCTCCCTTGAATGTTCCCAAACTATCCTCGCTCAGTTACCTTCTGCAAGCAGAACTCCCAGTACCGGTCATTCCATCCGCCTTCCGTGCAAATTGGAATGCTGCGTGATGAGAGGCTCCTAAAACCGCTGCGGCAGAACAGGGCGTGCCACATTTCCCACCCGAGCACCGAGAAGTGCTGGCGGTTCTGCTCGTGGCGGCTGTCGGTAGCAGGGCAAGGAACCTCCACGTAGAGATACCCTCCGATGCACAACGCCCGATTGATCTTAGCCAGCATGAAATATGGGATCGGGCTGTGTTCCAGTATATGCCGAGCCCAGATCGCGTGGAAGTACCCAGGCTCGAATTCGGCCTCGTGCATGTCCACGCAGGAGATAGCAAACCCTTCCCCGATCAGGCTCTCAAACTCAACCGGGTTCGCTGTCAGCCCGGTCGGGAAATGGCCCGCCGCCCGCATCAAGCGCAAGGATTCTCCATTCCCGCATCCGAGATCGAGGATGTTGGCCGGGAGCGGCAGGTCGCGGCACTGATTCAAAAATTCACGCCACTGCCGCTGAATCAGTTGCCGGGAGCCTTCGTTGTCCGGCTCTGGGTAGATATCTTCCCGGCAGTGCTTCAGAAACAGCGCGAGTTCGTCAGTCATGGTTCCTCACCCGAACCATTACCTGCCCATTTTCTTGCCGGGTCCCGCCGTCGTTTAGGTACAACTCTTGTGCGTTCACTTTCCTTCCTCTGACGTACGCGCGCATACGCGCGCAATGTCCATAAACTGCTTCGCTGCGCCGTCCCAAGTGAAGTTGAGCCGCATCCACTGGCGTGCCAGATCCCCCATCTCGCGGTACTCGGCGTCGCCCCGGTGTCTGTAGCACCACTCCAGCGCCTCAATCATCTCTTCCACGTCGGACTCGTACCACGTATGGACTCCGGATGTGAGCACGGGAGTCTGCTTGTACAGCGGCAACACCCCCTCGTCAATTACGTCCTCGTGCCCGGTGTTATTACTGGCGATGCAGGGTATCCCGCAAGCCAGCGTCTCCATGAGCCCTAGATTCGTGCCGCCTTCGCAGCGGCTGGCGAACAGGCCCACGTCGCAGTTGTGGATGTACTCGGCTACCGCCGCCCCGTTGGGCACTTGCCGGATCGGGATCACCCGGTCAAGTGGGATGCCGTTGCGATGCAGGGTGTCGTGGATGAAGTTGACGCAGGCGTAGGGGCTGTTTGTGCATAGTGACAGGTTCAGTTCGAGCCGTGACTGTGCCAGCGTCTTCATGGTCTCCGGCCATGGGTTGTACCACATGGGCAGGAGCCGAACATTGTCGTGCCGCTGCATCATGACGCGCACCGCTTCGATGACTAGATCCGTGCCCTTGCGGTACTCGATCTTGCCGCCGCTGTAGATCACGAAGTCATCCCGATAGCGGGTTCGATTCGCGGGGGTGAATGCGCTGAACTGCTCATAGTCCACGCCCTGCGGGATGTCCGACACGTTCTTGAGCCCCGCGTTGCGGAGAATCTGCGCACACCACCTGCTGCCGCCGACGATGTGGTCGAAGTAGCGTTCCCCGTTGGGCACGTACCGCTTGACCAGTTCGTCGTCTTCGATGAAGGCGTAACCGATGTTGGCGACCGAACTTGAGATATTCGGTCGCAGCGGCAGTAGATTGACACCCTGGATGGCCTGGAGCACCGGATTGCCCACTATGAGTGGGAATTCGAAATCCTCGATAGGGGTTGCGCCGGGGATGTGTTTCAGCAGTTGCGTCCCGCAGACGCCCCATCCATGGAAATCGCCCGTAGGCATAGCAACGTGTATCACTCCGCCCTCCGTGACGTTGCCCGAAAATTTCCGGAGACGATAACTTCCTTCACTGCATCTGGGCAACGAGAGCAGCGGAAGTAGAGGTGAGACGCTCCGTGCAGAACCGGCATGAAACTATCCGGTTCTCCTTGCAGCGTCGTGGTGGTCAGCGGGGAGACGTAGCTAAACCCGCATTCCTGCCAGTCATGAAACCCGAGCCAATGCAGCAGACCGATCCACAGTTCCTTGAGCATGAGCGTATGATCCTGTGCGAATTAGGTAGGTGATCTGGTTACGGCAAATCGCGCGGAATTTGACGCCTTCCGCCCGCGCCGTTTCGTAGAGATAAGGCAAATTGGGTAAGTAGTCCGCTCCGAAGTCGATCTTGAGCGCGTGTCCTTTGGGCACCAGTGATAGCCTGCGCATGACGCTCGGCCAGAACCCCTTAACCGGGCGCACCGAAAACCCATGCGGAATTTCAGCGGGCCGGACTAACTCTACTTCTGGATCAAGGTCTTGCGTCTTACGATTGCGAAGCACCTGCCGCCGCTTGGATAAGCGGATGCAGGCTCGACAGCGGCGGTGGCCGTTGTAGTATGTGCAGTTGTCCTCTGTAAAGGGATGCAGCCCCTTACGGCAGACGGTTAACAGCGGTGGGGATTTACGCGGCATAGTCTTCCACCTTTAGGCACGCGATTGCCCCCCTTCACCAACTGGGGCTACCATAGCCCGGAAATGGCTTTCCTCGTTATAGAACTCCGGTCCGCCCGCCACATCTACGCACCACACCAGTGGCTCATCGCCTCCGGTTGTCACACGGGTGACTCGGCATTTTTGTTCCGTACCCCCAGGATTCCAAATAAAACGCATTCCTGGCTTAATCTGGCCGTTATACCAATGGCTGATTATTGGCAACCCAGAACCGGCCTCGTACGCCCACAGACCCGTGGCATTCAAGCCCTGATTAGCCCGTTCTTGAGTGGGCTTATCGTTCACCGCCCATGCGGAAATCCATTCCGAAATTAGGACCTTCTGTTCTTGCTCAGGCACGCGCTTCGCTCCTTTCCTCCACCAGCGCCGCGAGGTCGGCGCGCACGCGCTCAATCACCGGTTGCCAATTGTCCAGCCCGCTAGACCGGAAGATCTTCATAGTCGGATACCAGTTGGTCTTCTCTCCGCGCAAACCCCAGCGCCAGTCCGGGTTCGATGCGACCAACAACCACACGGGCTTGCCCATCGCGCCGGCGAGGTGCGCGATAGCGGTATCGACCGTGACGACCAGATCCAGTTGCTCGATTGACCTAGCCGTGTCCACCCACGAGGTCAGCGCGATCCCGGAGTTCAGGTTGCCATTCAGAATCGGCGCGGCGTTGGCCCCATCTCCGAGCCATTGCAGCGAGTATCCGTCGATGCCCTCGACCGAGGTGAGTGCCAGCGCATCTTCGGATCGGTGGATCGAGCGGTAGCGGTCATTCGGATGCTCCGGATTTCCAGCCCAGCAGAAGCCCACGTGCGGAGCATCCCCTGGAAGCGGAACCGGATCTTTGGGTATGCGCACATACGCCAACTGCGGCGAAGGTGAACGCCATTTCCACAGGAGCGGGAGAGACATGGCCGGGACCCAGTAGTCGAAATCGGTGTCGTCGGGAGAAGCAATACTGCCAAAAGGCAGCGCCCAATCGAACAGCGGAGTCAGCGCTTTCGCGTGAGTTTCGGGAAGGGACAGGCTGACGGTCGCGCCAGCCCAACACAGAATCTCAGTGAAGCGCACGAACTGGATGCAGTCTCCGATTCCCTGTTCGAGAACCAGCAATAACCTCTTCCCCCGTAACGGAGAATCTCCCGCCCATCTCGGGACCCCTTTGGCCGGGATGACAGGCGTATGCGCCAATCGGAACTCATATTCCGGAAGTCCTTCCTCCCAGTTTCCGAGCGTCAGATTCGCCATAGCCCGCATGGTGCGGAGCGACGGGTCTAGCGGGAAGAGTTCAATCGCCTTCGACCACCACTCCAGGCTGGCGGAAAAGTCCCCGAGGATCTGGAGTAGGTGCGCCTTGCGGCGGCAGAACGACGGTTCTTTCTGGTCCAGGAACAACGCCTGCTCGATGTGCCCGTAGGCGTCGTAGATCTTGCCTCGATGAAAGTCGATTTGGCAGAGCGTGGCATGAGCCCAGGCGCTCTGGGGGTAGAGTTCCAGGAGAGTCTTCGCCATGCGTTCGGCTTCGGCATAGCGACCCCGCATAGGCAGGAGCGTAGTTAGCCCCTTCAGCGCGGGCTCATATTCAGGATCGAGCACCAGCCCTTGGCGATAGAAGAATTCCGCTTGTTCCGGTCGCTGCGAATTGCGGAAATAGTCCGCTGCTTCAACGTATGTTTGTGATGAGATTGGGTTCATTTGGTTGGCTCCGGGATTGTGAATTGGGAGTTAAGAAGCTCGCCTTTGTACCACTCAGGAAGGCCAGAAACTACCTTACGCCGGATGTGCGGCCAAGCCCAGGCGTACAGCTTTTCTTTGATCTCGTCGGCGCATTCCTTCTCGATGTCTGCTGGAACCTCTTTCATGAGGGAACCGATATCTTTCGGAGAGCCCTCAAGCGCGCCGATCTCGGTCAAGTGCAGCACGGCCTTGTTCCACCGAGCAGGGGTGCGATATGACGCTCCCAGCAGATCGAGGATGTCGTTCTGCGAAGGGTTTGTATTCTTCCACTCTTTCGTGTGAACCTCTTTGAACGCTTCGCTGACGAACTTCCCCATGAGGCATTTCTTGTCCTTGCCGAACAGGTTGTAACTGGAGGGCTTAACCACCACGCCTTCGATCTTCTGCCCACCGAGCACACTCTCCCTATCCAAGAAGGCGCGGAATTCTTCCACATTGGCGATAGACCCAGTGTGTAGCAGCGGAACGCACTCCAACCCGATCCGTTCCGCTTCCATCTGCTTGTCGGAGTACGACAAGTAGGACTCTTCCCCTGTGCTCACGTCGAACAGTATGACGTTCCGTTTGGGGATTCGGTCGTACGCCAAAGCATTGTGTTTGGGCTTGGCGAGGTACTCCGCGCGATAGGTCCAACCGGGATGCAGAATTGGCGCGAGTTCCTTGACGGTAGCCACCGCCGCCGTGAACATCTTCTCTGGAGCGTCGGTAATCATGACCGCGCCCTTGGACCGAATCATGATCTCGCCGTCCTCTGTGGTCCCCCAAGAGAACTGCGACCCGTCAATTTTTTCTTCCACGTTTACGGGCACGGTGAGTAGGTCCGCGATGTAGCGGTGCCCGAGATTGTATATGGATGGATAGCTATGCCAACTGTTCATCGAGTTCACAACTCCTCCACTGTGATCCAGCATCCCGGCGTGTCTAGGGTGTAGTCTTTGCTTACCGTCTGCCGCACCACTTGGGCATCGTCACGCCATACGATGCCGGTCAGCGAATCTTCCGTTCCCCTAGCGAGCTTACTGCCATCTGGCTTTGTGGTCGGATATTTGGGCGCGGACGCCAGCAACCCGCGCTTCCCGAAATGGCCTTTAGGTCGCGGAAGCAGGAACCTGAACGTGAACTTCAGTGGCCCTTGCAGCGGCGACTTGCAGGCTTCCGACGCACACAGCGCCACGCTTGCCCGCCAGTCTTTGTTCTTTTTGCAGTCCTCCGTGATGATGACGCGCCGCATCTTGGCGTTATAAAAGCCCTTCTTGCTGCCTCCGGGTCGGGGGATTCCGGGAACGAAGAAACGCAACACCGGGGGGCTGTCTGTGTCTGCTTCCTGCCAGTCCACTGTTTCGTCGAGTATATTCATGCGTGCGCTCTCCTTTCCTTGCGTTCCCGAGAATGGTATCGGGCGTGGCACCGAAAGCACTCCGCTAGAATGTTCTCCAGGGTGTCCTTGCGCCCATGTGAGCGGAACTCCCGATGATGATGCTGGAGCGGAACGATCTCCCCGCAGCCTTCGCAGCGATACCCGGCGCGTTTATCAATCAATCGGCAGAGCCATCTCCAATGTGACTCCAGTAAGGCTTCCAGGCCCGCGTTCAGGTCTCTCTTTACGGCGCGACCAACCTCCGTGCCGTCCGCGAGGAACAGTCCGACGATCAGCCCGTCCGGATTGTTGCCCAGGACGCGGAATTCCTTCTCAGTGATGGACTCCAGATCTCGGACTGTCACGATTGGTCCTTCCTCTGCGCTTTCTGCGCGTGGCGATAAGCTCTCTCGATCTTCTTCCGGTAGGACCGCAACGTTTCCTCGACCGAGAACAAACACACAGCCCCGAGGTAGAAGTCCCCTGGTTTGCTGCGGTACAGGTCCGGCAAGGGGGACCTCCCGCGCCACAGGTTATTGGAGCGGCCACACCAGTCTTTACCTAGTCGGACTTCGATGTAGATCCGGGGCTTGAAGGGAACGTCCTCGCTCACGCCCGCGCCTCCTGTGGTGTTTCTATGAATTCCACCTCGTCCGATACCGGAAGATCCACGATGTTCCCGGCGTTCGCCTGTGCCAGCCATTCCAACTCGCACTCTTCAATGCAGCGGCACAGGATCGCTCCCCACTCATCCGTCCCGCAGTACGCCTGCATCCTCGCGTCGGACAGGAACCCCGTGATCCGGTCGTACTGCGTTCGTGTGAGCTTGTCGAGCAGCAGCGGTTTGTATTGGAAGTCGGTTTCTTCTAGTCCCGATTTCTGCATGACGGCGACCTGGACTTCTCGGAGCGTGTGGCTAGTGGCGTAGTCGATCCACTGGTCGCGCTTGGGGTCGTCGTCCCCGGTCACGCGGGCAATCCGCGCCAACTTCTGGAATCCGAGCCGCGCCGCCAGATCCGGAGAGAGCGAGGTGGAGAAGCGGCTGGCGATGCGCTTGGCGTGATAAGCTTCCCCTCGCGCGATTCCCAGTTGCTCCGGGATGCAGCGAGTCATGAAGTCATCGAAGGTGCGGTAGCCCTTGTCTTTATAGAGGTCGGGATGGTCTTCGATGACCATAAGGATTCTGCCAACCAGGGGCTTCAAGCGGGCTTCGGATTCCCGCAGGCGCTTCATGGTCTTCACGCAGACAGTCAGGGCCTTCCATAACTCGTCCAGGTTGATGTCGAGAGGGATCACCAAGTCGATGGCGGCGGACTGCGAGAGCAAGGCGCTCAATAGTTGCCGCTCGGAATCGTCCAGGATGTCAGCCAGCAGCACGTCGCTGGTCGTGGCAAGTGCGAGAGTATTGGTAGACATGATGGTTCTCCTTACTGGATCTTTTCGAACGGCAGCGTCAGACGGGCGATCCAGGCTTCCACATCGGGCGCGTGCTTGGGGTCTTCGCCCAATTTGTTGTAGTGGGCTCCCATGTGGTGCCGGAACTCAGCCAGCAGCAACTCGCGGTCTTCGTCGTTTGAGCACTCGGCATTGACCATCGCCGCCGTCTTTGGACCCAGAATTCCGTCCACAGTGGGGGAGTAGCCCAGATCGTATAGCGTGTCTTGCAGGCAACGGATCGGAGTCCCAATGCCGTTGATGACGCACTGGTCGAACATCAGACCCCGCACCAGCGGGTCATGGATCAGCGACACGTGCGCGGCCTGCCAGAAGTGCTCCCAGTAGATAGCCTTGGCCTGCGGAATGGTTAGATGACGGACGTAGTTGATGTCCGCGTCGATACCCAGACTTCGCAACAGTCTGAGGGTGATTCCGTATTTGACGACTTCCCCTGTGCGCCTGACGAAGGCGAACCCGCCTTCGCGTGAGATCGTGACTTCTATGGCGGTTTCAAATTCCGGCGAATACGTTTCTGTTTCCGTTTCAGCCATTGCTTCTTCTCCGTTCCCGACGTAAACTGTAAGCGTCTGTGACGTGTGATGCTTCTGTGTGCTCCTGAAAAGGCCCGCCTCACTCGTCCGGGGCGGGCCTTGCCTCACTCTCCCAATGGCTCCCCATCATAATTCTCAAAGCGCAGCATCGCGCCATTGAACCTCAATCGCACTTCCCCGATCTCTCCTTCGCGCTGCTTGGCGACGAGCAACAGCCCGTCCGGGTTGGGCGGTTCGCCCTGCTTCTGGTACATCCCCGGTCGATGCACGAACACAATTACATCACCCACCTGCTCGATGTAGCCGGACATATACAGGTCACTCAACTGCGGACGCTTATCCACGCGCGTCTCCGCCGCGCGGCTCAACTGCGAGATCAGTAATACGCAGATTCCTAATTCTTTGGCGAGTTGCTTCATCCCAATGGCGATTTCCCCGAACATCGTGTTCTTGTCGTGCATCGGCTTCACGGAGCGCATCAGTTGTAGAAAATCGACGATCACGAGTTTCAGACCGTACTTTTTGCGATGCCGCCGTGCCACGGCGGAAAGATCCGGTAACGTGAGCCCCCGCGAAGAGTTGATCCGCAGTTCCGGCCTCCTGGCCCACTCCGTCACGAGTCGTCCAATGCGTAGGACATCGAGATTGGAGACAAATCCCCTGCGGACTTCTTTTGCCAGCAGCCCTAATTCTGCGATCACGATGCGGCGGTAGATAGACTCCGTGCTCATTTCATGCGAGAAGAATAGCGTCTGGTGCCCGTTACGTGCCGCATACGCGCCGATCTGTCCGGCCACTAGAGACTTCCCTTGGCTCGGTCGCGCAGCTACGATAACGACTTCTCCTGCGTGGAGCGCGTGGACCAATTCGTTCAGTTTTGGCCACGGAGTCTTAATACCTGGGTTGTTGATGTAGGGGTTGATGAACTCATCGAGTCCGCTCGGCAGGGATCGAATCGTCTCCATCATCGTGAGCGATCCGTCTTGCTCCGTGTCGGCGTCGGCTTCGATGCGGTGCAGGTAATCGTCGGTCTCTGTGATGATCTGCTGCACCGGTTGGCCGGAAGCGGACTGCGCCTGAATGCGCTGCGCCAGCGCCATCAGTTTACGGCTGGTGGTGCAGGCGTGCAGAATGCGGACCGAGTTGTCCACATCGACAGGGTTGGCGCTTGCCGCCCCGATTAGCGCGTCCAGATATCCCGGTCCACCGATGCGCGGCAGAGAGTTCTGGCGCTGAAGTACTTGGATGACAGAGTTGCGCTCGATGGTGAGACCGTTATCGAGAACCTCCGCCAGTACTCCGTATAGCGCCCGATGCCGCTGATCGGTAAAGTCTTCCCCGCGTAGCACCCCGCGCATAGACGGGAACGCCTCGGGGTCCGAGCAGGCCGCTCCAAGCAGCAACTTTTCGAGAGCTACGTTCTGACTGGCATACGATCCATCTCCATAGGTCTCAACGACGTCGGTGACGGTTTGGGCGTACTCTGAGATGTCTTCGGATGAGGGCATGTGCGGTCGGCGTCAACATCAAAAAGATTAAGAGCAGTAAGAAATTCACGGGGAGTCACCCCCGCTTCCAGTAGGGACAGGAACGCGAGATCCCAGTCTTGTTGATTGCGCTGGTCGGCCTTCCGAGTCACATACCGGGAAATCATTGGCCCGGTCCAGGCGGGTAACCAGTAGGCGGAAGAGGGCTTGTTCCAGTATGCGCGCGTACGGAACAAGGCAAACAACTTGGCGCGGGAGGTGGAGGTGAACGCCTCCAATTGCCCGTGCGCGATGGAGATCAGGGAGTCGAGTTCATAGGCCCGGTCGAAGCGGAGTGCCCATTGGTAAACGTCCGCGCCGGGTTGCGGATGGTTGCACAGCCAGCGGCAGACCTTCACGTGGGCGTCGGTGAGCGCCCAGAAGATGCCCTCGTACGCGTTGTGCATCTTCTGTACCCACCCTCTGAACGCCTCTGCCTCGTGGCGGCTCTGCTCCAGTAACCGCTTGCGCCGGAGCCATTCCTCTTTACTCTGGTGCTTCAGGTCCACGCCGGCGAGGTCGGCAATGTACTCCGCCGCCTCACGCTTGGAGCAGTTCTGGAGCCCCATCACGAGATCCAACTTGGTCCCGCCGTGGTTTGAAGCGAAACACTGCCATACGCCCTTGCGCTCGTGGACAGAGAACGCCGACTTGTTCCGGGTGACGTTGCAGACTGGGCAGGCGGATCGTCCCTGCCGCAAGGGGTCGCAGCCGAGCGAAGCGAGTAATGTCGCAAAGCTCACCCGGTCGGAGATGTCGCGGAAGGGGGTGGCGGAGGTCATGCGATGCCCCCTTTTTGTGTCTGTTCTGCCCGGTACTTCGCCTTGAGATCATTGAGCCACGCTTCCCAGGTGTCCAGTAGCGCTTCCGCCTGCTCATCGTAGTGCTCATTCACTACGTCGAAAGTCCCAGGTTTCATGCACTTAGGCCAACTGGCCCGGAATTGCTTCTCCTGCTCGATGTAGTCCTGGTAGTTCTGGGTTAGCGTGAAGAACCGCAGCAGCGCATCGCGGCGCTGCGCGATCCGGTACATGCGCATTTTCCCGGCGTCATCGAGCACCTCTGGGCGCTCCCAGAGTTTATTCGAGACGATCAGGTCGTAGTCGGGATGGCCCTTGTATGGCTCGGAGTGATCGACCTCCGGAACGGGGTCGGCAGGCGGCGGTCCTACCACGAAATCATCCGGCAGTGCCCAGTCATACACCCCATTTAGGAGTTTCTCCCATTGTTTTGAGAACCAGGGGAAGGAGATCGCCGTGGTGAACCGACTCTCGGGGTTCTCCCGCTGGACCGCCAGAGCGTCACATTTCGACAACAACTCGTCCAAATTCTCCGCGATCAGGGGCTCGCGCGTCAGCGCGTCCCACTCCCGCAGCCAACTGGACACCTTGGTCGCGTGCGGAACCCGCTTATTCCAGGCTTCCGCCAGTTCAGGTAATCCGGTCCGTTGGGCCGTTTTAGCCTCCAGGACCGTTTCAGGGGTGGGGAGCGCCAGGGGAGGGGGCGTTCGTTGCACTGGGGTGACCGGGCGCGGAGCCGGAGGGGTTTTAATCGCAGGTCGCGGGTTGGAATCCTCCACCCGGTCGAGGTACTTCTGCTTCTGGGACAGAAAGACCTTGATCGGCCATCCCTTCGACCGCAGGAACTCGCTGCTCTCGGAGAGGTACAATTCCACAGCCGCCAGTAGCGCCCCGCTGTGCTCCTCGTAGGCTTCGTAGGCTTCCGCCAACTGCTGTTCGGCGTGCGCGTTCGCCTTCGCCTTGAGATTGTCCAACTTCGCCCCACGGCAATTCCGGTAAGCCAACTTCAGCCCCATTAAGAAGTCGTCATACGAATCACATGAAGGAACGTTAATCCCTGGGGACGCATTGCAAGGCTCACTCTCAGCAGCCTGCTCGGTAGTGGTGGGTTGGGTTTGAGGAATTTCAGTCTCAGAGACAGTATGTTTTAGGTTTTCTTTAAGAAGATCCTTTCTAACGCGGCAGGAATCTGCATCATCATGCGGCAGGTTTCTTCCATAGTGGAAGGTTCCTGCATGACTGGAGATTTCCTCGGTTTTCTCAGTCATGCAGGTTTCCGCACAACTGCAAATCTCTTCATCTTTGCGGGTATCCGCAGAAGTGGGGATTTGCTTGGAGAAACATGGATGCTCTAGAAACTCATAGACATTAGAAGTCCCAAAACGTCGTCGGCTACGGATAAAGCCATCGACTTCGAGATCCTTTAAGTGGGCTCGCGTCTGTCGGATGCAAAGTCCGACCTCTCTGGATAGGGTTGCAATCTTCGGATATGCCAGTCCTTTACGGCCCGCATACCGACCGAGCCGCATATAGACGCCTTTGCACGGCCACGAGAGCCCCGGATAACTCGCCACCTCTGGCGGCAGGTGTAGGCACCACCCCTTCGTGAATGGGTTAAAGATCTCTCCGCTCATTCCGCGCCTCCTGCTTTCGCTAAAGGAGGGGTCACGCGGGGAAAACCAATTTCCCCATCGAAACATGGGTGGTGCAGGAAGACGTAAAGGTTGGATGCCCTGAAGCGGCGCTGGACAGATATAAACCCTTCCTTCTCCAACTCCTGAAGGTGAGTCCTTGTCTGCCGTTCCCCGAGACCAACCTCTTCTCCAAGTTCAGTTACGTTCGGGTAGGCGAAGCCTTTCTCGTCCACGTATCGGCTGAGCCGACCGTAGATAACCTTAGCCTGTGCGGAGATCCCACGGTAGCGAGCCACCTGCCACGGGATTACTACCCAGTCATGTTCGAATGGATTGAACGTGGTTGAAGTCATCAAACCAATCCCTCGACCACCTTGTCCCAGTCAACAGCGGTAGTGCTCCAGTGGAACTCGGCATGGCAGTTGGCGCAGATCCGTACAGTTTTCCTTCCGCCCTGTATTTTAGGTATGGGATGGTGGTGCCTGTGTAGGCCGACCGACTCGCAGCCACAGAACGCACAGACCTTTGTGTTCAATATCCCCGTGAAGTCAATCAACTGCGGGGCCTTCATGGAAAGGATACGGGCCGCTTCCTCTCGTGAAACGTGAGGGGTGTGATGAAATCGTCGCTGCTTTGCCCCACGCCGCGACATTAGTGTCTGTGTTCCCATATTTCGCCTCTATCTTTGCCTTCGCTGTGATTCCACCCTATTCTCTACAAGGGAGCCAATTTTCACCGTCAGGAATGCAGCTTGCGGAGTGGCGGAATATGGAAATCGACTCCGCAAGCCCTGGTTCTAGATACCTTTGTATACACTTATACGCCCTTATTTCGGATATTGGAACCCTATTGCGCAAGAATGACTGAAATTTAATAATAGTGGGCTTCTATTACCACAACTGCGGGGGATGTGTGTGCGTGCCGGATGTTTTAGGACGGAGGAAACAGAGCAGGCTAAAGCAGGGGGAGTGGAGGCGGACCCATGGATTCCGGGTCCGCCCAGGTCTCAACCGGTAGGGTCTTCGCGGTGGCGTTTACGCAGGTGCTCTGGGACCATTCCGTCCGCTTTTATCTTCAGGTCCTCCAGCGCGTCCATGTAGCCCTTGGTGTAGACTTCCCGGTTTATGTTCGTCATCCGGGGATTGTCCATTCGTACGATCACCCCAATGGCTCGGCGCAGCAACTCCGAAGTGGTGATATTGGCAGTTTTGGCGAAGGCCCGGTACTTGTCCATGACGGAGCGGCGCACCCGCAGGCAGGCGAACACGGGAGGATCAGGGTCGGATGACTTCGGGCTGTAGTGATGCTTTTGATGAATGCGCTGCACCTCTTCGTCGGACAGAATTCCGCTTTTTAGATCCTGGTTCTCTGACATACATATCCTCCTACTTCGATGTTACTCGGGAGCGCAAGACATATGCGCGCGTACGTGACTTATTTGCTAAATGTCTCCAGAATAGAGGACTTGACCTTTAGTTCTGCGATCCGGCGCTTCACAAACTTGGAATCCATCCAGGTTCCATACGGCGTCCGCGCCCAGGATTCAATTCCATACTTCTCGCCGGCCCAGGCTTTGGCCTGTTCAAGCGTTCCTGCTTTGGCCGTCCTGCCATATACGCCAAATTCCTTGTTGCCATGGGCGTACCAAGGCGCAGTTGGATCTGTTTGATGCCCTATCCGAAAGATGGTAAAGTGCGCACCATGTACTCCGCGCCCATTGTCTGCCGGGGAGTATTCTATGCATACGTTCCCCTTTCCAGCGAAGGCGTGGGCGTTGTAGATTCGTAGGCTCTTGAACTGAGTTTACTCATATAACTCCCATCCCCCGCGTGAAATCTGGAAGTGGGGAAGGCCCGTCGTCGTAGAGTGGGCACCAGATATGATGCACTTCCCCGAGGTTGACATGGTTGGCGCGCTTCGGAAGCACGATGTAGGCTTCCCGCAGCGGCCCGAGGAAGATCTCCTTGACCTGCATGACATCTTCCCAGGAGGGAAGCACCTGTGTCGATCCACTCGGAGACCACTTCGAGAGGGATAGGTGCAGCCACATGCGACTGTCCAATTGACGGGCGGAGGAGATCAGCACTTTCAACCGACGTCCCCACTGCGGCTCGTAGGCGTATGCGACTCCATCGTATCCCCATCCCTCGCACCTCCAATTAGGAGGGAGTTCCTGCGGGAAGAGTTTGCGCAGATCGTCTGCGGGTACGTATTCGAACTGGATGTTCAAATTCGGATGAAATTCCGTGATAGTCTTGATTGTCTCAGCCATCCTACTCTCCTGGTAATACTAAATCGCAGTCCCATAGGCCAAGCGATCCCTTGAAACCACGGTGAGCCGCTTTCGGTAACAATAACGCGCAGGATCATCTTCCTGATGATGGCTCCTCGCACTAAATCCACTGGTTGCGGAATTGCTTCCGCCAGCGCCGGATCAAACCGTGCCACAAATGCTCGGGCATCTTCGTATTCGCTCCTAGTCATCCCCTTGGACGCGTGAATCCAAAGTTCTCCCCGGTAACTAGTGGCCCAGTCCCGGTTCTCGATGTCCTTGGTGCCGTGGATCAACAGCCACGCCCCCGGTTGCCGGACGGTCAAGCAATGTATCATCGGCTCCTCTTTGGTAAAAAAGCGATCCAAGCGCAGATGGTTACGACGGCAAAAGCACCGAAGGCTAGTAAGTCGATCATCTCATCTGACCCGTCTCCAGTTGTGATTTATTCGGTTGCTGACATCTCCACGAGTGTAAGTCGCCTTCACAAATGCGGAGAATTGCTCATACGTGGGGATGCGCTGACGCAACTCCCGATCTACTTTCCACAGCAGTCCTACCTGCTTGTCGCTAGGAGCCTCGCGCCTCCATCCGGCATCTGACTTCAGGATCACCTGGACGTCGGGAGGAACCCGCTGGTCGATGTCGCGCACCGCAGCGTCCAGTGACCTGAATTTACCCATGGGATAGCGAACTCCATTGGCGCTCCTTGATGCCTCCCATTGGCCCAGTAGGTTCTGCTTCACAGAGTAACTGGCCTTCTCTGGCAAGATTAGCACGTACCCTCCGGTCGGTCCGGTCATCCAAGTGAATGGCGAGACGCCACGCAGGGCCTCCGGAACGGTAGGAGTTGCCAGAAGATCGACCGATTCCACCATAGCCCGCAGGCTTGTGAGGTCAGTAAACAGGGCGGGGTCCACGCCGCGCGCCTTGGTGGTCAACTGCTCGACTTCTTCGACTGTCTCCACGACGTCTTTCCCGCGCGCATCGAAGTCCGGGCGCAGCCCGAACAGGGTAGGAATCGTGTTTAGCCGATGCCGTCCGCAGACATCTACGAAGTCTAGGATAATCGCGTAGGGCTTGATCCACCCAACCCAACGGGCCAGTTCCTCGGGAGCCGGATACGGACGCAACAAGCGCCCGATGGACTGGGTATACATGAGCCCGGATTTGGTCGGGCGGCACATCAGGCCCACGGACGCCTGCGGAACGTCCGTGCCCTCCAGTAGCACTTGGCAGGATACGAGGATCTGTAGCTCGTAGTCTCTGAATGCCTGGAAGTATGCGGCTCGCAGGTCGGGCGGGGTGTCCCCAGAGATTGCTGCTGCCGGGATACCCGCATCGTTGAAGGCTTGCGCCAAGTCGATGCTGTGCTGCACATCGACAGTGAAGGCAAACGCCTGCATCCCTTCGCCACGTTTCTGATATTCGCTTACGATTAGCCGGTTGCGTTCCGGACTATTGATGACCTTCTCTAACTGTGATGGGACGAAATCGCCTTGGCGCGTAGCGACCTCGGATATGTTCGTCTCAGTGTGAACCATGTACGCATGGATTCGCTCCAGCCAGCCCGCTTTGACCATCTCGCGGATCTCGCGCTGGAAGACGATCTCGTCCACGATGGCGTCCATCCCGATACTGTCACTTCGGTTTGGGGTTGCAGTGAACCCGATCAGAGTCTTGCTGCGGTCGTCATACTCCGGCTCCGGCTTAAAGAGACGGAAGTAGCGCAGTACATTGTGGTAAGTGGAACCAGCCGGACAGTGATGGAATTCATCAATTACGCAATGACGCACCCGTTCCGGGTCGAACTTGCGCAAGCGTGAGCAGAACTCCCATTTCAGGTCGGAGTCATCGGGAGATGCGATCAAGTTCCCGTTGTCGGCCTCGCGCCGCTTGGCCTTTCCGATAGTGGGAACTGATGCCACGATAAGATCGGCATTGGTGTCGGCGCGTTCCTCGGCCCGTTCCACTGAGACCTTCAGGTCTGGGTTGTATCTGCGCAGTTTCTCAGCGGTCTGGTCGCATAACTCCTTCCTGTGGGCGCACACCATCATCTGTTCGCCCGGTTGCAGTCCAAGCGCATCAGGAAGATGGGAAAAAATTACCGTTTTTCCTGAAGCTGTCGGAGAAACGCAAAGCTGCTTATTGATGCCCTTCCGCTTCGCCTCCCGAATCTTGTCGAGACAGTCTTGCTGATAGTCGCGCAATCCCACTTTACTAGTTCCCCCTTAGCGTACTCACCCCGCCAATATGATCCGCCCTGCCATTAGGTCGTCATGGGCATCGCTCCGCGCTTCCGCGAGACGTTGCAGTTCCGCGCCGTACTCGGCTTCCAGGTACAGTTTGATCTTGCGCATGGCGTCGGCCTCCATCTGCGCACGTAGGTCCTCCACTGCGAGTTTCAAACTGTTGTACTCCTTCGAGACTTTCAGAAGAGTATTAGTGAGGGTGTCGAGTGTGCTCATGATTAGTCTACCTTCTTGGCTCCTTCCCGGAGCCCCGCCCCCATCGCAACTCTGGGAGCGGGGTAACCCGAACCGAACGCCGGATGGGAAGACATGTACAATCGCTGCGCGCGCTCATAGGTTTCCCGGTTGAAGTATCCGGCAAAGTAACCTAGGTTCATGCGTTCGATGTGCTCCGCTTCCGTGCGCTCTCGGTGCGTCCTCCGCATACAGTGTTCGACGCAGGCTTCGAAATACTCCCGCGCCTTTTCCGGGTCCGTGATCCGCATCGCCGGACCGTACTTTTCGCCAGCGGTAATCTTGTCCGGAAAACGCATGATTTAGCGCTCCTAGCCAACCTTCTCGCAACCGTAGATGTTCTTGATGTTAGATGCGAAGAACTTCCCTTTGCTCGGAGCGCTCATCAGCGCCTTCCAGGTCTCTTCCGGGACCGGAGCGTAGTCGTACTTCCGCCCGCCCGTGAACTGGATGCGCAGCGTCATGGCGGAGTGCAGATAGCCCGCCGCTTCGATGTTGCTTGATCCCTCGATTTTCTCCATCGGAATGTCCATCATATCTGTATCCTCCTAGTTGACTGCGGTTTCAGGTTGACTGCCCGTTAGAACGGGCAGTCCGGGTCATCCTCGCGCGCAGCGGGGGGTGGGGGTATGGCAGGCATGGCCGGCAACTCAGGCGGACGCACTGTCGCGAATGTCATCGAGATATCCGGTCATCGCTCTGTCTGCGGGCGTGGAATCGGGAGCGCACATCGGTCGCTCCTTCTCTGCGGCGGCGCACTGGAGTCTATACTCCTCGTCGTCCAGCCTGCGGTATGCGTCCCAGAACTCATGCCGCTGCGCCTTGGTGAAAGAGCCCTTGGCTGCGAGCAGCGCCTTCTTGACCGCTTCCTTGCGTCCTTTCTCCCCGTTCCACCGCTCTTTGCGCGAGCAGAACGAGATCCCCGACGCGAGGTACGAGTCATTCGATTTGTAGATAGTGGCCCGCTCTGCGCCGCGAATCTTGAAGAGGTTCACTCCGTCACTTGTGCCGTAGATGTGAGTGTCGTAGCCGCTCAACTCGGAGGAGTGTTCGATCCGGTCGAATTGTATCTGGTACGTCTTGTCTTCGACGGTGATAGTCAGCTTCATGTGCTTGCTCCTTTGCCGCATATGCGCGCGTACACGCGCTAAGACCGTCCCAATGTTTCACCGCGCTCGGCGCGTACGCCGGGGACGATGTACACCATCTCCTTATCGGCCTGCTTCGCCAGTGCGTTCAGCAACGGCATTACAGGTTCTAGATACTGTGCGAATGCTTCCGGGTTCTCTGCCGCCTCTTTGATGAGTGCGATTTTGTCGCACACGACCGCATGGAGCGGGGTCTTCCGAGTGGCCACGCCAACCATCTCAGGTTTCGCACTCCTCAACGCCACGGGCGCGTTGAGGAGTGCCGTTTCCGCCGCCTGCCGCGCCGCTTCCTCCGGGTCCGGCAGTGCGATCTCGGGTATCGGTACGGGTTCGGGCTCGTCGTCCCACGGTGCCGCTTCCTCTGCTGCTGCCCGTTGTTCTGCGAGACGCGCTTGCTGCTCGTCCAACAAACGCTGTCGCTCGGCTTCAGCATCCGCGCGAGCCTTGTCAGCCGCTTCCTGGGCCAATCGCTGGCGCTCGGCTTCCGCCGCGCGTGCGCGGCGTTCGTTTTCTTCGCGCACGGCAAGGTTGTACTTCAGGAGGTTGTTGCTCGTGGCAACCATCACTATTTTCGCAGTGTCCAGGATGGCGGCACGCGCGCCGGTCATGCACTTGTGGATGCGATTGGCGATATCAGTTGGCTTTTTGAAAGATGCGTCGATATCGCTCATCCAGTCTTTGAGTTCCGCCAACCGCTTGCTGACCTGCGGGCAAGTCTCCGCGTTCACCGGTAGGCGTTCGAGCCCCTCGAACTGCGCGTTGAATTCGGCCACTTTCGTGGTTCCGTAGCCGGAGAGCCCATTGGTCAAGAACTCGATGAATTCCTGCGCGCGAGGGACCAGATCCCCCGGCGTTCCGACAATGACTTCCAGGTCCATCCCTGGTTCGGTCGGGGTGTCTACAATGTCCAGCAGCGGGCCTTTGGCGGTCTCGATGCTGGTGACTTTCTTGCGAGCCATGTCTATGATCTCCTTTTCTGCAAGTGCCAGAATTTTGCAATCGTGGCCCAGTCGTCTATGTCCTGGGGACACGAAAAATCGTCTCGAAGATGATACCTGCCGTCTCCAGGCAACTCGATTACTACGCGCCTTGCTTTGAGGTCTCCGCAACCGAGCGCGTATCCAGCAAGCTGGTAGCGGACGAACTCCTCTGCCGAGCCGGTTTTGATGTCCGCGATGATGTTCGACGCGGACGAGATGAAGCGTCGGTCGAGCGTGCCCGCGTACCAGAGCCCATCGTGCGATATGCGCTCCTCCACAGCCCGGATCACCCACATGGTCGCTGCGCGAAACTCGCGCCAACCATCCAGGTAACCCCACAACCGCTCGTCGGTCCCCGGATAGCGCGTCTGTCCCTCCCGGTTGTCCGCGATAGCCAGCATTCCCTGGTCGATTAGTTCCGTACAGGAGTGGACCGCCGCGCCGCGTGCCCGATAGTAGGGGTCCATGGGATACGGAGGGTAGAACCCCAGGTCGTGCAGGATCATGGTCACGCCAGGGACATCGCGCCCTTGCGCGGCGTAGCGGTGTTGCTCGGTATTGAAGGTCAGGCCGTGAATCTGTGCCATTTAGGTGTCCTCCCTGCGTCGCCCATGTCAATCACAGTTATTCTCCTGCTCAGGGGGCTCCTTGGTCTTGGGCTCATTGATTACCGCCAAGATACGCTCCAGTTGGTCCGTGGTGAGGTTGCGGAACTTAACGCGATCAATTCCCCGGAGCGCATTGTTGCGTCTCTCTGTGTCAAGAGCCTCGCGGTGAAGTTCTTCCGTTGCGGGAACAATGCTCCGAGATTCATATCTGTATCCCCATGGGCGTCCTTCTATGCTCCATTCTGACTTATTGGCGAGCACGATCCGTCGCTTCCCCACAACCGCAACAGTGGAAAACCCTTCAACCCGGCGACCCCAGTGGTAGTTAATGATTGCCACTTCCTGCCCTACGGTGAACTCCATCACCCACCTCCTCCCGTCCACCTGTTTAGCAGGATGCCCCCGCCGCCATCACTTTCGGTTCGTCGTCCTTCATGTACGCGCGCATACGCTCGGGCTCCATTTTTCGCGCAGCGCGCAAAGCTTCCGGGGCCGGCATTGGATCAAACTGAATCCGGGACACGCGGACACCACCACAGCGCCCGCAGGTCTGCCGATCCACCTTGTCGCTCCCCTTCCGGGGCCATCCGTAATCGTGTGAGCACATCGTCTTAGCTCCCGAACAGACTGCCGGTTTGCCCCTGTGACCCAAGGGTTTGGTTGACTGCCGCTTCGACCGCTTTCGGGTCCACTCCGGTATCGGTGAGGCGTTTACCCAGGTGTCCTTCGATCTCCGCGACGTACTGGGAGAGCGGCGTTCCGGTACGGTGATAAGCTTCCACCACGCGCGCCGCAATCGGGGTGTGGATGCCGATACTCAGCCAGCACTGCAAGCGTGGCTCTGGCGCTCCCTTGAGGTTCAGATTAGCGATCTGCATCTCAAGATCGCCAATCGCCAACTCGTGACGCTGGCAGTATGTCGCCGCGAGCAGGGCCGTCTTCTCGCACCATCCGAAGTGCCGCTGTAGACTCTCCGCGGATGTTCCGTTCGTGGAGAGTTGCGCGGACTGCCGTTGTGCGGACAGCGTTTTGCCGAACTCATAGGGACATTGCCCGTAGGCGGCCACTTGCAGCGGATCGTCCGCCGCGAGCAGCGCGTCCAGCAATTCGATCCATACCAGAGACGACTTTGGCAAGCGCTTGAGGCCGTCGTCCAGGGGTTCCCCGAGGAATCCCACCGCGAACTCGCGTACCATCTTCATCTTCGTGTTGAGTTTCGCGAGCACGGCTTCACACTTCCGATTAGCGATGTCCTTTCCGGATACTGGGATAGGTGCTTGTTCCAGGACCGGAGCGGGTGCCGTAGCTTTCGGTGCGGGGGCCGGTGCGGGGGCCGGTGCGGGGGCCGGAGTCTGGGGCTGAACGGGAGCCGAAGGCGGGGCGCTCGCGGTGGGAACCGGAGCCTGCGCCGGGACAGGCGCGTCCGCCTTCTTTCCAATCGCGAACTCGGGAGCCTGATCGGTGGCTTTCTCCTTGTCCACAGCGCTCGCAATGGAGTCCGCTGCTGGGGAGTCAAGTTCTTCCTGGATCACGATGCCCGCCTCCGCAGCCGGAAACGCTTTGCGCAGCGCCGCCGCTTCTGCGTCCTTGCCAAGCATCACATGAGGCATGGTCTTGTGTGTCAGCGCGTTGCCCAGGTACTCAGAGCGGTACACAGTAGCCTTGAATGCGTGGGTGGCATCCTTGCGCCACACAGTACAGGTCGCAGAGACCAAAGTTCCGGGGTCCCGGTCGGTGTGATCGAATTCGGTATTCGAGCCGTCATACTGTCCGGACAGGTCGGCCAGTTTGCGCATCCCGTCAATGTGCGTCACGAGCGAGCACTTGAAGGAGTTGGTTTGATTGTCGCGCCGATACTCCATATGCAATTCGTTGAGCATGGGGTCCAGTCCCCGCGCCGCGCATGTGTAGATGAATTGCTCGTAGTCCCCGAAGACGATCTGGACAGTTTGCGATATCTGCTGTTTGCGCAGGATCATCCGCAGTTCCGGGATGGTGAATTTCTTGCGGTCCAGCCCGGTTACCAGCGCCAGCACTTCGTTCCACTGCGCTTCAGTAAATTCCGGAGGTTCCGGAATCACTCTCGCAGGACGATCCCCCTGGTTGTAGTTGCGGTTGTTATCATATTGCTGTGACATGATTAAATCTCCTTCGTGAGTATACGCTTACGTGATACTCTAGTCAAGACAATAATATGGTCAAGCTTACAGCGCCATCCCTCCGGCTTACTCGGAGGGAACAGGGTCGAGTAAGGGAACAGGCATGTTGCGCTTGGCGCGCGCCAGTATCACTGCGTGCCCTTCCTCAATGTCTGCGCAACTGACGTCGATATAGGGCTCCGGTTCGATTAGCTTCCCGGAGTCCAGTGCATTCTGAGTGCAGGGCCAGCACTGATTCGCGTAGCCCGGTTTAAGTGGGTCATGGGGGAATTGCTCGCGGCAGGTTCGGCAGCGGATGAGTTTGGGTTCAGGCATCGAGATATTCCTCTCAGGCAAATAAGCCACAATCGGCGCTCCAGCACAAGCACTAGTGTGACTTACAGGAGTACCGGGTCTTCCCCCCCTAGAAGTGGTGTCGGTCAGTTGCGCGCGTCCGGAAAGCCATCGCTTCCGATCTCCTGCCGCCGCACGGCTTTCTTGATTCGCGCCCCAATAAGGATGACTGTCGAGCAGGGCAGCAATTTCAAAGTTTTTCTTATTGAGCATGTGGAGCGTCCTTTTGAGCCTGTGGTTCTGGCATGTCTATTTCCCTTAGTCGAGGTCGATCAACCTCACGGGCTTGTCCACGATCATGCCGTCGAGCGTTGCCTGAATCTCCGCGAAGCCCGCAGCGACCTGGGCACGTGCTTGATCGGAGTCGCGCAGCGCCCCCGCGTCCACGCCGTCGAGTAAGCCCTTGGCGCGATCCACGATGTTTTGCAGCGCCTCGTCGCCCGTCAGGTTGCGGGCGTCGAACGTCTCGAAGAATCCCCGGATATTACCGATCAGTGTGTCCCGGAATACCTTGGGCTTACCGTTCGATGTCGTTCCGCTCAGCCGCTCTCGCGCGTGGTTAACGAGTTCGAGCAGTTCGGCGCGTAGCGCCGTCTGCACCATGTCGGCGGCTTCGCTCATCTTGCGCTGTGCTTTCTCCAGTTCGCGGTTATAGATCTCGTCCTGAACCTGCTGGAGCGAAGCCGGAACTCCGAAACTGATCCACTCCCAGGTGAGATAGAACGCGCGCCGTACGGCCTCTTCATCCGGGTATTCAGTCGCATCAAACAGCGGTCCCAGTTTCCCGCGCGCCTCTTCGATCAGCGAGGGGTAAGCGTCGATGAACGCATCTACCAGTGTGCAGAGTTGCGCCTGATACTCAACCAGCTTGCGATCTACCGGTCCGACCGAGATCAGCGGGGTGATGTACATACCGGCCCGAAGCGGGCCTTTGACCGTTTGACCGTAGAGATACGTCCGGATCTCGCCGTGCAAGCTTCGGATGGTGGTCAACTCCGACGACTCCAGGAGCGACTTATTGACTCGGACCATATTGGTGTCCGAGTCGATGACCACAGGCGCGCTGATGCCGTCGCTGTCGACAGCGCGTTTGGTTTTCACGTTCGCTCCGCCCACGCGCCGCGCCACTCCGAGCGCACCGATTTCCACGCTCAGGACGATGCTGCGCTCGAAGATATTTCCACCGGCGGCAACGCGCTTGCCGGTTTCCGTCAGTACCTGCTCTGCGATCTGTGACATAATTGCTCTCCTTGAATGTATGCGCATACGCGCGGTTAGTTAGTCTTCCTGTATACAGACTTCAACTATCCGACAGTCTGAGATGTCGGAATAGACGTAGCCCCGAAGTGTATCATCACTCTTGCGACAATCGAACTCACGCACAATATTCCCGCCTTCCGCGACTGTGGATGTGAGTTCCCAGTTCGCCACGTCTCTGGCATCGTCAATCTGTTCCTGTGTTAGCGGTGGGACGCGAAGCCAGTCTACAATGGACTGCTTGCACGCTACTGAGGTGACCGGCATGTTTGAGACTCCGTTAGTGTCCTTCGTGCTCGTGTGTGTGCAGGTGGGTATGTACCTGCGGTTTGCGGATGCGCGTCACCGCGCCGCCCGTGAGCCGGGTGAGTTCCCGCAGGAACGCTTCGGCGGTCGAGTGATTCGCCGCACTTACCTGATCGGTCGAGGTTTTGATCGTCCCGTCTTCCAGGATGCTACCCTTGATCTTGTCGATTCCGCTCATGTCAGTACCTCTTCGCCAGTTCAAATTCCGTCTCAGACTTCCAATAGACGCTGAATCCGGTTCGCTTGGCTGAAGCCTGCACAATTTGGCGGCTGTAGCCCTGCGCCACGGCTTTGTTCGCGTCCAGGAGTTTCTGGTGCGTCTTGTACTTGCTGCTCACCGTGATCTTTCCGCCGATGATCTGGACGCTAGAGCCCTGTAACTCGCTCCGCGTTCCACCAAAGTGATCGGCGGCAAAGTGGCCGTACCGGGAATTCTCGTAAACGGTGTATCCCAGTTCTTCGAGTGTCGCACGGAGCAGGCCCTCGTCGGGGTTAATCATCTTCAATTCGTTGGCCGTGACTGTCCAGCAAGGCATGGCTAGACCTCCAGCGCTCGCACCTGTTTCGTAGCGGTGGAGCGTTCGTATTGGTATGTCCCCGCGTAGTCGGCAGAGAGAAGCTTTCCGTCCGCCCACTTGCGCAGCGCGTCGATGTCCGAAGCCCGCGCTCGGCTCACCGGCACGACGTACTGAGCCGCTTCGATCAGCGGGCAGTTCAGCAGCCACGCGTTTGATGCGCAGCGTTTGATCTCGCGCCCAGTCCAGCCGATGTCCACGGGCCGGTCCTGATCCGACAAGTCGAACTTCTTGAGGTAGATCTGCCAGATGACGGCGCGTTCCTCGGCGGTCGGCGCGTCGAACATATACTGACCAAGCCCGAACCGGCTCTGGAGTTCAGGAGGGAGCACGTCGGCACGGTTGCACGTGCCCATGAATAAGCAATTCCCCCCGCTGATGGCTTCGATGACTTTTAGCGACTGACGGATGCGCTGCTCGCTGGAGCCTACCAGCGAGCAGCGCATGGCTCCCATGTCGAAAGAGAGCGTCAGCGTTCCCAGGCGATTGCCCAGAGCCTTGGACAGCAGGCTCTTGCCCGCTCCCGGTACGCCATAGGCCAGCAGGCCCGTAAGCCCGTCGCCCTCGTGATCTTCCATGAACGACAGCAGAACCCCAAGAGCGTCTTGACTAGTGCCTGACGTGTCGCCCCTTGCCCCGCCCATCATCTTGTCGATCTCATCCAACCGCACGACCAGTTTCGGTGGTCGCCTACCTGTCGCGATGCGTTCAAGAAAATTGATGATATTGGCGCACCCTCCGACACTTCGAAAGGTTTCATCGCCCCGATCCACCTTGAGCCCCGGCGTCTGTTCAATGGTCTGACGATGCCGCTCCCGCAAGATGTCCATGTCGAGCACGACTTTCTGCGAGTCATCGCGTCGTAGCGACATCGCCGTGGTCTGCTCTGCCCTGAATGCCGACAGACCTGTCAGGGCGTCGGCAGCTTTGGAGATGATTACCGGATCGGGCGCTCCGTCCTGCCCTGGTACAGCTTCCAGGACCGTGCCCACAATGCCCTGGATGGCGGTTGCATCGGGCAGTGGCTCATCGAAAACGACAACATCCTGGGCGAGTTCCGCAGGCAATTGCACGCTTGTCCCGAGCCCCACGATCATTCGCTGGTTCTGTTTGTAGGGGTCTCGCAGGTTCCAGAGGGCCTGTTTGACGGGCGGATCGTTCAGGAATAGGTGCACATTGAGCATGAACACCACAGTGCGCTCAGGCGCTTTTGCGAGCAGCATGAGCGCTTCCGTGGGGTTTCCGCTCGCCATCGGATCGGGGGAGCCAAGGGCCGTCCAGGATGCTTTTCCAGCATCGTTACCCGGCTGGAGCCCCTGCGCGATGTCCCACCGCAACAGTGGCATGTCTTCCCCGTTCCGGAGCCCGTCCGCTATTGACGCGATGGCAGCAGCGGGGTCCGGAGTCGTAACAAAAACGAGCGGGGTACTGACCTTACTCGCCCTTTTGACCTTTTCGCCCAATGTCATATTGCGCTCCTGTTTAGTAACTGCACCAAGCAGATAGGTAGAGTATCACGATGCTCAACACGTAGCAAGACTTTTCTGCGAGTTTCGGGCCTTTTTTTCATCGGCTTCATCAAGTTAGGCATACAATGGCTTAAACTGGGAATGTATGCGAGCCCCTAAAGCTCAACGCGCCCGTAATCTACTGCTCACAACGGACCTAACGGCCCGCGAGGTCTCCCGTCACGCCGGCTGTAGCTACTCGTATGTGCGCCGCGTCCGCGCCGATATGGGGCGTCCAGGCAGGCAGAGCGCCCTGGAGTGTTCCGTCTCGGACCTACGGGAGCGGGTCCGCACGCTAGAAGCGCAGATAGCCTTACTGATGCGTCGGTCTCGCTCCCGGTAGTTATGCCCCATTTGCAGTGCATACAGAATCTTTGACAATATCAGTCTCGGTTTTTCCCTCGGACCGCAGGTCACGGTCGTAAGCAGGTAGCCGTCCGCGGTATTGTCGAGGAGTGCGTCACACAGGCGCTTATCCATCGCTCCGTTCCTCAATCGCGGCCCAGATCGCGGGTCGCATTCGGTTATAGTACGATTCCCACCCAAGAGCAAGCGCTTGCCCGTACCAGCGGGCCGCACTCTCATGCCAGTTGAGCGCCCGGTAGATCCGCCGAACAAGGCTTCCGCGCGTGTTGCGAGCGCTCCTGTCCTCCTTCCGGATCACGCGTGAGACCGTAACTAATTGAAGTATCTCGGTTAACTGCTCGTTCGTCTCCACCGGTTTGGTGAGTAGTTCGCCTGTCGCATCGACAGCGTACCATCCGGTCTCGTCGTGGATTCGGAATATCCCCGTTTCGTCAATCATGTGTCCTCCGTCCTCCTGCCTGCTCTACGCTGCCGGCGTATGCGCGCGTACGTTGCGCCGACATCGGCAGAGTGCAGCAATCAGTTCCCGCAGGCAAAGCAACGCTACGAGTGCCTCATCTCTGGGGACCCTCCAGCCAATCGCGCCAGCCCCGCCAGTCCGGACGTTGTTCGCGCCCCAATTGTCGCCGTCTGCGCCGTTGTTCTGCACGTACCAGACATGCTCAGGCGTGAGCACAAACCAGTCCCCTCCGCCGTAGATCGTCTGCGTGTCGAACAAACGCTCTCCGTCCACTACCAGCGATCCGCCGTCCTCGGCGCGCGGGCATTCCCCGCCCTCTCGGATCTGGCGTTTGAGTTGTTCCAGGGAGGACTTAGCGGTCTTGATCGTTTCGGCTCGCCGTTGCTTGGCGATCAGTGGCTCGGTTTCGGTCGCTGTTGCCTCTCGGCAGACCGCCGTATAGAGGTGTCCGGAATCTTCGCCCACGCCGAAGCTCAGCCCATCATCCCTCACATACTGAGATCGAGTTTGGAGCACGCACAGATAAGCAGGATAGCCCCGCTCCACTTCTCGGGTGCTCGCCCGGACAACCTGTCCGATGTCCCAACCCACACAGCCATAACCGGAGCCGCCTCCGATCTGGTACGTTTTGAGGTCCGCAGGTAGCGGTTTCTCGTCGCGCTTGCAAGCCCAGTGCGCCGCGCTGCGAGTTGCCTTGTCGTAGTCGATATCCGCGCCCTCGGAGAAGCGTTTGCCGCAAATCGAGCAACTACCGGGATAGCGGGAATTCATTCGTCCCATTGGTGTTATCCTCCTGGTCAAACATTGTCGTCTGTTTCGGTCCGCCGAATAGCGGCCCGCTAGTAATAGTGTCCGTGCTCGGGTGCCGCGCGCTGCGCGTCCTCCATTCGGCGGTAACGCGGTCGCGGTCCAGTTTGCGCTTGTGCTCCAGGTTCGCGCGTGCAATAGCGTCTCGGTCGTAGTCCGGCAGCAGTGGCATGTGTTCAGCCCTCCGCGACCGTGCCCACGAATCGCACTGTAAACGGCCCCCGCTTGGCTCGATGGTAAACGAGCCCCGATAATCGCGCGGTATAAACTTCCATGTGCCCTTGCCGTTCTCGTCTATGCGGACACTCGTAAAGACTCGTCCGTGTGCGGTGTTAGTGTAGATGGTCTGTTTCATGCGTCCTGCGCCTGAGCGCTTCAACGAGGCAGTAAAACGCCCCCTTGCGTAATCGTATTGGCTTCCTGCTCTCCATCTGAATCCCTCCTCCTTACCAAGACCACACAGCCCAGAGCAGCAGCAGCGCGCCCATGACTGCGACAAACAGAATGAATTCCCCGGCCAGCGATAGCGCCGCCCGCACTGCGTCACGTTGCGCCGGTGTCATGAGCGCGCCCTCCGTTTGCCGATCTGGGACGGGAGTTCAACGCGGCTAACCCCATACATGCGCTTAAATGCCCGCACCGCGCGCCGCCCGCGCGCCGCCCATAGCTGCTCAAATGTGAGGATCTGGCTTTCCTCGCGGATGGTGTCTACCAGCCCGCCATCGTCCGCGAGCAGCCACCATACCCACGCCGGCGTGCTGCGTTGCGGCTCTGGCTCCCAGTTGAACGGGTTTGGGTTCTCGTACTGTTTCGATGCGGTTATCACGTTCATTTTCTCCTGTTCGCCCGCATGATCTCGCGGGCGTCCTCGACCGTGCGAGGAGCCAAGCGGCAAATCTCCGACGCTGCGCGCCCGATCCAGTCAGGCTCCCCGCGCCCGTTGGTAACTTCCGCCAGCGTCACACCCCCGGCCCGTAGCTGGTAGACTCCCAGGTCCCGGCCATGGTGTAGGATCGTTTGGGCCTTAATAACTTGCGCGCGCATGGGGTTAGCAGTAGTCCGCCACGTACTCAGAAAGTTGCTGCAATTCCGTGAGCACCTCGCGCCCGGTCCGGGCGTTCGCCGCAGGCGTAACGTGTTCCATTAGCCTTTCCTCCATCCCGTAAGCCATTCACGCTGCAAGCCAACCGGTAAGCCTTCATAGAACGCGCCATGCTGCACTGTGATAACCCCTAGTACCGGGTCAAGCTTCGCAGCACGTACATGTAATAACGTCCGCATCGCCCGGATAGCCTGATCCCGCGTCAACCCGCCACGCTCCATCAGCGTATGCAAAAACCCTCCATCAGCGTTTACTATACGTTGCGCTACACTCCGCGTCCCTACGTCCGTCCTATCAGGGGCCTTCAGAGAGTCATCCTCTCCGGAGCGTTCATCTTGTATGTGTGTCATAGTGGAACCCCAGACTATCATGGTGAGTATCACATTGCAAGTGTTTTCTGGCGTGTGTTTTCTTACGCTTACAGACTTTCTTCGTCGTAGCACGCAAGCGTGTTTACGTGCTACTATCATCTTCTTATGCGTGGCTAGTTTGGGTCATCCCGGCCCGCCCGTGCTCGCCCGTGCTCACGCGAAGCCGGCATCGCAACCGGACCAGGCAGCAGCCAGCAGCAGCAAGCCCAGAAGCACAACAGCCGTAGCACTAGCACGCAACGTATTGCTACAGCAAGACTTAGAGAAGCGTAACACGAATGGCGAGAACCGTAACACGAACCGGAAGCCGGAAGTGGCACAGCGGGTGCCCCGAAGCCGAGCGGGTCCGCGTTCATGGCCTAATCTCCGACGTTTCTCTACGAAAAAAAAAATAATAAACACAAGAAAGCAAAGGGGATAAAAGAGCGCATATCTGCGCTGATTAAAGAATGAGCGCAGACGTAGCTGGATAAAGGGTGCAGATCTGCGCTGAATACGGAAGGGGTTGGGAGGGGGAAGGTAGGCGGCAGTCTTGAGCCCAAAGATTAAGGTTTTGGGGTAAGAAGAGGCCGGGAACTGGAAGATTAAGGCGGGGCGGCGGGCGGGGGTATTTGATAGGGTGGCGGAGTGTCATTTGGCGTAGAGTTGAGGGGTGATGGAGAAGATTAAGGAACGCGCTGGGGCGGGGTGATTTAGGGGGTAAAAACGGGTATTTGGGGGTTTAATGTAGGGCGCGGGGGTGAGGGGAGGTAGGAAAGGGCGCAGATCTGCGCTAATTAAGAGAGAGTAATGAGCGCAGATTTAGGGTGGTTTACGGAGTTGTATACTTCACAAACCCACAAGCTGATTTGGTGGGTCTTGCAGTACAATGGTCAAGTTTTCAGGCCCTCGGCAACTTTCGTTCTGCTGGTGAATGGCTGGCTTTGCACGTCAGCACAGAAGCTAGCTGGCGGAAGGAGGAATACGCCGATGGCCAATCAAGCCAATGCCGTCCGAACGGGAACCCGTGTGATTTTCCGCGCGTGGATAACCGATAAAGATGGCAACCGAGTCTATGCGAAGGATAAGGGACTCCGAGCTTGGCGGATCGAAGTCCCCGCTGCCAAAAAGCAGTAGAACCTAGTGTGGGCCCGAGGGCCTGGAAGCATTATCGTCTGGCTTCCCGTCTGGCGCAAGTGGGTTATCGGCTACCCGCTGCTTTTCTTCGGGTTGCGGGACGCCACTCGTTTCTTTGTCGTTTTCTTTCGGTTTGCTGCTGCTCTTTGTGTCTTGGGCTCCGGCTTGATCTTCAGGATGTCCGTCACCGCCTCCTCGAACTTCAGCGGCCTGAGGCTGATTTTTCGTGTCTGCATCTTTCAACGCTCCAACACCCGCAAGCAGCGGGCCGGCATCTGGGTGTTTGCTTTTCGGGACAAGGACGGAATTGCGCGGAAGAACCGCCCGCAATCCGAATTTCTCTTCGAGTTCCGCGGCCTTCGAAATGATGTGGCAGTGATCAAACGTGAGGAACTCTTCACATCCGGACGCGATGGCGGATGCAACATGGATTCCGTCGGCACCGCCGAATGGAATACCGTGGACCCACAGGAGATCGCGGGCCTGTTCAGCAATAAGGATCGTGTCTTGAACGAGAGCTACGAATTGTCCGGAGGTCAACACCGCGCGGAAGTTTGCCTTCACATCATCAGTGAAAATGCGCTCCTGCTTCTTGTCGGTGTTGGCTCTGACGAACAAGCACTCAGAGACAGAAAGCGACGAGGTATATAGTTCTATCTGCCCATCGAACGCGGCGTCGAGTAGCGCGCGCAGAAACTGAACATCCCGCTCTTGTCCGGGGTCATGCTTTCCAACTTGGTAACTGGCGGGCTCGGTGAAACAACACGAGTCCACGTACGCTTTGGGCGTCTTAGTTGCCACGTTTCCTACTGTGCTCGATGTGATTCTGGATATCGTCGTCTTCTACTAGCCCGGGAGCGCAGCCGAAAAAGCGGTTCAAGAAGTCCCGCCCGACGACAGGAGCTACAACGATGTCATCTACTTCCAATTGCTCGATCTTGCGGGATAGCGTATCCGTAATGGACGTGCCCAACACATGGACCACGGCTTTCCTGCGCTCTAGTGCGGCCGCTAATTTCGGGTATTTGCTTTCCTTGTACGTGCAGTTGATTAACGCCTGCGAAGAGAGTTCGCGTAGATTGAAATGCGGTTCATCTCCCTCAATGAATACGGAATGTATGACCCCCTGGATGGAAGCCATTGCACGAACACGGGCCTGCACGGCATTTTGGATTTGCTGGGCCTGTACCTTCGTCAACTCGAAAAATTCAAAGTCTTCCGTGGGCCCAGTTTGGCGATCGGGCTCCTGGATGGGGGGCGGCTCGATACCGATGTAGACAATCTCATCGGGGTCAATCGGCCCCGCGATTTTGGCGTACTGGCTTCTGGTCCTCCGCGATATCCGATCATCTGGCTCATTCTTGATGATGCGCCGAGCGGACTGATTAAACGCCTGGAACTGGGGCTCTTCGACTAACGTGTTCTTAACGGCTACAAAATCAAAAGATCCGTCTTTGAAATCGACGCCTTGCCAGCCAGCCTCATCATGGATTCCGAGATCCGCAGCGAGGTCGCGCAGGAACTGCTGGAATTCGGCGACAACTTTGGGCAACTTATCCAGAGGAACACCATGCCTGCCCTTATTGAGAACAGCGCGAACTCTTAGTTGTCTAGGCATGGCGTTACTTCTTTACGCTGTCTTTCCGCATGAGTCCCGATACTTCAGCCGCTTTCCGCTGGTTTGAGCAATCGCCATATCCCGGCGTTCCACGTCCGAAACTTCACGGGAATTATAGCGGAAATCGAATTCCGCAAGGTAGCGGTGCAGATGGTGCTTGCCAACATGGTGGTACACGCCATTAATGCCCCGTTTCAGGTTCGCGAAGAACCCCTCGACTGCGTTCGTGGTGATACAGAGCCCGTTTTCGTACCGAACGTACTCTTTCTCGGTGTGGTTCACTTGATCGTGTTTCAGCCCCGTTCCAGCGCTATCGAGAACCGTAGAGGAATCGGTCATCATATGAGCCTTCTCGTCGACCATCTGCTTAATGATCGGCTTCAGATTCTCGGCCGTCACGCGCTCCACATGGGTGGACTGAACCCGACCGTCGCGCTGTAGAACTGTAACCACGGCGGCTTTGTTGGCGACGTAACTGCGGCGCTTTCTGGGGCTCTCTCCAACTTCTTGCATGTGCCACTTCTGATAGGGGAGCTTCCCACCGATGTACGTTTCATCCACTTCCACAATTCCATCGAGCTTCGATGACAACGGCTCCTGCGTCATGGCGTAGCGGATTCGATGCGCCATGGACCACGCGCTTTTGTACGTGACCCCGAGCATCCGGTGAAGCTGGTGGGCGCTCATGCCTTTCTTGCTGGCGCAAAGCAAGTGAAACGCAAGAAGCCACTTGTTTAGTGGAATGTGGCTGTCTTCCATGATGGTTCCGACGGTGACAGTGAATTGCTCCCGGCACCCGCCGCACTTCCATACGCCCTTGCGGGCGTGCGTCGTGGCCTTCTTGTTTTCCAGGTCAGCGGTGAGCTTGTAGGCTTCGCCGATCACGCCACAGTGCGGGCAGATCGGGCCATCGGGCCAGCGCTTTGCTTCAAGGAATTCGCGCGCTTTTTCGGGATCGGAGAAGTGGGGAGCGATGATCGCGGCGTCTTCCATGCTTCAATTATCATACTTTGGCGTGGGTTTGTCAAGTATATAATTCCGGTGGTTTAGAAGAATGAGCGCAGATTGGAGGGGGATTGAGTAGTCAAGGAATGCTTGACAGTTGGGTGGTGCGCGTAGCACGAAATAGAGGAAGGTGCTACGGGAAAAGAAAGAGCGCAGATCTGCGCTAATTACGGGGTGGGGGATGGATAGCGGCGGCGGAGGGCATTGCGGGAGACGACGGCGAGGGTGCCGTCTGGGAATTGGACGAGGGCGGAGTTCATGGAGCCGCGAGCGAGGAGGGCGCAGTGCTGGCCTTTGCGGGAGAGCGCGCCGGGGAGGTTGCCGCGAGGCCCCCAGGAGTAGAGGTAGGGGAAATCGACGTGGGGAGTCGTTGTCACGTGGCCGGGGTTCCATCCACAGATAATCTCTTCGTCGGTCATAGGCACTCCCCTATTTTGAACCGCGTAGCACGAATACTATATCCGTGCTACGCTCGGTTAACTGCGTTTCTTGTCGCCGAGATACGCGGCGGAAGTGGTGCGCCACGTCCGGCCTACCTTGACGGCAGGCAACTGGCCCGAACGCATCCAGTTGTACACCGTGCGCCGGCTCACCTGCATCGCCTTAGCAACCTGTTCAGGGCTTAACAGCCTGGGAAGTGATATTCCACTTTGGGACCCGAAAGGGAGTAGGCGGAGCGCCTGCACCCCCTGGCTTACCGGTTCCGACCGTCTGCGCTTCCATCTCCTGGCGCTGTGCGTCGGTGAAGAACTCCTCGCCAAGAACCTGCCGCGCCTCGCCGGTCTCCATGCGCGTGGAAGCGTAGCACCGGGTCGAAGCTCCGAGGTTCTGGAACATCGACGTCACGTTCGCCGTGTCGTAGTTGCTGACGTTCTGGGCGTGGATTCCGAGCGAGAAAATGACCTTGTAACTGTCGATGTTGGCTCCCAGGAACACGAAGGTCCAGCCCTCTTTCTGTTTGGTGTGAAGCAGCGCCTTGATGCCCTGTTGCGAGAATTCCTTGCTGGCGTTCTCCATGCCGTCCGTGATGATGACGTTCAGCACCGGACGCCCCTTGGCCCGTTCTCCGATGCGACGGATCGTTTCCCCGATGGCATCATAGAGCGGCGTCATCCCGCGCGGCTCGTATGTCTCCTTGGTCAGATCCGGGACGTCGGCAAGCGGCTTGTCGAGGTAGCAGACCATCAGTTCCGGCTCCGAACCCTCCTCTGAACCCGGCTTGTCGAACTGTATCAGACTGACCGAATACTTGGCGTTGTGGTCGGCGCGCAGGGTATTGAGGTACTCGTTGTAGCCGCCGATGGTGGAATCCCGGCATGAGGACATCGAACCGGAGCGGTCGAGCACCACATTCACCAGAATCTCGTTGATGACGGAAGGTGCTTCCTTGGGGGTAACTTTCTTCTTCGCTGTTTTCATTGAGCAGGCCCCTTTTCGGCCTGAATCGAGCATACGATAGGAAACGATGGGAAGCAATAGGAAAATTGCTCCCCATCGGATTAATCAGCGCAGATCTGCGCTGATTCCATGTATGCGCGCACACGTCGCCTACTTATTGCCGATGTTGGTGATCCTTGCGAGCACGTTACCCTCGCGGTCCGTTAAGCGGATCTCGTTAAGAGGCATATCGGGGTTCACCATAATGGGAAATGGAAAGGACGCCGACACTTCCGGCTTGGGATCGTGTTCCGCCAGAATCCGGTCGATCTCGTTCAGTGATTCGATGATGCCGAAGTGCGGATAGCAGGTTCGGCAGTCCGGGTGGCTCGGCCCGCGTCCAAACACGCACTTCTCGCAGGCGAACTGGGGATTCGGCTTGGAGATTATCCCCTTGACACAGATGATTTAGAGAAGAATACAGCAGGAGGGGAGGAAGGTATCCCGTTTCTGGAATTGATTGCATTTCAAGGCGTTATGGAGCACAATCAATGTTGTACAGTTTGGCGGTGAGTGCGGGATTCGGACCCGCGAGCGGTAGTGCGAGTACCGCTACACAGCTTATAAGGCTGGCGCAATCAGCCACTCTGCCAACTCACCGCATTAGAGTGCCAGTGGTTCCAAAATGGGCCACTGGCTTTTTAGTTTAAGGTGTTTACCGAATATAACACAGGTGTTATATGGGCGCAACAGGGGTTTATAACTCTTGCGTTATGTGAGGTTCCCTGTTAGTATAATGGTTGATCTTCTGATTTGGGACTTTGTTGACCATCGCAATGAAAACGTCATTTTGAAATGGGTATTAGCTGACCGACTCGACAAGCGCGATCGGGCACAACTCAATCAAAAGATTCGGCGACTGGCGCAAGTGGACTTTAACCTCGCAATAAATACAAAACTGCTAGCGGGTCCGATTTACGAACACATATATAAACTGCACGCAAAGGGCTGTGTGCAACTTCGGCCTATGTTGTGTCGCGGTCCGATGGACAATGATGCGGAGTACACGCTCTTGCTTGGCGCTGTGGAAATAGGGGGACAACTCCCTCTAGGGTCAAGGGAAAAAGCAGCAGAGCGTCGGGAGGCGGTTATAAATGACTCGGCACGACGACGTATTCACCAGCGAATCCCGTAAGGATCTACGGCGGGAGTTTCAGGATGAGGAATATCGATACGCCTACGCTGAAGATTTTCTGAATACTTGGGTAGCCACGCAAATTGTGACCTTACGGGAGCAGCGCGGGATGAGCCAAGTGGAGCTTGGTGATCTGATCGGCACAAAACAACCGGGTGTTTCTCGCCTTGAGGACATCAATCACTCAACGTGGAAGACCGAAACCCTCAAACGCATCGCCCGCGCGTTGGGCGTGCGGCTGAGAATCAGCTTTGAAACATTTGGAACGTTGCTCAATGAGGATTTCAGATTCAGCCGGGGATTCTTGGAGCGACCGGAGTTCAAAGACGATCTGGAGTTTGCGGAGCGAAAGCCAATAGCGAGTGACCGAACAGAGCATCGGGTGCCGGCCCTCAACCCCGGTACCACAGGTACTACGGTGGATGTGCGCGAGACTGCGCAGCCCTGCGATATGGCCCGCGTTTTGCCATTCCGACCACACCCCAGTTCCAGCAGTGTCCCAAAATACGACACGGTGCCAGCGTAGAGGATTTATGCCTGAACAAAAGAAGGTTCCGATCGCGGATCTACCAAGGACGCGCCCTGAGCGTTTTGTTTCGATTTACGCAAATCATACGGAAGCGCTCCCGGGATTTTGCGAACTTGCTCTGACGTTTAGCCGGATTGCGAGGGAGCCGTCCAAGGGGCTGATTGTAGAAGAGGGGGGAGAGGTCATACTAACGTGGGAGCACGCCATAAGGGTGCGTGACCTCCTTAGCCGAATGGTCGAGGCTTATGAGAAACAACAGGGGAGCATCCGAACCGTAAAGGAAGATGATTCGCTCAGCGAAGAGATCAGTCCGGCCCTGCCCCAATAAGGCGTAGGAGCCCTAGAATAGTTCTACGTTAAGCGTGATTTCCGGGACCGCTTGGTTTAAGAGAGGAACAGATGAGCGCCCAAGGCTATCAGCCAAATTCTGGCGATCTGACCACGTCCGTGAACCGTCAGGAGCTTACCTCCGTAGTCCGCAAGCTCCTCGCGACCCCGCCGCTTCCGAAGTCTTCAATACCGCGCAAGCGTACTACTAGAATGGCTCGCCCGAAGGCGCCGATCCAGAAGTAGCGGGCTTACCGATCAGGTTCGCGTAGGGAAGTGGTATGCCGAGCACAAGGCACGCTACCGTGATCGCGAACAAGTCTTGATTCTCGCGGTTGTTCCAGCGGTAGCAGAACTCCGTGACGTAGCGGTCAAGGTGCTTTATCGAGATCTGGTGGTAGGTGCCTATCACGCCACGCTTGAGCAGGCCCCAGAACCCATCGATTGACTGCGTGTGAACGTCGCCGCGTACCCATTCCTTGTCGGAGTGGACCACTATATCGTGCTGGAATCCGCGCCGTTCCAGGTTGGAGTAGAGGCGGCTCTCGTCGGTCATCATGTGCGCTTGCGCTGACACATGAGCGTCGATCTCTTTGCCAATATGCCAGCGGTTCACATGGCTCCGGCCCGGCAAGCGCTTCGCATGAACACGGCCCGTCTCACGTTCGATCAGGCCGAATACGGCCTCCTTGTCCCAACGTTCGCGCTTGCGCCGCTTGTCATACTTTCCGCCGATGTATGTTTCGTCGGCTTCGACCGTGCCCGTCATTTTCTCGTCGGTGAAGTTGCCAAGGTTCATGGCCTCACGAATGCGGTGCGAGAGGTACCAAGCGGTCTTGTAACTGACACCCAGGTCGCGCTGTAGTTGCTTTGCGCTGACGCCCTTCTTGGCGTTGCACATGATCGCCGTCGCCAGCATCCACTTCTGAAGCGGTAGGTGAGTATCGTTGAAAATCGTGCCGGCCGTCGCGGTGAACTGATGGCCGCACTCGGGATTCAGGCACTGGTACAGATGACGAGCGGGAACGGCTACGGTCTCGACTTCCCCGGTCTTGGCGTTCTTCCGGGTCCGGGTGCCTTCCTGAGTGGAGAATTTGGAGACCTTGTCATGTCCGCATTTGACGCAGCAGACGCCTTCAGGCCAGCGTAGAGCTTCCAGGAAAGCCAAGCACTGTTCTTCGGTTCCGAGTTCTTCCTGGACCGCTATCAGGCTCTTGCCTACCCGTGTCGTCTTTCCCATGACTCAATAGTACGGCAAAGTACCTATCTGTGTCAAGGGGATAATCTCCAAGATTTTCGGGTCTTTCATCGCGGCTCCGGGAGTACGGACACGTCCACCTCCCGGAAGCAGAGTTCCCAGTGGATGGAGCATTTATTACAGACCAGATGCAGCGTCCTGCTCGAATCCGTCATCGCCACAATAATCCCTTCGCAGTCGTCGTGCTTCTTGAAAACGAACCCTGCGGGCGGTTCCGGAGATGGCTTCTCGGTGGGCGCTAAAGTTGACACGCCCAATTCCGTCTCGACCAGCATCTTCGCGTCCCACTCACCACGGCGATGCCCGATAACCCGGCGCGGGCGCGAGTTTACGAAACGCTCCCACGCCTGCGACTCTCCCGTGTCTCGCTGAATCTTGCCGATGATCTTGCCGTCGCGCTTCAGGTGCCGCTCGCGGCAGTTGGTATGGACCCAGACGGTCATGGCGTCACCTCCCCGCGTCGGATGGCTTCGGCACGCGCCCTAAGTCCAGCCGGAGGGCAATTAAGTATCGTCCCGGTTTTCCGCTGCACTTCGTCCGCAAGATCCTCCAGCGCCTTCGCCGCAATCTCCCGGTCATGTGTGGTCAGGACAGCGGAAGGGTCGCGGAGCGCGGCTTCCAAGACGGAATCCACGGTGTCTCCCTCGTATGGCGGGAATCCATTCGTGATCGCCATAATGCAGGCGTTCGTCAACCAAGGACCGTCCGTGATCTCCTTTACTTTAAGCAGCGCCGCCTCCAGCCCCGCGATGCGCTTGTCCTTCTCTGCATCATGCGCGGCTAGGATGGAGCCATGATCGCGGAGAGCGCAAGTTAGATCGCCAAGCGCCATCATCTCCACCGTCACATCGGTGGGGTGTTTTGCCTCACGCGAGGCTTCTAGGCACTTGCGAGCTTTTGATATCGCCGCCTCCAGCCCCGCGCATCGAGCCTTGAGAGCGTTCCGCTCGTTCCTGCTGTCGTTGTATCTATTTAAGATCTTAGTAAGGCTCTCTCGTTCCAGTGAGATTCTATCGTCCATTGGGCTTAGTCTCCTTCACGTCAGGTTTTCCGTTACAGAACTTCTTGTGCACGCCGAAGCTCGGCCCGTAGCCAATCTTGCCGCACTTCGGGCAGACCTGCTCGGTTCGCATTGCGGCTCTGCCGCCACGCTTGCGAGACTCTTCTATGTTACGGCTTCTGAGTTCGTACATGCGTTCTCCTTGTCGGTAGAAGTCGGTGTCCCCTCGTGCCCCAGAGCGTCGTACTGTGCGATGCCCCAAACGATGGCGTACAGGCACCAGATGAAATGGAAGGTATAGTCCCGCAACTCCCACTCCCACGTATCAGTGAACGAGAACTCCCCAGATTCGAAGTCACGAAGTTTCTGATGAGCAGAGTACTCGTCGTCTTCGACGCTGGCAACCATATCCTTGACAGCATCCCGAGGTTCCGCTTCTTCTTCTGGCGTCGGTGAATTGTCAGCGATCCATTCCTGCACATACTCGTTAACGCGAGACGCGAAAAGCTCGTACGAGAAATGGCGGCTTGCGCCTCCTCTCGATCCCGCACAATCCACGGCTTGAAGTTTCTCCTCCCAGTACTGGGGATTGATCTTCAGCCCGTCTTTGGTCGCGCCACGGCGGAAGAACCCAAACATATCCTCTATCCGGCTGAATACATAGGTTCCCATATCTCCGGAAATGGCGAGTTTGCACGGCCACGAGACAATCTCGAACCATTGATTGAACGTGCCAGGATTCCGAAACCGCAGGTGCCGATAGACACCGGCATCGAGCAGCACCTCCATTTGGTGATTCGCTACATCGCAAATAAATCCACTAGCCTCCATGTGTTTTCGTGCGCTCATTTCATATCCCTAATCTGCGAGCATCTCCCCGGCGTCCATTTCCACCAACCGCGTCTCTTCGTCAGTTGCCCGCGCCCATTCTTCCAGCCTCGGAATCAACTCCGAGTTGGTGGATGCCCCGAAGACCCCGCGCAGCAGGTGCAGCGCTGGGGTGACAAGCATCCAGCCTGCGATCTCGGACGGGATCAGCCCGTCCCAGTAGATCCGCGAGGTCGTGGAGAGGCGCGTCAGGGCGCAATCTACCCACTTCTCTTTCACTATCGGCTGCTTGATGTGGTTGCAAGTGCTCAAGTCTTTCTTCTGAATCAGCGCAGATATGCGCTCATTTAAGTGCTGAATTTTTAATAAGATAGCAACTTCCAGATTACCAGTGCCGCAAGTGCTATCGCTCCCGCGACAACGGCCAGATAGAGCAGGAACAGCGCCGTTGCAAGGGGGAACAACTTCACGTTGTCGATCTTGGCGGCATGGAAATCGTAGTCCCCGCCAAATCCTTTGTCGCTCATTGGTCGCCTACCTTGTCGTACATCAAGACTTCGCGGAACTGCTTGCCCGTCGTGAAGACGCGCCCCGCGTGCCGCTCGATGATGACGTACCCGTCTTCGTAGATCACGCCGTCGTGGTCCGCTGCGAGCGCGGCGTCTGTTTCGGCGGCGTGACGCAAGGCTAACGCCTCGCAGTGACGGCGCAAAAGGTCGATAGTGGTATCATTCAGACCGTCCAGATCTATACTCATACTCACTTCCCTCGCTCTCTGATCTTGGCCGCGATGCGGTTTATGTACAATTCCGGGTCGTAACCCCGCCCTCCCAACTCTGAGTTGACCAACTCGATGCCGCCCTCCGCCACTATCGCGCAATCCTCGCGCTCAGCCTCTAACAGTTCCATCATGAGCCGCGCTTGTGCGTAGACGAGGGCGCGGAACGTCTGGTTCTCAGTCATGTTGAGCGTGGCGCGGCGTTCGATGATGGCGCTCAGGTCGCCACGTTCGACGTTGCCGATAGTGGCGGATGCTTCGATCCGCGCCAATTGCTGTAGAACCCACTCCGTCAATCGGTCGCGGTCTGTATTCAGGATGTCGCGTATTTCGGCGCGACGGTTGGCGCGTTCACGCTGCTCCTGTATTTGCAGCAGCATCAATTCTTCGTTGCTCATTGGTCAGGCCCTCCTTCCTCCTTCTATGTACGTTCCCACCTTGCCATCCTCGGAGCGTCGGAACAGCTTGTACTCGCGGTACGTCTCCGTGACCGGGGCCGGTGTATGCGTGCATACGTCAAAATCGAACAGGATCGGCTCCACAGTCACGGGAACTGGCACACGTACACAGGGCGTCAAATTAGGCAGTTCCATCTCTGTGATATCGCCGTTGTCGGCAACCAGGATCGCGCCTGCCATTGGGACTACGTTGCCTTCCCCGCCACCAGTTTCTTGAGCAGTTCGCGCAGCACAATCGCCCGCTCGAAATTCTGCGCCTTGACTGCTTTCTCAAGCTCGGATTCCAGACACTTGCGCGGATTGGAGTGAGGTTCGCGCCGGGGCAGTCCGGGTCGCCATGCAAACAGATTGAAATTCGCCAGATTGAGATGGCAGTCCCGGTTGACCACCACCCACCACATATTGTTGATGTGGTGGTAGACACGCCCACGCCCCAAGTGGCCGTAGTAATCATAGAAGTAGCGGACCTCGCCGTCGCGCAGTTCCGCGTTGTCGGCGTCCAGGATGTTGTAGGAATAGCGGCGTTTCTCGTCGTAGAAGTCAGCGCCTTGGAACTCGCACAGTTTGGCCCGCTCCCGTTGCACCCAGTCGTAGGCGGTCGCGCATACTGGTTCGTCGGTGCAGGCGAACCCGCGCTCATCGAGCAACTTGCAGATCCGTGCCCGCATCCACTGGAACCGGAGCCGAATGAGATATGGCATCTTCTTGATCTTGTCGTAGTCGTACCGTCCGCCGTCCTGGTAGAACTCGAACCTCATGCCGGCACAGTAGACTTCGGCGGCGCATTGCAGGTCGCCGCGCTGTGCATGGTGGTGATACTGGGCAAGAGTGCGGTACTGTTTCTTTATTTGCGGGTCCTGGTGGAATCGGAATCCGCTGTGAACGAACAGCATCCGAATTGCTTCATAGACCTCCCAGACTTCCGGTCTCGGGTCGAATGGAACCGGGCGCGGATAGTCTTGTGGGAATTCCATCCCCACGAAGATACTGGCGTAGAACGTGCGATAGTTCAATGGAGGCTTTGAAATCACTGTATCTGTTCTCCTGTTTCCAGACTTACTCCACGCTTGGCGAGGTCCGCGTGCAACTTATGGATAGATGCGCGCAGCCGTTCCAGTCGCGTCCAGAGCATCTGCACGTCCGCTGTCTCCTGCTCGGTGAGCTTCCGCAGGCTGAGATCGTCATTATATAAACACATCCCTGCGCAGTTTAAGCAGACGGAAAGGTCTCCGGGGATAGGAGCGCCCTTGCCGCTGTTCAGGTAAGGGACCGCCATCTTGATCGTTTTACCGCAGTGCGGACACAGAGTCGTAGGAGCCGGGATGGCCGACATAGCCATGAACCGAGCATAACCCCTCCATTCCGACAATTCAAGACTTTTCTGTACAAAACTGCACTTTCCTGTTGACGCAGGGAACAGGAGCAGGTAATCTTGATTTGTGCGGAATATCAGCGTGGTTTGCCCGATTTGCAAACAGTTAACTCCCGTCGTGGATAAGACCATCATGGCGCACGGAGAATACGCGGCCAGCGGAATGCGCTATCTGCCATCACCCATAAAAATCAGTTCCGTCGCAGGTGGTCCGCGCTTCGAAGTCATGGCAGCGCGTCCGATCCTGGTAGAGTGCTCCGAGTGCCACGAGTCACACGAGGGGGTGGCGGCGCTGGTCTCGGTTCACGTGCCCAATCCGCAATGCAACTGAGAGGAGAATGAATGCGTGGATATTTTACGGCTCCTGAAGCAGCAGACCGACTTGGCATCAACGTGCGGACACTGTATCGCTGGCTGAAGGCGGGCAAGATCGACGCCGCATGGCGCTCTCCCGGAATGCACTGGCACGTGTCTGAGGCTTGGGTGGAGGAGTGCCTGCGTTCAGGGATACCACTCGAAGGAGAGGGGAAGAGTAAGGCAAAGGGCTGCTGACATGCCGCATTTCAACATCGAAGTCCGATTGTCCACTACCGCTGAGTCTCCCACCGAGGCTGCTATCCTGATGCGTGAGTTGCTGCACAAGGACGCGCTGGTGTATACGGTGACGGGCGAGGACAATGTGATTTGCCTGCTACAGCCTATCAATTACTGCGCGGCGCTGGAAATAACAGTTCCAGACGCCCCCGAAGGGCTCTGGGATTCAGGACCGAAACAATGATAGTCACGAAGCGGTCTTTACGTTTGCATCGACTGGTCGCGGATCTGCGCGTGCGCTGGATGACGCGGCGGTATTTATGGAGGATGCTGCACGGCGATGAATGGCACAGCCGTCACCGGGCCATGCGCGCCCTACACCGAATTCACGAAGTCCGCGCACGCATGAGGGAAAAGAGTTAAATGATCTACTCTGGGAGTCACCAACATAAAGCGCCCAAGCTTCAGTGCGAGAATTGCCGCACCAAGAACACGCACGTGAGGGTGTACGAATACGGAACACTGGCCCGGATGGAGAACATCGTGCTGTGCGGAGAATGCGCGGAGATCTTCGCCCGGATACTGCACGGAGGTCAGCAGGTCCAGGAAAAGCAGGAGGCTCTGCCCCGTTGAACACGCCAATCAAGTACCGAGTCGAGCCGATGCAGATCGGCATCCCGCTCGCCGTCCCGCGCTTCTGCCGTTACCGTGAGTGCGGACAGGAGTTTCATCCGCAGTCGATTGGCGATTCCTACTGCTGCTTGGGCCACCGTCACAAAGAGACCAAGATCCGGCAGAAGGAGCGTCTCGAAGCCCGTGAATCCCGGAGACGCAAATAGATGCCCTTCCCCCGCTCTGGCTTCTGTAGCAACACCATCTTTATCACGTTTGGCAAGCGCGCCAATCCGCAGGAAGCCATGCAGCAGATCATAGGCTGGCGCACCGTGCGCGATCAGGTGTTACTAGGGAAGATCGACGACCTGCGCACAGAAAACCGCAAGTGGAGGTCAACCGCGATGTGCTGCGCCGTGCTCGTATTGGCACAGTGGTCCTTCTCGCTCATCACCAGCGGAATTATCCCGAAGTTCATTTTTTCCCAAGGAGTGACTCATGCAATATCCAGCCAAGCGGCTCCCCCGCCATTACCCGTACATCCGGGTTCGCACTAAGACGTACAGCGTGCATTATGACAACATTCCCGACGAGATCGCCCGCCGCGTCCTCGACTTTGCCATGTCCGCGATGAAGGAATACGTCGAATCTGGAGGAGACGCAAAGAAGCCGCACGTCCTCACTAAAGGGTGAATTCATGGATGACCAGTTGGGCATACCGTATCACAATCAACGGTGCGGAGCCTGTGATCGCATAGCGAGAGAGCACTCCAATCCCCGTGACTGCACAGGCTTCGTGTTTGTTCAGTCACGATT